AATCCCCAGCAATTTCAAGTTCTGCGCCGGGTGCCGAAGTGCCAATCCCGACGGACCCCAGCCCAGTGACGCGCATGATCTCACCACCGGCAGCGTTCTCTCCGAAGATGATGTCTCGGTTTGCGTTGTAAGATTGCAGGAGTAAATTTCCGGACTCACCAGATATGAAGGAACCGAGCCCGGCGGTGTCGCTATCTTCTAATCTGATCGTGGGATCAGATGCCTTGATATGGAGTTCTTCGGTTGGCACCACACCAACGCCGACCATGCCGATAAACGTAGCGTTTCCGGTGCCGGTCGCAATGTTTAGATAATTTGTAACACTTGTGTCGGAATCGTTAGACACCTCGCCAAGTACAAAATTGCCGGTGGTGACGTTATCACGACCAAACATGTAGCCGGTGCCGCTTGTATTCCCCACGAAAACTTGTCCGGTCCCAAGTGCCGATGCGATTTGTAAAGGTGCGTTCGCTGTTTGAGTTGTGCTTTTGTTAATTAAGAATCGACCGCCAGTGTCCAACCTCATTTTTTCAGATTCGGTGATCGCAAAAGTCAAGGCAGTAGTATTGTAGGTCGAGATACGCTGTTGTGATGAGTCGTTGTAGAAGCCGAGCCTGTAAAGACCGGCTGTTGACTGCAACATCATGTTGGTTGCACCATCCGCACCCGCAATCGTTGATGGGAAGAGGGGGCTTGTAACACCAATTCCCAATCTAGCTGCGCCACCTAATATCAAGTCATCTTGACTAGCATCCCAAAGCATGTAAGCACTAGCGGTATCTCCAAAAAATTTAACGTCATGTCCTGCGTCATCTACGCCAATAGTTAAAGTTCCTCTCTGAACAACACCATCTGCTGATGTGTCCCACAACCAATACCTACTAGCTGTATCACCGTAGAACTTAACGTCATAACCAGTATCATCTACACCGACAGTTAACGTACCATCTAATTGTGAGTTACCGTCAATATCAAGGCTATCTGCTTGAAGTTCACCTGTAACATCTATACCATCAGATTTGGTTGCAAGTTTTGCTGCTGAATTATCATGGTATAATGTTACTGCGCCACCTGATACCGCACCTACTTTATATTCACCAGCGGCATCAAGAAGAAATAAATTTGTTCCCATTATATTAAACGAACCGGAACCAACATCTTTAATATAGCTTCCACCACTTGCAGCATAAATTTCTAAATCGCCACTATTGCCAAATTTAGCTTTAACATTATCAGCAAAATCTGCAACACTAACAACAGTTAGCTGATTTACTGTATAAGCAGATACTGAAACAGGTGCAGTCGGTAAGTTGGTTAGGTTTGAACCATCACCATAAAAAGCTGTTGCTGTTACATTACAAGAAAATGCAGCAGAACTAACAACAGCTAGTTGGTTTATTGTAAAAGAAGATACTGAAGAAGGAGCGGGTATATTAGTAAGATTTGCACCATCACCATAAAAACCTGTTGCCGATACATTACCTGTTACATTAATACCAGTTGATGTAGTTGCAAGTTTTGCTGCACTATTATCGTGATACAATGTTACTGCACCACCTGATACCGCACCTACTTTGTATTCATTATCAGCATCAAGAAGAAATAGATTTGTTCCCTTTATGTTAAGCGAACCTGTTTCATCTCCCGACTCAGTAATGTAACTGTTTGATCCATCATGGTAAATTGTTAAATCTGCACCAGTTCCAAAGATTAATCTTGCACTATCACCAAATTCCAATGCATTGTCTGATTTATCCCAAACTGCATTGTAAGAAGCACCTGTAAAAGTTACATCAGAATTAAATGTAGCAGCACTAACAACAGTTAGAGTATTTGCTGTAAGTGCAGATACAGATACTAACTCATAAGCTAGAGTACCTACGTTTAACTTTCCTATACTAGCACTGACTGCTTGAAGAAAGTTTGTTTTTGTGTTTCCTGTTACTGATATATTACTTGTTACATAAAGAGAACCACCCACAGCAACATCACTTGCTGCACTTACAATACCATCTACAATAAAAGTTCCATCTACATTAACATTACCAACAATACTAGCATTAGAACTTAGAGTTAGAGTTTGTGCAATTAATTCAGTAGCTCTAATAGTAGGAACAGATACACTTGTACTTACTGCCGTAGCACTTACAATCTGTCCGTAGTCATTAACTCCAAAGTTAGTAAAAGGTCCATAAGAACCAGATACATTAGCAATACTAGCAAGAGTAATTGTTGGATTACCTGCAGTACCATTAGCATTAGTAATAGAAACTGGTGCGCCAGCAGTTAAAGTTCTTCCGTATACACTACCACTATTAACTACAATAATGCCTGTGGCACTTCCAATGTCAGCCATGTTATTAATAGCTGATGCATTAACAGTGAGGGATTCTCCATTTAATTGAAAGGTGCCATTGATATTAACAGCAGCATTGCTAAGTTGTAGAGCAGAGTTTGTACCTGCTCCATCAGAAATAGTTTGAACTGTCCCTGTCAAACCATTATTATTGTTACTGACCTGAAGAAGGTCTTTGTAAGTATTAGCAATAGTTTTACCTGTTAGTGTAGCCATTATACGTTATTCCAATAGTTGTTATAAGTTTCCCAATTATTAGTAGCATTTTGCCACAAAACATTCCTGTCTTCATTAGAAGGAGGTCTAGGATTTTTTATATTCTCATCATCTCTTACATCTGGTGTTCTGTTTTGAGGATGATTCTTTAGATCATAAGCTCCATCCCAATCTTCAGGACACACTAACAAACCATAACTATTAAGCTTTAAAACTCTATGAGGATATTTAAAACCACAAATATCACAAAGAGCTACAGCTTTTTTATTACTTGCCATTATATTATACTCTATTTATCCTTGGTCTGAAATAGGCACTAGCTCTTTCTCTGTCTTCATGCATAGCTCTTTGTAATCTGTTTTCATACTCTTGATTAAGAAACTGAACTCGTCCAGCATCAATACCCGGTCTTTTCATTGACATAAAATATGCTAAACCAACAGTGAGACAAGGAAGGAATCTACGAGAAATATCTGCTGTTTGAATTGCAGATTTATTTACGTCTTCAGTATATTTTATGTGTTCTAGTTTTAACACATCTGTTGTGTTTTCTGGAACAGGCCAAAGAAAAACAGATATATTATCTCTTCCTCTTCTAATAGCATATTGAGAAGGTCTACCCTTTTGTCCTTTTCTTGGTATCTTTAGATACTCTTCCATAGTAATACGTTCTATTTGTAGGTCTGTATTATCTCTGCCTATAACAGCTTCAGTAACATCAATAATACTATCAGGAAGAGCATAGGAAGTGACACTAGTAGAAACAGATACAGTTGTAGTATCAGCAGTCCAAAGAAGAATGCCTCTATTCTGCCAATCCTGTAGAAGAAGATTAATAGAACGTCGAGCAGATTTAGGTTCATTACCCAGAGTCTGCTCACCACCTATCATCTCCATAGCTTCTTCTATGACTTCATCAATATCTAAAGAGAAATCATATGTGCCGCTAGTTGCCATACTAACTATCCTTCCTTTTTCTACCTTTAGAAGCTAACTTAGCAAACTTCTTTTTACCGTACTTCTTTCTTCCTATGCTTGCAGCTATAGCATCTGCAGCTTCTTTAGATTTACCTGTTTTTTGTATAGCTTTAGAAACATCTTTAAATCTTTTACCTATACCTAACTTAGCTTTCTTTTTCTTAGATGGAGGTTTAGTAACTTGTTTCTTTACTGATGATCTAGATATAGCCATTTAACACCTCCATCTTTCTTGTTAATATCCTCTTTTAGCGCATCCGGCTCCTTTGCCCATAAATCCGCCTCTTCTTTTTCTTGCTACACGGGTATATTTTTTCTTTGTTGAAGGTTTCTTTTTAATTTTAACTTTAGTAGCTTTTCTTTTTCTTCCTATTAGTCCTCCTGTAGAATCACTAACTAGTGATGCTTCTCTCATATCTGGATCAGTAGGTAGTCCTTGATTATCTAGTACAGGAACTTCATACTTAACACCTAAAAGATCAGAAACTTTTTTAATTTCTCTCCAATGAGGATTCTTGTTAGATTTAGTTGTAGATTTAGTTGTAGATTTCTTTTTGGTCACACCAGAAGGAGTATCAAAAAAATCATTATCTATATTTGAACTTGATTTTTTTGGTTTTTTTAATTTCTTACTAGCTGTAGCTACAAGATCAGTATCAAATACCTCATCCTTTGCTCTCTTCTTAGGAGGTTTTGGTGTAGGTGTGTTCGCTACTGCAGGAGGTATTGCTGTTAACGGATTAGGCCTCCTATTCCTTGGTGGTCTTGGACTAGACTTAGAACCTTTAGGAGGAGGAGGTTTAGGTCTTTCTGTTCTAGGTCTTGGACTTGTAGGATTTCTGACAGCAGGAGGTTTAGCTACAACAGCAGGAGGTTTACCTGCAACAGCAGGAGGTTTTGGCTTTTGTTTTGGTCTTGGTCTTGTTACTAATTTACGCGGACCAGTACCCATTCGCCCTTGAGCGAAAGCAGCATTAGGATTCACTACTTCTGCTTCTGGTTTAGGTTCAGGTTTGCGCCGCCTAACTCTCATCCCTCTTGCAGGAGGAGGAGGAGGAGTCTCTACCTTTTTAGGTTTAGGTTTAGGTTTAGCTTTAGGTTTAGGTTTAGGTTTAGGTGCAGCTACAGGTTTAGGTGCAGGTGTAGGTTTAGGTTTAGCTTTAGGTTTAGGTGCAGCTTCAGATGTAGATTTCTTAGGCCAAACCTTCGACTGTGGGTACAACTTAGGTTTCTTTTTAACTACTCTACCATGTACCTTTGGTTTATCTGTAGATTTAGGAGGTTTTAATTTTCCCGCAGCTTTTTTAGCTGCTTCTCTAGTTTTAAAAACTCTACCAGCGAATCTCCCTGCCTTTACAATCCAACCACCGGGAACTGCTACAAGAAGAGTATTAAGAGCAGCAGATCGACCTTTATTAATATTTTCTGGAGTTCTAGAAACAGCTAGATCACTACTACTATCTCTAGATGTAGGTGTCTTTCCTTCTTCAATTCTTCTCTTTTTTTCAGCAGCTTCCCTTTTCCACTTCCTTCTTAGTTTCATAACTGCTGCTGAACCACCTTTATCCATTGCTTCGCCAATAGCTTTATCTTTTTCTGCTCTAGTCATAAAGTCTAGTCCTTTCTATTAGTTAGTGTTAGGTACAAGATTATCATCGGCACCTGCAGGACTAGCTGGAGCTTGCATATCATCTCTTCTTGTACGTCTAGCTTGGTTTCGTTGAAGTTCAAGAACTTGGGCATACTTTTGTTCGTAAAGCTGCGCCCCCGGAAAATCTTTTTGAAATAACATAGCTTCTACCATAGAGGCAAAGAACAGAAGATCGTAACAAAAATCAGTAAAATAATTTGTTGAGGTAGAAGTATTTAAAGTAACAGGTCGTGATATATGAACAACTTCCCCAGAAAATGCAGAAGAGGGGGTAGGTGCAATACCTACAGTATTATTGGTTCTAGGGGAATAATATTTAGGAGTACCAGTAGAAGCAACTACAGGCCAAAAATCATTGATAAATTCATCTGTTCTCTGTAGAAGATTAATTCTGGTTCCATTAGCAGTGATATTAATATTCTTTACTATTCTGGTTCCTGTAGGAAGAGTCAAAACTCTACCATTAATATCACCAGTTCCAACAGTAATAGCAGTATAAGATACTAAACCGTAGTCGTCTAAATCTTTTGTTAGACGTTCTTCAGCCCTGTTGACCATCTTAGGTATATAGTCTACAAACTCTGTGCCTTCGTTCTCACAAGCTTGTTTAATATCCTCTACTAGGTAAGAATAATTAGCCATAGAAAACTGCTACCGTAGCTGCAGACGTAGGTGCAGATACCATAACTTTACTATCCATGTATACACCTAAATCAGGAAAATATAGTTCGTTAACATCATTAGCAGTCGTGTTCACAAACTTGATGTTATTGCCTTTAATCTGACCTCTGTCAGTTGTAGATGTTCCTGTAATAAGAAAAGTACCTACACCAGAAGCATTCACACTTCTGATTCTTGTATTTGCTACAGTTACACTAGAGGCTACATCAAGAACAGCACCGCTACCAGTTACAAAACCTTGTCGAATAGTCGTAGCCATTTATGTTATCCTTCTTTTCTATATATAGAATGTAATGTGAATTATGTCTTTACATTATAACCCATATCTACAAAATATAAAAGGAGAAGGGTAAGAAATATTATTATACACTTCTTACCCTAACTCCCTTTACATCAGGTTAAGACCTACGAAGAACCACTGGCTCCGTAGAATCCACGCCAATCAGACCAGCCGAAGCTGTAGCGTTCCCGCGACTTAAAGCGAAGGTTACCCGTATCGAAATCCGGTTCCATCTTCGTTTGAAGCGGCGCGCGAACAAACATCTTCGCACCGTTCGGGCAGTCCGTCTTAATGAACCAAGCGTTCGTATCAGTGAAACGATGGTTCACAAAGAAACCACCGGGAACTAGACCCTGATTACGAATCGAGTTGATATCATTGACGTTCGTTGCACCATTAGCAGCCGTAGTCGGATTGACTCCAATAGTCGTTGACATCGTGCTGTTAAGAATTTGATCTGCCGTGAAAGCAAGATCAGGCGGAACGTGAATCGACTCAGCCTTAATACCGATAAGAATGCCACGATCATCCTTCGCTTTCGCAATAGTGATCAAAGCAGACTCAAGCGAAGCCTCCGAAAGATCGGTCGCATCAAGATCATTGTCTTGCGTACCACCATCCACGACAGGATGCGAATCACTGAAAAGCGAAACACCATCACCACCAAGATAGGACGAGCTAAAGCCGTTGTTGAATACATCGGCAGCTTTCACCTGCTTGGTGTTAGCCATCGCACGGGCAAGACCCTTCGCCCGAAGCTTGGCAAACGTGTCGTACAAGTTATCTTCCATAGCCTCTTCGGTAACCGAAAACGCCAAACTGATCGTTTCAGCCGTATAACGAGCAGTGTAACTTTCCTGCGCGTCATCATACTGAACCGCAGCACCCTCACCCTTGACGGGCGCAGTACCGAATCCAGTGAATAGGACTTCTTCCTCAAAAGCGCGGTCGCTATTTTCAACATCGAAAAGTGCTTCATGTTCATTCGTCACTTCGTTGTATTCAATACCGAAAACCGCGTTCAGACCGGGAAGAAGTTCTTTCGCAATACTAGCGCGATTAATAGCCATTATTAATTACTCCTTTCCCAATTAGTTAACTGACGGACCAGCAGAGATATAAGCATCTACATGCTTAACAAGGCGCACTTCCAATTTCGGGAAGGCACGTTCTGCCGCTACGTCAATGTCGTTACCCGGCTCATCGACCACCGCAACTGCACGAAGCATTGCGTTGCCCGTTGTACGAGTACCGGCTTCAAGCCCAAAACCAGACTTACCAGTAACCGTCGAACCAGAACCAAGAGTGACATTAAAATTTTGAGAATTAATATCACCAGCCGAAACAGATGCGTCAGCCTGAACAATAAAGGTAGCTTGCGGATTATCCACAACCATTGCCTTCGCTTCAGTAACCGACGTACCCGAAGGCCAATAGGCAGACCATTTCGGTTCGCCATTAGCAACATAATGACAGCCAGTGAAGACACCAACTGCTTTCTGCGTCGTACTCAAAAGAACTTCTACGTTCCCAGCATTATTAACAACAATATCCCCAGTAAAGATATTCTGGGCATAACCGCTTGCAATATTGTACTCATTCGAGCCAGTGCTGTTCGCACCCGAACCACGAATACGGGAAGGAGAAAGTCCGTTAAGTGCTTTAGTAGTAGTCATAACACTTGTTCCTTTCCTGTAATTAAATACATTGACAAATAGGAAAGACTAATCTTGGAAAGATGCTGTCCTTCCTCTTGTTACATTAGTTCTGCTAGAATTAGAGATGGGCATACGAGAATCTGAAGTTCTCATTAACTGAGCATTTACTGCGTCTACCGCTTCTCTACTTCTATTTTCGTAAAATTCTTGACGCGATTCAGCTAGATCGGTAGGCATCTTTGCCAACGCTAAGTCTCCACGACAGACTGCACCTGAATAACGTCCTTCCTCTCTCACGACAGAGGATTGAATCATCTCTGGAACTTCTGATTGATCAACCAATTCCCATCCTTCCGCCATGCGCTTACCCATGTTTTGAATATCTTCATTACCTTTCAGGGTAATACGCAACCAACGCAACGACATGCCCTCAGATTTAAAGCGATGTCGTACTGTGTCAGGAATGTCCAACCAATTTGGTTCCTCAAAAATTCTTTTAAGAGTCTTTTCTCTTGTAGCTTCTTCCCGTGATACTGTTTTGTTATTTCGTGTCATTGTATAAAATCTCCTTCCACGCTAAGTATAAACACTGGTATATTCGCCTTCAGCCTGTTCGACCTTCAGCTTTTCAGCAGCGTATTTTTCAAGTGGGATTCCCCATTTATTAGCAAGTCTAACATCTTCTTGAGTAAGTTTAATCTTATTCTTGCTATTAGATGAAGTCTTAGGTGTGCGTGAAGCACCAGCTACCACTTGAGCAGAATTTGCTGTCGTATCCTGCAACCGGGGAGTATCTTCTTCTTGTCCTACTTGAAAGCGATTAGGATACTTTTGACGTAACCTGTTATCTACTTCCTCGTAAAAATCTTCGTCTGAAGGATCGTACCCTTCATTCTTTAATTCTTGATCAATAGTCAAAGCCGCTGCAGTCATAATTTGATCTTGACCAAACCAACCATTCCTACCTGCCCATTCAACAGCTTTAGGATCGTATTCAGGTGCTGCACCTGATTGAGCTAGTTCTTGCTGTTGTTGTTGACTTTGTTCAACGGCATTGTTATATTCTTCCCACGCTTGTTTTCTTTGTTCTACTTGAGACATTTCAGCATAAGTCTTGCTCATATTTTCTTGGGCAAGCAACATGCCATCTGTATCACCAGCCTCAACAGCTTGTTTGTAAAGTTGTCTAGCTGTCTCAATATTAGCTTCAAGTTGATTTTCGTGAGAACTAATATTATTTTTTAAACTTGAAGAAAGTTGTAAATCTTTTTGTACTGAACTACTTTTAAGAGATTCTAGTTCACCTCTTAGCTTTTGTAGTTCTTCATCTCTTTCTTTACGTTGTCTGATTAACTGTTTAATTCTTTTTTCTGCGCCCTTAGTCTTAATACCTTCTAGTTCTTTAGGACGGCTTTCTTCTTCTTTTTCTTCTTGAACAACTTCATTATCAAAAGTCGTTTCAATATCATCTGCTTTAATTTCTTGCCTTACAGGTTCTTCTTCTTGTTCAGTGGCAGTATCTTCTTCAATTTCAATTTCAATTTGTTCTTGTTCTTGGTTTCCTGCTGCATCTAAATCAACTGTAGCCCAATCACCATCTTGTGTTACATCACTCATTTTTTACCTTTCTTGTTCCCGTTAATAGCGAACTTAACGACTTGGTTTATTTGTAAACCCGCTGTAAGTAATAATTTAGTATAATACTATATTATTTATTATTACACAAATATTAATTTGATAGGTGATATGTAGGATCAAGCAACGAAGGTTGCTCGACTTTCATAATTACCTGATCATCAAAGATCAAAAGAAGTTTCAATCCTTTATACATAAACTTCTGTCCCGTATATTTAGCGTAACAGATATAATCCCCAGTATTACACCACGGACCCAAAGGAAACTTTTCTTCATCTTTGTATGCCAAATCACCTTGTTTTAGAACTTTACCTACCGTAGTAAGATAAGCTACATCATCCTTAACTTTATCTGGTAAGATAATGCCACCCTTCGTTTCTTTTTTAATTGATACTGGTTGAATCAAAAGATGGTAGCCCGGTATGTCAGGCAAACTATTTAAATCAATTTTTACGTCTTCGTCAGTAATCCAATCTGAGTTACTGATTGATTTATCCATTCTTACTGCTTGCATATTATTATTATTCTCCTTCCGTTTCTTCGTATATTCTATGCTTCACAATATGTTTCAAACATTCTTTGGCCCATTCTATTCCTTCAATAACACCGACAGAATGCTGATACTCATCATAATTGGAAGCATTGCCATATGCAAGCGAATTTTTCGTATCTTTTAATTTTTCTTCATATTTTAAATTTAGTTCATCCCAAAAATTCATTTTTATTATTGTCTCTGTGCATTCCCTATAAATTTAGTTAACATATCTGCAGCTTTAAGAGTCTTGTCTCTGTCAATATTAGATTCTGTTTTTGCCAGATCAATAAGAGCATCCAAAGCTGCAATAGCTTTCTTGGCATTTCTGTCAAGTTCTTTTTCTTCTTTAGTTGTAGAGATGTTAACACCTTCCTTGAACATATCCAATTGTATTTCCATCTCTTTAAGATCAAGCTCTCTGTTTTTATTTGCTGCGTTTGCAGCTTCTTTAGCCATTTGAGTTTGAACTTTTTGTTGTTCAACACCAAGACGCTGCTGTTCAATCTGAACCATTTGTGCTTCAGGTGATCCTGCTTGCTGTTGAGCAGCCATCGCTTGATTAGCAGACATAACTTGTTGTGCAGCTTGAGCCATAACCTCTTCCATAACTCTTGGGTCTTGAGGATCAATACCTGCTTCTGCTGCTTCTTGACCATACTGTTGTATAAGTTGTTGAGCAACTCCATTAACTTGTTCTTGATATTGCATAACCATATGCTCTTGGATATTAGCTTGAAGAACAGGAGCAATCCTTTGCATAACTGGATTACCACCGTTCATCGGGTCTTGTAGATACATTGTCTTTACTTGAATGTGAGCAGGATGGTTTTGACCAATAAAAGCTTTGATTGGCATTCCTTTGACTGCAGCTTGAATATCACTGATAGGATCAAGCGGCATTGGTTCTGGTTTCTCTGGTAGAATCTTATCTAAGTTAGGTATGTTAGCTGCAGATAGAATAGTCTTATTCAATTCTTCTACGTTGAACATTCCCGGTGGTGCGGATTGAGAAAGCTGCAAAGCCAACTGAGCCATCATCATCCTGTGTGCGGATGAAGGAATGTTTGGATCAGATACAGGAACAATATCAATTCTACCATCAAAATCACTTCTATAAATTTTTAGAGTACCGTTGGGTACATCACACATAGATTCTTCTGGAAGATACTCACAGTTGATACGTCCAAGCAACTTGAACTCATCGTGCTGAGACTTATGCAAACGCTTATGAATAGCAGAAAAGAATTTACTTGATGCTTCAAGAAGCGCCATCGTTGTGCCTACTGGACCGTAACTCGCTGCATCAGAAACAACTTGTTCAGTTGTGTCAGCAAACTTCTGGGCTGTAGAAGTTACAAAGTTGAGCATCTGGAATAAAGTTTGAGATGGTTCTTTGTAAGGAAGGTTAATGATCATCTTAGAAAGATCATTACCTGTAGCCTCTACTTCTCTGAACTCACCCGGTGCAATAGGATCATTATCACCAACAATCCTCATACCCTTAGCTTTGAAACCACCGGGAAGATTAGCAAATTGTCCTGCATCTACCAAGCTACGCATGGCAGCAGTAGCAGTCATCGTCAAGTTACCAAGGAAGTGGATAAGTCCCATACCGTAGAAACCAAAACCCGGCACAAATCTGTAGTGAGTAAAGAAGATTTTCTTTTCTTTACGCTTGTCATCCTTGTTGTAGTTTCTGCGAATAGACAAAACCTGCTGGCTTTGCTCTTCAATAGTAACAATATACGGTAAAGATAGACCATCTTCATCAGAAAACTTATCTGGTAGGTCGAGATAACAATGCTGCTCCAGTACTACATATTGTGGATCGTGGCTACCTGAAGGAGATAGACCCATAATATTGTCCATCTTTTGACTGATAGGTGCCATATCTGGTGTACCTGCTGATGGCAAGTCTACATCTGCATACATATCTGACGCAATATCTCTTTTCATTTCCACTGGAGAACGATAGATAACATGCGTGTAACGATCTGCGCGTCTTAGATCGGTAGCATAGTAAGAAACATAGAACTGATCAATAGGAACAAATTCTGAAACTGGTCTATTAAGATTGCTATCAAAGTAAATCTTTTTGAAAGCTGAACCAATCAAAGGCAAATGGAACAGCATTCTTTCAAACTCATCAAAGTATTCAGGCATCTGTTCCGTTACCTGATAGTTCATAAACTGATCTACTCTGTGAGCTTGTTGTTCTTTCTCTTCTGTTACCTCACCAATAATCTGAGACTTAACTGGTCCTGAAGCAGGAAATAATTCTTGAGTAGCTTTGGATTGAAACTTAACTGCAGACTCAATAAGAACAGGATGAACAGCAGTACATGCACCTTCAAAGGGTTCTGAAGCTTCTTCTAGTTTTAATCCTAAAAGATCAAAACCTCTTTCAAACATAGACTCCCATTCTGATCTACTGTCTCTGTCAGCAGTAAAGTTTTCGTGAACTTGAGAAGCGATATCCTCTAGAGTATTTTCATCTAGATCATCAACTAGATTTCTGTAGAACTCTTCTTCTGTTTCTTCTACTTGTTCTTTGGTTAGTCCTTCATCTTCATTCGTCTTAAACTCTACTACTACTCCACCATCAGTAGGATCATACTCTATACTTGCATCCTCGCTGTCTGCTTCTGGTTCAATCTCTATCATAGAGACTTCTACTTCAGGAATGGGATCAAATGGATTGCGTTCAGTTGCCATATTTATATTGCCTTTGCTGTGTAATTATATGGATTGCGTTCTACTACAGAACCGCCTTTCTTTCTTTCTTGTAACATTACTTCTTCTTCTTCTTCTTCCCTTAAAAGAGGTTTTGATGCTCGTACAGGAAGACCAATTCCTACTTCTTTATAAAGTCTTGAGGGGTCTTTTTTACTTGGTTTTAAATTTGCTACTGCTTGAACTCTTGCCCATTGTTCTTTTGTTCCAAATCCAACAGGCATTTTCCCAGATATATCTATATTAGATTTTTCTTTATATTCTTTGATTGCTTGTTCTGAAGCAATCTTTTTTTGAGAATCTAAATTTCTTTTTTTAGCAGCTTGCTTTTTTGTTGTTGCAGCTTTTTTAGTGTAAACTAATTCTTTAACTATAGGTTCAGAAACATTCATATAACGATCAGCACCGGGAAGTTTCCCTATTGAGTCTGTTCTCATTACTTTTTTTATTTTATCAGGAGTACCAAATAAATCATGCTCATCATTAATAATAGTAACTACTTTTCCATCTTTTGAAATAGAAGACATATAATTAACGCCACCTAATTCCCAAGCATCTGTTTTACCACTTCCTTGAACAATAGCTGATCTTCCTTTTAAAACTTCTTTTGGATTTAAAACATTAACCTCTGCTTTTTGTAATGCTTCTAAAAATTCTTTATTATTTTTATATGGTTTAGGATTGATAATTTTACCAGTTTTTGAATTAAATTTAGTTGGAAAAACTTCAGCCTGTATATCTTCAAGACTTTTACCACCAAAAACTTTTGATACCATACCGGGGTCTAGATTTCCTGCAGATTTAGTATACACTCTTCTAATATTCATTTGATAATTTTTATTCGGATTAATATTTTGAGTTTTTTCAATTTGTTTAAAAAGATCATCTATATTATCTCTAGATAATCCTGATAAATCACCTACTGTATCAAAATAGTCATCGACATTAAACTTGTTAAAAGTTTTAATGTGATCAATCTCATCTATATTTTTTAGTAGTCCTTCATGTGGTCCGCTGTTAGCTCCGTAGTATTGTTTAGTCATAGAGCGTGATTGATTTAGTTGCCCCATAGCTTGTTTAGTTGCGGTATTAGCACGCTTAGTAGCATTCTTAATATCTTCTTCAATTCTTTTAATGTCTTCTTTATTTTTTACTTCTTTTGCCTTTTTTAAATTTTTATCTAACTCTTTTATATTCTCTGTTTCTTTTTTACTAACTTTTAATGCGTTCCTTGCTGCTTTTTGATCTGCAACACTAATATTAAATTCATCTTGTATTGCTTTAGATTCAGGAGAATACCTAGCTTTAGCTACATTACCTACACCTTCTGGTAATGTTTTAACCCAAGCTCCTGCTTGTTTTACTGGATCGGTTGTTTCATAAAAACCGGGTATATCATTTCTTAAATTAGTGAAAGCTTTTTGTGCAGTTCTGGTAACTCCTCCAGAAGGAACAAAGGGTATAAGACCTGCGCCTAATAAGGCAAGATTTAATAAACTAGGATCATCAAACAAAGCTTTTGCATCTGCTGCACCACCTACAAGATCACCTACAATAGGAACAGGGGAAGTGAGTAGTGCAGCTTTATCAAGCGCAGACATATTCTTCCAGACATCTCCAGCAACATCCATTGTTTTATCAATAAAACCTTCTTCTTCTTTTTCTTCAACTGCAGGAGAAGGTTGGGTCTGTACTAATGATTCAAGTCCAGTTGCCATAGTTATATCTTTTTAGTCATGTGTGTAAGTATCCTTAAATTTTAATACCATATATTTATTTAAATCTAAGCTGTACTTTGTCCATTTTCGTCTACATAGTTCATGGATATCGCATTCGCATTTTGGACAGCGATAGTCTTCCCACTTAGGTCTTATTAAATCATTATTTGTTTTAGCTTCATTTATAGAAACCATACTATAACACTAAACCCTCCAGTATGCAACTCTCTTTTGTTTTCTTGGATTTATGTCATCTTCCCAATCAGGATCATCTGGATGTTCCATCCTCCAACTATCCTTGACGTAATGGATAGCCATGACCATCGCATCTACCTGATCGTCGTGCCTTCCGTAAGGAAACAAGATAGCTTCTTCGTATAGCTCATTAGCCCAAGCCTTACTCTTTGGTATCCATACTCGTCCTGCCTCAAGCAAAGGAGAAGCAGAGAAAACCCTTGATATCTTATCTTTGTCTGGCATGTACTCCAGTACTGGTAGCCCGCTTCGTCGCATATCTTGTATGAGAGACTGACCACTGGCTTTCTTTTCTACTAAGCATATGTCTGGTCTGTGCTTCTGGTATTCTTGCTGGGCTATCCGTCTGAGGTCTGGGTATTCATATCTTCCTCTTACTTGACCTAACAATATAAGATTACTTGCTGCTACCTCTTCTCCATCTGCTCTGTCATCAAAGAAATGAAAGACACCCCAAGTTTGAATAACAGAAAAGTCTGCTGTTGTTTTTGTAGAGAAAGCAGTGTCATAAGTCTGTAATATAAAATCACAATGAGGAGGTTCTTGGTATTCCCATTTGTTAATCCAGTTCTTTTTGATTAAGCTTCCTTCATCTGGAGTTGGGTTCTGCATGTACAGACTTTCCCAATACTTAGCTCCATTGGTAGCTTTGATCTCTGCTTCGTCTATTCGTAGTGTCTCATCATCCTTCCATTCAGGAAAGTAACTTGTTCCTTCCTCTAAGCCTAATAGCTTGCTTGCCTTCTCATCTAGCCATGCAGGTATGCTGATTACATTCCATCTCATCTTCGTTTCTATGTCGAACTCATCCTGCTGCTTGAGTAGCCAGCCACATAGATCATCATAATGATATCTGGTATTAATAATTATTATTGATCCGTTAGGCATGATACGAGTTCTCAGACCTGACGGATACCATTCCTTGATGTATCTTCTACCTGCATCAGAGAAACTATCTTCTTCTGACATGACATCATCAAGGATAGCCATGTGTGCGCCTCGTCCAGCAATCTGTGATCTTACACCTGCAGCATAGTAAGAACCATTTAGGTTCGTTTTCCATTTACCTGCTGCCCTGACATCTTGACGTAGAAGTACACCGGGAAACATATCAGCAAACTTCTCTTGGTTTACTATGTCTCTTACTGATCTACCGAAGTCACTAGATAGTTGATCAGAGTGAGATACAGTCAAGATTTCGTGATTAGGGTTCTTGCCTATGTACCACGCAGGAAACAACTTAGAACAGATAACAGACTTGGACGAACGAGGAGGAAGAAAGACCATAAGCCTTTTGATCTTTCCTTCTACTACCTGTTGTAGCTTATCAGATATTAGTTCTATGTGCCTACCCATCTTCCAATCAGAAACAAGAGTAGGTGCCATAGCCCTCACAAAAGTAAGAAAGTCATCCTGACATTGTTTGTTTACTATATCTTTAAGATTGTTATTTATATTTAGAAGAACATTATATGTTATATCTTCTTCATTGTTATCTGATGGTAAGGAATCTAGTTCCACACTGGTTCATCCTTTTTAGAGTAGTGAGCCATAAAGTCTGGGTTTACTACTTCTTTTTCTTCTTGTTGTTGGGTAGCCTTGTTACAGTCACATTGATCACAATCACAGTCGCAATCTTCACATTCACACGGACACTCGTCTTTATATTTTGGTGAAGACATAAGTTCCTTCCTTATGATGATTTGAGTTCGCTTTCTTAGCTTACAGGAATAAAATGTATTTTACTATTTATCTTATATTTTTGCAACCCCTAATCTTTAGAAGAAAGAAAGAAAATATCCCTTGCTTATTTTAGAATCTGTGTTACCCTATACTATATAGTACTATATAAGATATATTAAGATTATATTCTTAGTTATATATTAATATTATAAATAAATATAATTAAGAATATAACTTAGATAGGCTGAATGTGTAGCAAGCCGAGTTATTTTTTGTTATTATTTTTGGATAGAATTGTTGAAATAAAACAAAGGGGGCATTGTTTAATGTTCCTTTTTATTTTTGGTCTATATATGTCACCCATAATATATGATATCTACACAGTGGGGGGATTTTTTGGGTGGGGGTGGGGGCTGGTCTATTTAGTAACGAGTGTTACTATTAGGGTGCTAATTAGTTCATGGTGATATAATGAGCAAGGCAATTATTAGCAAGCTAGCGTCTTATATTGCCAATTGAAAATGCCTATCGCTAGCGTTTGCGCCATTCATAGGTAACCCCGTATGTCAAGTTTAATCGTCCGAATGATTAAAAAAAATAAATATTCTTTTACCGGTAAAAAGCCCTTGAAAATTAGGGCAATCGTTCCCATTTGATTGGTTGGAACTAACCGGTTCCGCCGAGCCATTTTGGCCGGTTTTACGAGTAAAAGCGAAAGGGTTGAAAATGCCGAAACCAAACGAAGCTATTGCCGCTAAGATTGCGGTAGAAGAACAGGACACCGAAAGCGCAGCGGCCCATGCCCGGTGGCTTTCTGGTTCCGCGCTGGATCAGGCGCGCCCGTTGCCGGATGATTTGAGAAACGCCGTTGCGTCACTTGTTGAAGAAAGCCGCGACCTTGCGGCAGATAAAAAAATTATTCGAGAGAATGAGCGTGGTATCTGCAACGCAATCGCCGCCAAATTCTTCGACCACGTTGCGGCTGGTGGCGACCCAGCCACGTTAAACATGGATATTTGCCTATCCTTCAACTGGCCGCTAGTGACGCATATGGCGTCGGGCAAGGAAATCAAAATCGAAGGTACAGAGAAAAAACCAGCCACGTTTGGTCAGGTCATGTCCAAAATCAGCAAGGTTTGGGCAGCGGATGGTTCGCTTCCGCGCCTCTACAGTAGCAAAAACAAGCACGACAAGACTATCGTCAAGCGTTATAAACAAATAAAAGAAGGCAGCGTCCGACCCGTTGAGCGTATCGAAAAGCCTCAAAAAGCCACGGCAAAGGCTATCAATGAGAACATAGGCAAGCTAACGCCGCCACAATTGAAAGCGTGCCTCGCGGAAGCAAAGCGCCAATATGATCAACTAAATGAAATGCACAAGATAGCAGAAAGCCAAGCGAAATAGACTAGAAATAGGGCGCGGCATTTAGTGTCGCGTCCCTTTTCCCTTTTGTTATTTTTTTTTTATTTTTTTTTGTGTTTTACTAGTAAAAACGACGGGGAACGGGGAACGATGAAGGTAACAGCGAAGAATAACGGCACGCTATTTGTCGTAACGAATAGCAGCAAAGAAATAGTAGGCACCATTAAGCGTGAAGCTAATGGTGTCTTTTCTGTTGCGGATAAGAGAACAAGGGAAAATCCCGACCCGTTCGCTTTGTTATCGGATGCTATAGAATATTTTCATGGCTTCGATTGGAACGGGCTGGGCTGTAGCAGTTTACATATACCACAGTCCCGATCTATTAATAAGATCACGGGACGCAAGGCCCGATGGTCCCTTAGTTAATGGGATCGTTTTACTAGTAAAAACAAGGAAGGAAAAGCAAATGTTTGACTTTGAAGAGATCGAGAAACTCTCACGGGAGTTTAACGAGGAGGAAGAAGGCTTCTGGCCTAAGTATCTCAGCTATGTCAAGGAAGCGGTCGATGACTGGCGGGCTGCTGACGGCGGTCTTACCAATGCTGCGTGCGATACGCTCAAGATGGCGGCGTGGTACTGTCGCAACAAAGAGAAACCGAAGTATGAAGAGTACTTCGATGAAGATTTCGGAACGCAGAAAGCAGCGGAACTCTTTGATTATTTCTGTGAAGATTACTACGAAGCTAGCAGCGATTAAAAGGAAACGATCATGGCAAAGCCTATCGCTGGCGTCAAATGCACTAAGGAGTGGGCCAAACACCTACGAAAGTGGGGAAAGAGAATGGCCAACAAGAAGCTTCGTAAAAAAATCAAAAGACGAGTAATGGGAGAAGGATAACGATGGCAGAATTAGATTTAGCAGGGATAGCACTGACTGAAGTGCAACGCTTCGTCAAGGCAGAGCGTACTGCGGATGATGCTATCAACCTCGTATTCTTGAACGAGAGTGGTGGTGAGATACGGATCACCGTATACAATGAGGGAAAAATTCTCATCCCTTACGGTAGAGATTTCGTATTAAAAGAAGAAGAGGAGTAAAATTATGACAAGAAAAGAATTAAAAAAAATCTGGGAAGATGAACTGGCAGATGTCCCGTGGGAACTGGTCAAAAGTGTTCAGTTCCATAAGAAGGTTAACAATAATCGAGACAAGTTAATAGACTTTGTTAGGACAATAACTAAAAACAATACTAATTTTCAATGAGGAAGGAAAACTACGAATGAAATACTGCAAAGCAGAAGACTTCCATAGGTCTGTCGAAGATAAGATAGATGAATGGTGGTTAGTATTCCAGCACTCGCTGGACACTAGACAACTGTTGCTTATGACGGCACAGGATGTCGTCGATCTTTACTGGGAACATCTACTTAATGACTGAAAGGAAACAAGAAATGTTGGATGCAGTATTAAAGAACTACCCGCGTGAATACTCTAAGCGGGCAGACGGCAAAGTCAACGTGTGGGTTCAAGTTAATGAGCTTCACATGCCGTGGTTTGATCACGATGAATACCGTGATGTAATAGAGGATCGAAGCGGATTCAATTTCGACTATCGAAAATGGATAGTCGTTGATGTCATTGAAAGGATGCCAAACAATGACAAGTAGGGAACTAGCATGGGAAAATAGTTTACTTAACAAGATAGATGCTCTAATGGAAGAGGGTCTAAGCGAAAGTGCGGCAGTCTCTGTTGCATTAGCGGAAGAGATTGAACCCTGTGACTACGACGAGGATTAAACTACTATGGAAAAGATAGTAGACTTATACCGCTTTTGTTCTGATATTGGTATGTACGCAAGCGACAGGCCAATCAATGACACGGTAAACCATACTGGATCATGTGACCACAGAACACCTTTCTGTGATGATACTTGTTACAATGTAAAACTGTACAAGTTATATCCTAACATGGCGAAGCGCGATGATAGGTGTGAGACAGAATGGCAAGCTCTCAACGAAACCAATATGTCCTTGGTTCCTAAATATTTTTCTAGGAAACGTAAGCAAACCAAACGTATTAGGTTGAACACACGCGGCGAAGCAATCAAAGATATTGCTGATGTTTACCGTGTTAAAGCAATGGTACAGTCTATGCCTAACACTACATGGTGGATGCCAACGAGAGCGTGGCGAAACCCTATGCTCAAAGAGTTAATACAGATTGAGCTATTCCCATTAGATAATATTGCAGTCAACGCTAGTCTTGATCCAAGTAACACTAGCGATGAGTGGAGTATGTTAGAACGAGATGGCTGGAACATCATGTTCTTTGGTGATGATGCCCTGACGCACAGTCCAGCAACAGGCAAGCGTGTCTTCAAATGTCCTAAGACACACAAGAAATTAACAGGGCATTGTGCTGACTGCAAAGCAGGTTGCTTTAGTCAGACAACTATTAACCGACAGCAGGTAGTACACCTGTCAATACACTAAAACTTAACCCCAACCTTAAAGGAATAGAACCATGAAGAACTACAACCTGACCGCCGCCGACGTTTCCGCAGCAACTAATCTTACTGTTGGAACAGTGTATAATGCCAAGCACAAGGGACTGCTCAAGTCCATCAAGCATAAGTCTAACATCTTCTTTGCGGAAGAGGATGTCAAAGAGTGGAGAGACAACACAAAGAAGTATAACTATCAGACTGTCTCGCCCATTGGTGGAGGGTATGCCGATTATCGGACTGATGAAGTAAACAAATTGATGGGCAGGAACATTCGATTAGGACACTGGACAGACTTTGGTTTTGCTGTTAAACTTCAAGCCCGTCGAGATCAAGAGAATGGTAAGTCTGATCTTAACCTAAAACAAACGATGCGGCGCAACGCTTTGGAATGTCTTCGCATCCTTGACAATACCTTGGAGATGTAGTAATGATGACCTATATGGAATGGTGCCGTGATCTGGAGAGGCAGTACGAAAGGATGCCTCAATGGTACTGGAACCATACCAAATCTAAGAAGATTTACGAACGATATGTCCAACACTATGAGGAGATGTATGGTAATCCAGACCCCAACGAATAAACCTACGACGGCAGTTATTGTTTCTGTGCAGGAGTTCTGGAATCGTAAGGTAGAGAGGGTCAAAACTCTCTACGCTTACGGTGCTATAACAGAAGATAAATTTATCTATGAGATGGTGAATTTAGGCTTTACTCAGAAACAAATAACTGATATGTATGATGATGACGAAGATTAACCTTAAAGGAGACTAAGACATGATGAGCTTTGTAGAAGATAAGTTTAATACCACTACCATGAGCGGAGTGGAGCGACTGTCTACAACGGAGGGCAGGGATATCTTTTTCCCTGTCTTTGAACAGGATGTAGTAGGTATTACTACTGGTCTTGTTCCTCAAAACTACAAGATGCTGTCACGCGGAGATGGTTTCTCTGAACAAGATCATTGCCTCGGTATAGTAGGAAAGAACTATAGGGTAGTAGAGAACCAAGAGATTCTCATGCCTCTTCAAGAACAGATGATCAACTACTTCGATCCTACTGTCCTTGATGATGTAGTAATCAAGGATCACATTACTCGTAACGGTGTAACGTGTTTTGCAGAATACATCTTACCTGCTCTTAGCAGGGAAGTAGAAACCAACACAGGACATAAGACTAAGTTTGGTCTTAGGTTTATTATGAAGAATGCTTTTAATAGTTCTTCTAGTGTTGTGTTCTATGCTGGTGACATTGACTTCTTCTGTACCAATGGTCAGATCAATGGTGTGTATGATGTTACTCGACGCAAGCACACAAGAAATTTTGCTGTCGATGGGTTCATTGAAGCATTTGAAATGTCCCTTGAGCGACACAAGGATACCGTTGAGAAGTACCAGCAGTGGGCTGACTCCCATATCTATGACAGCAAGAAAGTCCTTGACCTTTTCCGTAAGTTAACATCAGGTACGACCGATGATCCCAAGCGGACCAACGTACTGTCTGACCGTTTGTTCGCACAGTACATTGATGAGGTGAAGGAACGTGGCAGCAACGTCTTCTCTGTTGTATCTTCATTGAGTAACTACAGCAGTCACGGTGATGAGGATACTAGGTTCAGCTTGACTCGTAGTGGAGATGATGGTACACTACTCAAGCGTCAGGAACAGGTCAGTAAATGGCTTGGTAGTAAGGTGTTTGCTGACTTCCTTGAGGCAGCTTAACAACACAACAAGAAAGGACTACCATAATGGTTTACAAGTATAGAAATCATACTGATATCCCCGGCTACATGAAGTCTTATCTGCTTACTGTGTCTCATGCACCATTCATTGAGGCTATTCCAGTTAGTCAGATTAACGACTACCTTAATGGTGTAGAAGAGTGGGAGACTGAGCAATATCCTGAAAGTATTTCTCGGTTAAATAGAGTCCATTAGTTGTAAGCGTGGAGGTGGATTTAGTTTATGTGCTAAGTCCACCTCCTTTACCTATGTAAGGAATTAATCTATTGAAAAAAATCACACCTACCCACACTGTAGATTGGTATATTAAATGGGTATCAACTATTGTTCTTATCTTTGGCATGATACTTACATCCAATAATTTATACCCTTTTAATCTATTTGTTCATTCATTAGGGTTGTTTGGTTGGTTGATCGTAGCTATAATTTGGAATGACAGGGCATTGATAGTTATTAATTCTGTGTCTTGTGCATTGCTTGTTAATGGAATAGTAAAGTACACAGTGACTTAACAACTAAGGATTAAATCAATGATGATCAAAAGTAAATTTGTTTTGGATGATGTAGGAGTTCAGCTTGAGACACGGGATGAGGGTTTGTATGTATCCTTTTATCTTGATGCAGAGTACGGAGTTAAACCTATCTGTAAAGTTCTGATGAGTGATCTTGTTTCTGAATACATAGGGAGCAATCACAAAAAAGAAGGACAAGCTTCTGAATATGCAGAAGGTGTTATGCTATTCAATGCAGAACAACTGATGTATGAATTTGACTTTATTGCCAGTGAGTTACAGGACATAATTAATAAAGCATCTTCAGAAAAGAAATGTAATTCTAATATAGAAAGTATGGATGATGTCTTCCCTGACTCTGGATTTGGGGATGACTTTTAGTATGTTAAGAGATGACCTAGAAGAATTTATATTAAAGGACATATCCCCATCTGAAGCACCATTGATAGATGCTCTTAAACTTAGAGCAGCACTAAGAAATATATTAGATGGTGATAAAGTATACAACGATGGTGATTTAAAAGTAGATAGTAATGAAGTAAAAGATGATAGCTATGAAGTAATGTTAGCTAAGAAAGAAATATCTACACTTACTGCTCAACTATATAATGAGTATAAGAAAGTAAAACAATTAACTGAGGAAGTAAAGTACCTTGAAGGAAAGTTATCAAGAGTAGAGCAGGAATTAGAAAGTATCTCTAACAGGTTGTTAAACAGATAGCTCTCGTAGCTCAACCGGATAGAGCAATAGACTTCTAATCTATAGGTTGTAGGTTCGAGTCCTACCGAGAGCGCCAAAAAGGAAAAGAAAATGGATAAAGATTATGTTGTTGTAACTTGTGTCTCATCTTTCCGTGTGCGTTATGTCTTACACAAAGATGATTTGCAAAAGTTAAACCCAGATCAACCTTGTGATCCTGTTGAATGGGCAAGGGACACTGTTATCTGTGAACAATGTGATGCATTTTCTCAAGATTATATTGACGAATATATTGTAAATACTGCTACAATTAATGAAGAAGAAATGATAGATTTATTTGACAAGAAACATGAATCTTGTAAGGATTACCCGCGAGATAAGAAGGTTGATATGGTCAGAAAAATATATGCACCATTAGAGTTACCTTAAACTAAGAAGGATAGAGTATATAATGATAACAAAGACTGAAACCATAGTGTGTCTTATAGGTATTGTTATGATTGTTTCTTTCTTATTGACACAGTAAAAAGGTAAGTAAATAATGAAAGCAGAATTAATAAGTTATTCTGGTGATGATTTAACTGTAGTTAATTCAGCCAGAGTATCCTTCGATAAAGAATCTATCTGGGAAAAAGATATACCTGCTACAGGTCTGAAAGAACTAAAGGAATCAGATATAAAACTAATTAACTATCTATCAAAACATAATCACTTTACACCATTCACTCATTGTAGTATAACTCTACGAGAAGAGGTTCCTATTTTTGTGGCTAGACAAAGGTTCAAACATATGGTAGGGTTCTCTTACAATGAGGTATCGCGAAGATACATTGATAGTCCACCAGAATTTTATGAGCCAACGGAATGGCGTCGAAGAGCATCGAATGCAAAGCAAGGTAGTAGTAATGAGACTGTCGATATCGATACAGGTTCTTACATGAATGAATACCAGAAGGCATTGAAGACTTGTGAGTGGACATATAATCACCTATTAAGATTAGGTGTATGTCCAGAGCAAGCAAGAATGGTGTTGCCACAATCTATGTACACCAGCTATTATGTTACTGGTTCTCTCTACGCTTTTGCTAGAGCCTACAATTTGAGGAGTGATCCTCACGCACAGAAGGAGATACAATACTTAGCTTCCCTTTGGGATAAAATAATTAAGGTATTGTATCCTGCTTCTTGGAATGCTTTAACCAACAAGGAAAAGGAACAATGATTTATAATGAGATATCTTTAAATGGTTTATACTTAGCCATCTATACAAACGAGCATGGAATACACAGTTTTGAAATTAAAAAATCAGATTCAATAGATGATTCTTTGTCTCTGTCTCTACATAATATCCACCGGGAGAAAGTGGAAGAGTAATGAAAAATCTATGGGAGAAAGACAGGAAAATTATTTTCAGAGAACTGTTGACAACCTATATGCAAGAGGGTTATAACAGGAAGGAAGCCAAGAAATTGGCAGCGGAAGAGACAGATGAAATCATGTCTGGTGACATGGCATTTGTCAATGAGATATTGGATAACCAAGATGAGCAAAGTAATTAAGAACCGTGATCCTAACTGGAGATGGCGACGCGCTCTGGGTCACAAGGTGGTTGTGTCCAAGAAAAAGTATAACAGAAAGAAGGATAAGCCTATAAAGAAAACTATCTATGGAGAATCAAAAGATGTACAAGATAATTATAGGTTCAAATAGAACAGCTAAGAGTTGGTCTGTTGGTTTTATTTTTGACGAAGGCACTAGACAGGAGATGCGAGATGAGCTATGTTCATTAGGAAATCTAATGAGTCACCTCAAATACGATAACAAGTTTAAGAGTAAAGATAGATTGATTGTTAAAATATCCCCTCGTAAAACCCTTGAATATAAAATCGTAAAGGATTAATATTATGATTAGCACTAACATCCATCAAGTAACTAACGTCAAAATCGAAGATAGCTACCTGCCTACATCTGAAACTCATTACACTACCGTAACTGTCACTACTGAAAACGGAGAACGAGCGACCTTCACTTTGTTTTCTAATGGCACAGACAAGGCCGAGTTCACATATGTAAATGAAGGAGATGAATAATATGATTACGCTTTCTAAATACAGATGGAAGGACAAAGAACGTACCTTAGAAGACATCGTAGAAGATTATGTTTCTTCTGTGTCTTGTGCTTACCAACAAATGGATGAACACAATGGAGATATTTTTATATCTGATTTACAAAATCTATTAAGAGAGTTCTATAGTTTACAAAGTGTTTCTGATCAAATCAAAACAAAAGATAAAGGTAAACCTATACCGTCGAGGTACTAAATGTACAAGCAGCATCAAGAACACCATGATGTAACAAAGGTAATCAAGCAAGGACCATGCCCAGACTGCTCATCAAGTGACGCATACACCATCTACTCTGATGGGCATTCTTGGTGCTTCTCTTGCTCCACCTATCATCGTAACACAAGCAGTCTGACCGAAGGAGACTTTAGATCAATGCAGCTTCAACAACCAAGGACTACGGTGAAGCCCATGACGAACACTAACAACTCTGTATCTTCAGCTATTGCTGACAGAAAGATCACTCACAATACCTGTAAGAAGTATAATGTTACAGTAGAATTAGACAACTCTAATAAAATTATCAAACATCATTACCCTTACTACGATAAGAATAACAATCATATATCTACTAAGGTAAGGATATGTGATACCAAGGTTATGTTCTCTCAACCAGAGGGAACCCTTAACAAAGCTGTTCTCTTTGGGCAGACCCTGTTCTCTGGTGGTGGTAAGTACATCACTGTCTGCGAAGGAGAGCTAGATGCTATGTCTGCCTACGAAATGTTAGGTTCTAAATGGCCTGTTGTTTCTGTTAACTCTGGCGCACAATCTGCATACAAAAACTGCAAGGCAAACCTAGAGTATTTGAATACGTTTGATAACGTAGTACTCTGCTTTGATTCTGACGACGCAGGTAAGTCAGCAGCACAGAAGGTTGCTTCTCTGTTTGAACCTAACAAGTGCAAGATCGTCAACATGTCTACCTTCAAGGATGCTAACGAGTATCTGATGAAGGGTAAGCGTGAAGACTTTTCTATTGCTTGGTGGAATGCGAAGCAGTATACACCAGCAGGTATCCTTAATCTTGCTGACATGGGCGAAGCTCTTTATGAAGAAGGACACTACAAGACCTGTCTCTATCCCTTCGCTGGTCTTAACGACAAGCTCTATGGTATGCGTACTGGTGAGCTAGTGACGTTCACTGCGGGTACAGGCACGGGCAAGTCCAGTGTCATGCGAGAGATGATGCACTTTGTATTGAAGAATACTACAGAGAATATCGGTGTCATTTCTTTGGAAGAGAATGTACGCAGCACTATCTTCCATCTCATGTCAGTCGAAGCTAATGCCAGACTGTACATCAGGGAGGTCAGGGATGAGTTCTCTCGCGACGATCTTGTGGCGTGGCAGGATGCTACTGTAGGTACGCGAAGGTTCTATGCCTTCGATCACTTTGGTTCTATGCGTACAGATGAAATCCTTAGTCGCATCAGGTACATGATCAAGGCACTGGATTGTAAGTGGATATTCCTTGATCATCTATCTATTCTAGTGTCTGGGTTAGAAGGGGAGGATGAGCGAAGGAACATCGACAACCTAATGACTAAGCTGCGTAGCATCACAGAAGAATGTAACGTAGCCCTGCTGCTGGTATCTCACCTACGACGCACTGGTGCAGACAAGGGGCATGAGGATGGCAAGGAGGTAAGCTTGGCTCATCTCAGAGGTAGTCAGAGCATAGCGCAACTGTCTGATGCAGTGGTAGCTATGGAAAGGGATCAACAATCTGATGACGAGAACATCTCTAACACTACTACGATCCGCGTCTTGAAGAACCGTTACAGCGGAGAGACAGGCGTGGCTTGTCACCTGTTCTTTAACAAGGATACTGGACGGTTAAGCGAAGTCCAGAGTCTAGGTGACAATCCTGATGGTGATGACGGTGAAGGAGATATTGTTCTATGACTTTTGATAAAAAAGAATATAGGAAAGAATACTGGCAACGTCCAGAAGTTAAGGAACGTAGGAAAGAATATTTGAAACGTCCAGAAGTTAAGGAACGTACACTAGAACGTCATCGTAAATACATGAAAGAATATAGGCAACGTCCAGAAGTTAAGAAAAGAAAGCGTAAAAGAAAGGATAATTTTGAAAACCCTTATTTTTCTCGCGCTTTTTATGGGGCAAAAATAAGAGCCAGAAAGAAATTTCCTGATAAACTTTTTAACATAACTACAGATTACATAAAAGAAATTTTTCCTCACGAAGATCGAAGATGTCCTGTTTTAAATCTTCAATTTAAAAGAAATCCTACAGGTAGAGGTGCAATACCCAATTCACCTTCACTTGATAGAATTGATAACGATAAAGGATATGAAATAGGAAATGTGATATGGGTTTGTAACAAAGTTAACATGATTAAAAACTACTCCACACCAGATGAAATAATAAAGGTAGGTAAATTTTATAAGGAGCTTGAAAAGAATGTCGAAGTATAGTATACATCCTTCATGGTTAAACCCTGACTACGAGTACCAACATGACGATGGCTTTGACGATAAGGAGTATCAACAATGCACAAACTGTGACGCTGTACTATACTTAGAAGATATTGAAATAGGTTTCTGTCCTGTATGTGACTTTGAATTAGTATCTTTATTGGAAGGTAAATGATAGTTGTATTAGATATTGAGACAGATAGTTTAGATGCTACCGTTGTACATTGTATCGTAGCTAAAGACAGACAGACAGGTAAGGTATACTCTTGGAAAGAACAGGAGTGCTACACTGACTTCCCTCTATTCTGTAGTAAAGTAGACAAGTTTATAATGCACAACGGTATATCTTTTGACGCACCAGTTCTTAATAAACTACTAGGCACAAGGATAACTCTATCTCAATTAGAAGATACTTTAATATTATCCCAGTTAACAAACCCATCAAGAGATAAGGGACATTCCTTGAACGCTTGGGGTGAGCGGCTGAACTTCTCTAAGATAGAGTTCAATGACTTTTCTTCTGGTGTATCAGACGAGATGATAGAGTATTGCAAGCGTGACGTTGACTTGACTGAACGAGTATGGATTACTCTTCAACCAGATATTAAAAACATAAGCAGAGATTCTATTGAATTAGAATATAAAATCAGAGCTTTAATTGATCAACAAGAAAGGAACGGATTTGCCCTCGACATACAAAAAGCTACAAGCCTTATTGCTAAGTTACAAGATAAATCGGATCATCTTGAACAGGCTGTACAGAATACGTTTATACCGATACCTGTTGCAGTCAAAGAAATTACGCCACGTTATAAGAAAGATGGGAGCCTATCTACCGTTGGGCTTCGTCACATACAAGATTACACCACAGTCGCAGGAGTCCATACATCCATTGAGTACCAAACCTTCAACCTTGCCTCGCGTCAGCAGATTGTTGAAAGGCTGAAGAGGTGTGGATGGGAACCAGATAAGTTTACAGAGAAGGGACACGCTATTGTAGATGAGAGTGTCCTGAAGAATGTAGATATACCTGAAGCACAGATGATTGCAGAGTATCTTACGCTAAAGAAACGTATAGCACAAGTGAAGTCTTGGTTAGAAGCAACGAAAGAAGATGGGAAAGTTCATGGACAAGTACTCACCTTACGAGCTATATCTGGAAGGATGGCGCATCATTCACCAAACATGGCTCAAGTTCCTGCAGTCTACTCACCTTATGGTAAAGAGTGTAGGGATTGCTGGACAGTTTCCAACAGCAGTAATGTTCTTGTTGGTTGTGATGCTAGTTCTCTTGAGTTAAGGGCATTAGCACACTATCTCAGTGACAAGAAGTTTACTGATGAGGTAGTAGATGGTGACATACATACAGCAAATCAAAAGGCTGCTGGATTAGATACACGCGATCAAGCAAAGACATTCATCTATGCATTCATCTACGGTGCTGGCGCAGCTAAGATAGGTCAGGTAGTAGGTGGTGATGCAAAGAAAGGACAGGAGTTGATTGATTCCTTTCTGTCTAATACACCTTCTCTAAAAATATTCAGAGAGAGGGTTGACAGGGCTAGTCAAAGAGGCTACCTTGTCGGCTTAGATGGCAGGCACCTGATGATAAGGAATAGACACGCTGCTGTTAACTTACTTATTCAAGGTGCTGGTGCAGTTATATGTAAGCAGTGGTTAATTAATATTAATAAACTCTATAAAGAAAGGAAGGTTAAAGCATCTCTTGTAGCATCTATACATGACGAATACCAACATGAGGTATACAATCCACATGCTGAATTGTTTGGAGAACTAACAAAGAAAGCAATGAAACAAACAGAAAAGGATTTAAAAGTACTATGCCCACTAGGAAGCGAGTACAAGATAGGAAAGACTTGGGCGCAGACGCACTGATAAAGGAACTGGAAATCACTGAAGACATAGCTGCTGAAGCTACAAGAATGTCTAAAGGTATGGGAGTACTCAAAGGTTCTTTTACGAAAGGTGCAGGAAATATCTATGGTGCTATGGGTGAACTGATAGTATCTAAATATCTCAATCGTCCTATTGAATCTACCTACGACTATGACATAGTTCTTTCTGATGGTAAGACTGTTGATGTTAAAACAAAAAGGACATCAGTCAAACCAAAGCTAGACTATGATTGTTCTATATCCAACTGGAATACTAAGCAGCAGTGCGATTACTATATTTTCTGTAGAGTTAAAAATGATTTTTCTGTTGGTTGGATACTAGGTTATTATGATAAGGATCAGTACCTTAAAGATAGTATCTTTATGGAGAAGGGAACCAGAGATAAATCCAACGGTTATATAGTAAAGAGTGACTGTTACAACCTGAAGATTTCCTCCTTGAAAAATATAAATGATCTTATGTTCCAAGATGTTATCAACCAATCAAAAGAAAAATAAAAAATATTCTAAAGAGTGCTTGACTTAGCATTCGTAATAGTGCATAATTCGGAAACTAGAGAAAGGTTGCATGGTGCGGCCTACACAAAGAAAGGTTTTACACATGGCTAATAACGTCCACATTATTTCTGGTAAGGCACATTGGGCAAGCGTCCTCGCTCCTAACACTACCTACGAACCAGTATACTCAATTGATCTTGAGTTGGACGACGACACTAAGAGTACAGTAGAAGGTCTTGGTTTAACTATCAAGAACAAGGGTGATGGTCGCAATGATTTTGTCACCATCAAGCGTAAGCTTTATAAGAAGAACGGTGATGAGCGTCCTGCTCCTACCGTCAAAGACTCTGCCAATAATAACTGGAATGACCAGCTTATTGGTAACGGCAGTCAGGTCAATGTTAAGTTCTCTACATACGATTGGACTTATGCAGGTAAGTCTGGTGTAGGTGCAGACCTGATGGCTGTACAGGTTGTTGATCTTGTTCCTTATGGAAACAGTAATGACTTTGAATCCATTGATGATGGTTATGTAGTCAAGCCATCATCGTCCTCCAATCAACAGCAAGAAGAAGCAGTACCCTTTTAGTTAATAAGGTGTACACGGGGTTGCTATTAAGATATGGGGCAACAAAACTGTCTGACAGGAGTGGAGAGGGACTGTCGGATATAGGATACTGCACACTATAGAAAGGATAAATTAATGCGAAGTGGACAGAACAAACTTCTTACTGCACTGCGTAAGCGTATGCGAGTTACAAGAAAGACTGCAATTGAAAATGGTTGGGCAGAGAATGTAACTGCTGCGATCTCTAAGTTGCGTAAGAAGGGTTACGTTATCGAAGCTATCTCTGCTAAGACGCCAGAGGGTAAGAGCTATACTCGTTATCGTCTTGTCAGTGAGCCGCTACCTACAAAACAGGCTGCGTAGGTACAGCTATGGCAGGGACAGCGCAAAAGAAAACAATAGATACTTTAGTAGAGGATATTTATAGTCTCTTTACTAATAAGAAAGCTACGATATCTGCTGAAGATTTAAAGGAACTAGCAGCAGATGTTACTGAATGTGTTGTCTCTGCTATCAGTGAGGAAAGGAAGCCAAGCAGAAATCTAAGACTGTCTATGATAGGACAACCAGACAGGAAGATATGGTATTCTCTTAATGCTAAATATAACAACCCGTCCAATAAAGAAGAAGACAAAGAGAATGGCCTATCTGGTTCAGACTATATCAAGTTTCTTTATGGAGATATCTTAGAATGTTTGCTTGTCTTTCTTTCCAAAACTGCAGGGCATAGCGTAACAGAAAGACAAAAAGAATTAGTGGTTAACAATGTAGTTGGTCATCAAGATGGTAAGGTTGATGATGTACTGGTAGACTTTAAGAGTGCATCTAGTTTTTCTTTTAAGAAATTTCAAAGCGGAAAGATATTCCAAGATGATCCTTTCGGTTACATCTCCCAGCTATCTGCTTATGCTCAAGCTAATGACGCAAAGGAAGCTGGCTTTGTAGTCATAGATAAAACGACAGGAGAGATTACATATTGCCCAGTACATCACATGGAAATGATCAATGCAGAATCTCGTATCGACAATATTAGACAAGCTATCAACGATAGGAATCCACCTGATCGTTGTTATGATGATGTTCCTGATGGTGCTTCTGGCAATCGTAAGCTTGATACCGGGTGTGTGTATTGTTCTTATAAGTTTGATTGTTGGAATGATGCCAACAACGGACAAGGACTACGAGCGTTCCAGTACTCAACCAATGTAAAGTATCTTACTGAAGTAGGTAAGACGCCCAATGTCCCAGAACTATAGATTCAGATCAGGAGCAGAGAGAACCGCTGCTGAATATCTAACCAGTAAAGATGTTGGGTTTGACTTTGAGCCACACTATATTCCTTACATGTGGATCGAACATAAAAAGTACTTGCCTGATTTTGTTCTTGATGATACAGGTATTATTCTGGAAGTTAAGGGAAGGTTTACCAGAGAAGACAGGAAGAAGCATCTCTTTCTAAGAGAGAGCAATCCTGAAGCAGATGTTAGGTTTGTCTTTACTAACTCTAAGAACAAGATATATAAAGGGTCAAAGACTTCTTACGCTGACTGGTGTACCAAGAATGATTTTTTATTTTGTGATTTAAAGGATGGTATTCCAGAAGAATGGTTGTATGGTGAATAGCATAGAGATTGGTAATGACTTTATAGTTGAGGTGGAACAGTTAATAGAAACAAGGAAGACAGCCCCAGAACAAGTTCTTTTTCTAACTGTAATTCTCCAAGCAATTTTAGATGCTACCAAGCCAGAGGAACAACGAGAGTCCAACGAAGCTAGGTTAGCAAGAGACAGTGCTAAAGCATGGTTCACTGCATCTGTTGGCGTTACAGCAGAAGACTTTGGAACTGTATGTGACTTAGCTGGAATAGATATTGACTATGCTAGGTCATTCGCCTATAAGGTTATTGAGTCTAAAGAAATAGATTATGTAAGGAAGAGAATCAATACTGTCATATCTTTTAAATAAGGAAGTTAGAATGTCGTTACCTACTTTTAAGTTTGATGAAGATACTTATCTAGATGAGCTTCATCAGTACATCCAAGAAACATATACACAACACTACGCTAAAGGAAAACACCAAGCCTCTGAAGTTATTTTTGATAGCGGTTATGCTGAAGGATTTCTTATGGGTAATATTTTAAAATACTGGAAGAGGTACGGAAAGAAAGGAGGAAGGAATAGACAGGACATAACAAAGATGATACACTACGCTTTACTCATGCTGTACGCTCACGATCATATTATAAAGGGAGACTAAACTAAATGCCTACGTTCCGATCTAACGAAAACCCTATGTTTCGCTCTAAATTTTCTGAAGATATTTTCAAACACAAGTATGCCCATCAAGGTTGCGAAACATGGGCAAGCCTAGCATCCACTCTAGTAGAGGATGTATGTGGTGTTCAACTAACCAATGACGAACAAGACCAGCTAAAAGAATATATTACTGATCTTAAATTTATTCCCGGTGGTCGCTATCTGTATTATGCAGGTAGACCCAACAAGTTCTTTAACAATTGTTACTTGCTCAAAGCTGAAGAAGATACTCGCGAAGATTGGGCCAACCTTTCTTGGAAAGCAGAGTCATGCCTGATGACAGGTGGTGGTATTGGTGCAGACTATTCTGTGTACAGAGAAGAAGGAAGAGTTCTTTCTGGTACTGGTGGTCTGGCTTCTGGTCCTATCCCTAAGATGCAGATGATCAATGAGATTGGTCGAAGGGTTATGCAGGGTGGAAGCAGAAGGTCAGCTATATATGCCAGCCTGAACTGGAAACATTCAGACATTCCCAAGTTCTTGATCAGTAAGAACTGGTATGACATGAAGGTAGGGAATACAGAGTACAGTCTAGGTCAGATTAAAGAACAGGACTTTAATTTTGTAGCGCCTCTTGACATGACAAACATTAGTGTTAATTATGATACTGAATGGTTACTTAACTATTGGGATACAGGAGATGTAGGAGATGTCTTTCGGGATAATGTACGGCAAGCTCTATCAACAGCAGAACCGGGCTTTAGTTTTAACTTCTTTGACAAGGAAAGCGAAACTCTACGCAACGCTTGTACCGAAGTCTGCAGCGATACAGACTCGGATGTGTGCAATCTTGGCAGCATTAACTTGGGTAGGATTGACACTCTTAGTGAGTTTAGAGATATTGTACGATTGGCTACAAAGTTTCTTATCTGTGGTACTTTAAAAGCAAAGCTGCCCTATAATAAAGTATACTCTGTCAGGGAAAAGAACAGGCGTCTTGGTCTTGGCTTGATGGGTATGCATGAATGGCTCATCAAGAAGGGTTCTAAGTACGAAGTGACAGAAGAACTTCATAGATGGTTAGGAGTTTACAAAGGAGAAAGCGACAAGGTATCGAGAGAGACTGCCGATAAGATGAGTATCAGTAGACCAGTAGCTAACAGGGCTATCGCACCAACAGGAAGTATTGGTATTCTTGCTGGTACATCTACTGGTGTTGAGCCTATCTTCGCTGTTGCTTACAAGCGTAGGTATCTTAAAGGTGGTACACGTTGGCATTATCAGTACGTTGTAGATAGTGCAGCACAAGAGTTGATTGATCTGTATGGTGCTGCTCCAGATAAGATTGAGTCTGCTCTTGATCTTGCTGAAGATTACGAACGTCGAATGAAGTTTCAAGCAGACGTTCAAGACTATGTAGATATGTCCATATCTTCTACTATTAACCTACCATCATGGGGTAGCAAGCTTAACAATCCTGATACAGTAGATGACTTTGCTAACACTCTTGCTTCTTATGCTCACAGATTGCGAGGCTTTACTGTCTATCCCGATTCTTGCAGAGGCGGACAACCCTTAACTAGTGTACCTTACGAAGAAGCAGTGACCAAGTTAGGCGAAGAGTTTGAAGAGAGCCTAGAGACACACGATATCTGTGATATCACTGGTCATGGTGGTAGTTGCGGCGTGTAACGCTTTATTATCTTTTTACTTGACAACTATTACATCTTATAGTAGCATATAAATAGTACGACCATAGTGGTGTACTTAATTAACTTGCTTAATGAAGGAGACAGAAATGAACTTTATAGATTATATCAATAAAAATTCCAAAACACTTCCAGATTATATGTTAGGATTTACCTTTGAAGATTTATTTAAACGAGTACCAAGTAATGTTGGCTCATTCCCACCACATGATCTGGAAAAAAATGGTAATATTTATAGGCTGACACTAGCTGTTGCTGGATACTCAAAAGAAAATATTACAATTGAGTTGAAGGATAACATACTTACTATTGTTGGAAATAGATATGGTGATGATACTAAAAATTATATAGTAACAGGAATTGCTGCGCGTAAATTCCGTAAGTCATTCTCTTTATCTGACGCTATGGAAGTGACAGACGCTGCTTTAAAAGACGGTCTTCTCACTGTCACATTAAAAGAAATTATTCCTGAAGAAGAAAAGCCTAAATTAATTACAATAAAATAGATAATGCCATACAAATCAATGCTTGACATTACTTAATTAGTAGTGTATGATTCAGTCGTTAGTCGGAAGTACGTTAGGCTGTAGGATAGGGGGCGGTTGGGGTGCTGCCCTCTATCTTTTTATAGGCACGAAAGGAGATAATAATAATAATGATGGATAGCGATATTAGTCGTATGCCTACTGTCTACATTGGATATGATTCAAGAGAAGAACCTTATTACAATGTACTGAAGTATAGCATTTTAAAACATGCATCCGGTCCTGTTAATATTGTACCTTTGATGCAAGATAGTGTGAGGTTGTCTGGTCTTTATCGTAGAGGTAAAATCCTTGATGAAGGTAAACATGTAGATATCTTTGATAGGAAACCTTTCTCTACTGACTTTAGTTTTTCTAGGTTTCTTGTTCCTTTCTTGAACTTACATCAAGGTCATGCTATCTTCATGGACTGCGATATGTTTGTCAGGTCAGACATCTTAGAAATTTTTAATTCACATAAAGATACTAACAAAGTAGTTAGTTGTGTGAAGCATAAGCACTATCCTAAAGCTAAGACTAAGATGGATGGTAGAGTACAACAGGTATACCCAAGAAAGAACTGGTCTAGCTTTATGTTCTGGAACTGTTCTCACCCTTGGCTGAAGACAGAACTAACTATATCAGATGTTAATATTAAATCAGGTACATGGCTACACGGATTTCATTGGTGTGACAGTGAGGACATAGGAAGCATAAACGAAGAATGGAACTGGCTTGATGATCATTCTTCTCCTGATATTGAACCTAAGTGCGTTCACTTTACTACTGGCGGTCCCTTGTTCAGAACGTGGGAACCTAAAAGAAAAGTAGATGAGCAGTATGCTAGAGAGTGGACAGAATTATATGAGGAGATGGCACAATAAAATGATCAGATTTGTAACTTCGTTTAGTGCGGCTGGCTATGTAAGCTATGCCGAGAACATGCTTAACTCAGTGGCTAAGTATTGGAAAGACGACCTTAAACTTATTGCTTACTACCATGACTGTCCTGATGAATTGGTAGCTGAGTTTCCTTATTCAAAAGTAATTGAGTACAGGAATCTTAATGATGTAGAAGACATGCTATCTTACAGAGAGAGCATGAAGGTACATGACGGTACTGAAGGAGGGGTGGTAGACTACAACTGGCGTATGGATGCTATTAAGTGGTGTCATAAAGTCTATGCTATGACTGACCTATCCCTAGAGATAAGCGAGAAAGAAGTCAAAGGTGGATGGTTGATCTGGCTTGATGCAGATACTCAAACTATCAAACCTCTAAGCGAAGAGAAGGTTCTTTCTTTTCTTCCAGAGAAAGCAGAGCTAGTACATCTCGGACGTAAGGATGTAGACTACAGTGAGACTTCTTTCGTGGGCTTTAACCTTGATTATCAATCACCTCACTATCTTCTTGCAGACTTGAGAGGGTGTTATGATATTGGTGAGGTGGTGTCTTACAGAGAGTGGCATGATGGCTTTATCTTTGAACGTCTTCTAAAGATTTACATTGCTCATGGCATGAAGGTTCACAACCTTACTCCAAACGTCAAGGGCTTGTCTGCCTTTGCTAATTCTCCTGTATCCCAGTATATGAAACACTTCAAAGGTAATCTGAAGAGTGAGCTATCTGATGATACTGTTGCACCAGATGTTAATCTGCCACGCTACAGGCAACTAGCAGACCTTGTTAGAGCGTATGCTACTGATAGTATTGTAGAGGTAGGTACATGGAATGGCGGTCGTGCTATTGAAATGTCACTAGCTGCTTTTGAGAAGAGCGATAAGGTTAGGTATGTAGGCTTCGATCTATTTGAAGAAGCTACGGATGAGTTAGATGTAGTAGAACTAAACTCTAAGGCACACAACAAAGCCAAGGCAGTACGAAAGAGACTGTCTGACTTCAAGAAGAAGATGAAGGAGCAAGGTAAGACGTTCACCTTTAATCTATTCAGAGGTGATTCAAAAGTTACACTGAAGAAAGCCCAGAAGAAACTAAAGAAAGCTTCCTTTGCATTCATTGATGGTGGTCACAGTGAGGAAACTGTAAGGTCAGACTACGAAAATCTAAAGCATATTCCTTGTATTGTCTTTGATGATTTCTTTTCTAAGGATGAGAATGGAAACATCTTGGACGACGAGTACTTAGGAACTAACCGTCTTGTAGAATCTCTGAAGAATAAGAGAGTAACTGTTCTGCCCTCTCAAGATAGAGTGAAGGGTGGAGGAAGAACCCATCTAGCTGTTCTTCTTAATGATGATAGTCTTCCTGATATTCCTACAGATTTAACTAAGATGCCTATCATTGTTCAACCTAAAGATTCTGTACCAAAAGAATATATCTGGGATAACATTAATAAGAATGCAAAACTAATCTCTAAGTGGGATACCATTAAGACATGTAACATTCACGAAGAACATGCCATCATCGTATCTGCTGGCCCTTCAGTTGACTTTGAAGAAGTGAAGAGGGTACAGAAAGAAACCAATGGTAAGATTATCTGTGTGAAGCACAGTTATCCTAAACTTCTAGAGGCTTGTGTACAGCCGTGGGCATGTGTTATACTTGATCCTCGACCAGTAACAGGCACAAGCACTCATGGTGTAGTACGTTCATCTTTGTTTGATACTGTAGATGATACAACAAAATTCTTTATAGCCTCTATGACTGATCCTAGTGTTACTGAATTACTTAAATCTAAAACAGATAACATCTACGGATGGCACGCCTTTTCACAAGCTGTAGCTAAACAAGTTAAGGGTCAATCAACAGAGAGTATAGAGGTAGATAAGAAACTAGATATCCAAAGTGATGCAGTGTTTGTTAATGGAGGTACTTGCGCTGCCATGCGATCTATTGGTATGATGCACATATATGGTTTCCGTAACTTCCATTTGTTTGGCTTCGATTGTAGTATGCCAAGAGAAATTACAGAGGAAGAGAAAAAGGAAACAGTCAGGGATAACAAACCTAAGTATATGAAAGTAGAAACCAATGGTGTAGAGTTCTGGACTACCGGAGAACTACTAGCTATGGCACAAGATTGCGAAAGACTATTTGATAATACTGAAATAGAAATGAATATTAACATATACGGAGAGAACACATTAATCTCAGAAGTATATAAGGCATCCAAGCAAAACAATAAAGTACATTACTTGGATTTGATTCCAGAAAGAGAAGCAGCATAAAGGAGTATTCTAAATGCTAGAAATGGTTATGTCTAATAGTGATGTTATTCTATCAACTGTAACAGGTATTGTTACTATCGCTAGTCTACTGGTAGCAGGTACGAAAACACCTGCTCCTGATTCTGTTATGGGAAAGATTTACAAAGTGCTTGAGTTCTTGAGCCTTACTATCGGAAAGGCTAAAGAGACAGGCAAGTAGATTACCAACAAGACAGGGGCATTCATATTAGTGTCCCTGTCCTTCCTTCTTAAAGGAGTATAAAATGTTATCTATTATTTCATCTGTGTTTGGTTTCGTTACTAAGTTTCTTCCGTTGATCTTTGCCTATAAAGCTGGTAGTGATGCGGCTCAGAAAGCTGGATTAAAAGATGCAGTAGAAAAAGCTAATGAAAGGAATAAAATTGAAAACGAAATTTGGGTGCTTTCTTCTGATACTGTTACTAAGCGGTTGCGTAAGCGTTGGAGGCGGGAGCCTTAAATGCGGATGGACGAAACCTATATCTATATCAGACAAGGATAAGCTTACTGAAATAACAGCAAAACAAATACTATCACATAATGTAACATGGGAAAAATTTTGCGGGTAGAGTAATGGCAGAATTAAATTTAAAACAAGAGAAGTTTTGTCAGGCATACGTTGTTCTTCGTAATGCCACGGAGTCTGCTAAGTCAGCAGGATATTCTGCCGTGTCTGCTCACACTCAAGGACACAGGCTAGTACAACGAGAAGACATCAAGGAAAGAATAGAAGAACTAGAAAAAGAATTAGAGACAAAGATTGATGTTATCTCTGAAATAGAAAACCAGTATACCTACGCCAAGAATAATGGTCACACCAACAGCGCAATCAAAGCTCTTGAAGTTCTATCCAAAGTAAGATCAGTCAAAGATGAAGAAGTTATTAAATCTATCGCTGAACTAGAGCAAGACATAATAAACAATTTTGAAATCTTAGGAGAGGAAAGATCATCCAAAATATTTTTAGGATGTAAATGGTTTCAAGATGAGGAAGAAGAGGATATTGAGGAGGAAGAGGAGGAAGAACAGGAAATTACTACGGTTCAGTAGAAAATTGTCTCGCTAGGAAAGCCCCTGAGTAGCCTTCTCTTAGTTTTATAGGGCAACCTACCAGAAAGAACATCAATCCTCTGTGTGTCTCTTACAGCTTCACTCAGAGGATTTTGTCTTTTTAGGCTCATTATAATCCACAGGGGGATGCTTTCCGTTGTGCATGTGCTGGAGTACTACAACAGCTTCTTCTAATGATTGTAATCTTCTAGCAGTTTCTCCTTTTCTTCTGTTCTCTGAAGCTAGATTAGCAGGGCTAAGTATATCAGCTAAGATTTTAATCTGACTCTTCATAACAGATACATTATTCTCAGCCTTATCTAACTCTCGATTCAGTTCATCTATGTAGTTCTTCATTTCTTCTTGGGTAGACTTCAAGGTATTGACTTGCGCCCTGACCAGACCCCATGCTCCAGCAAGAGAAGCTACTACTGCTCCTACCTGAAATAAAAATTCAGCGTTCATTTCCATTTTGTTTTGGTACTCTTTACTTTGGTTGACTAAACTCTAACTCAGGTGCATCTTCGAGAAGATCAAGATTATGGTAATAAGATTCTATTTCTTTCATCTTCTTTCTTAAAGGATTGAGTCTTCTACCTTGAAGTAAACCTGTCTGTCCTTCTAAAGATTTATTTATACCTCTCCAAAAAGAATCGTTTCTTCCTTTATCGAAAGCGTAAGCTCTACCTCTCATAACAGAATTAATAACTTTATCTGATAGTCCAGTTCTAGCAGAACTTCCTTGGTACTTCAAAAAATTCTTTATTTCTCTATGGGACATAACCCCTTTTAAATTGTCTATAATTTTAGCCAAAGCTCTCTGTTCCTCATGCTTAACTTGAAGGAGATCGCTATATTTTTTTAGTATAGATAAGTCTGTATCGTATATATCTTGAAGAGAAGAACTTCTGCTTGTATTTAATAATTTAGTTTTAATCTCCTTAGTAAAGTCTCTGTTTTCTTCCGATACATTCCTAGCTATTTTTTTCAGAGCAAAAGCTAAACCTAGTTTAGGATTAAATTTTTTCTCCTTGACAAAAGGAACAGTACCAAATCCAGCTTTATTTAAGTAGTCTCCTACACCTTCAGCCTTCTCAGAGGGAACTCCAAACCTACTAGGATATAGTGTTTCTTCTACTCCTGTAGGCATAACACCTGCATGGTGAGAAAAATCTCTAATAATATTGGCATATCCCGGCTCTATTGTTTTAAGAGCTTCTTTAAAAAAGTAATCTTCACCTGTCTCTACATAACCTAACATGTCACTAGCAAACTGTAAAGCTAAACTAGGTTGTACATAAGGTTTGATTAAACCAAAGAAGGAATCCTTTACAGCTTCACCTAAATTTTCACTTACATCTTCTCCTCTAAATGCTTTCAACATAATTGGAGTTATAGCATCCAGCATATCACTGTCAGGATGGATGTAATTTAAATTATGGTAAGTTATATTACCCTTCTTATCTTTACCCGTAACAAGAAGAGCGCCATTCCTATCATATTCAGGAGCGTTCTTTCTTAAAACATCCTCTTCTGAAGAAAAATTATTATATTCATTTAAAAGATGCGCTCCTACATGAAGACCACCAACCATCGTACCAAATCCTGATAGTCTTTTTACTCCATTTAAAACTAACTTACCGTTACCTTCAGCCGCACCTCTGGATATTTCTTCAGAAGCTTGTTTCATAATGTTGTATCTATTGCGTAGACGCTCTGCAGGATAAGCAGTAAACGAACCGATAACAGGTACACCTCTCATTAACTCTAAGAGTTTAGGAATACGATCATAGACAGGAGTAATATTAGCTGTAATTCTTGCTGCTTCTTCTTTTAGGTAAGCATTCTCTAAAGCTTTTCTTGCTGCCCCATATTTTTCATCCCAAGGTCCATAGTTGTCAGCTACCTTTGGATCGAAGAAGAAATCCTTTTGGAATTTATCTAGTATTTCGTCTTGTCTTTCTTTAGAATAACTGTTAAAAACTTTCTTGGCTTTATCCTTTTCATTGACAAACGTACCATACTTAAATACATCATCACCAGCAGCGTAGAATGCTCTCATTTTTTCTGCTGTTTTAGCACCCCCTTTACCAAATAAAGATAAACCTCCTGATCTAGCAAGGTTAGATAAACTTGTGTCTGTCCAAAAACTCTGGTTATTTTCTCTGTTAGAGATATCGCCTATTCTTTTCATTGCTTGGTTGAGATCAATGTTTGACCCCTTCAAACCAGAATTAATAAACTCTTCTTCTAGAAGACCTCTTTCTTTATTAGTCATCTTACCGTATGCATTCGTAGCAGCATTTATAATACCTTTGACATTACCACCAGCTAACGTATATCCAGCAGCGCCTAAAATATTTCTACCTGCACCTATAGGATTGTAAAGAGTTTTACCTGCCTTCATAAACCCTTGTAAACCAGAAATAGCCCTACCTGCACTAGCAAGTAAACTATCTCCTTGATACATATCTGTCTCATCAAGGAGCATCTTTAATTTTTCACCTTCTTTCTTAGTAACAAAGGTGTACTTCAGACCTTCTTCAATTACATCGTCATCTAGACTTGTTACTGTTTTTTTATCTTTAAGTTTTTTATTTCCAGCGTCTGTAGTTGTACCAACCAAACGCATTATATCTGGTCCTAATTTTGCTACCGCTTCAGCACGCGCCTCTTCAAGATTTCTTGCTTTAGAAATATAACCATAATTATTTCTGACTGAATCATAAGCTATGTTTCTGATAGCATTAGTTCGTGCAGCAGACTCAATCAAACCGTTTATGCTTTCCAAAGCTCTTAAAGCAGGATCATTATTCTGACCCATAATTTTACGAACTAATGGAGATATCTTTTCTTGGTCTAACGCTCTGATTCTTTTCTTTAAGAGAGGTGCAGATTCTTTTCTTAGTCTAGTAGTAGGAGCATAAAGAGTTTTTGCAATCTCCTTCACAACAGCATCTTCATTACCTGCTTCTTCAGGTATTATTTTTTTAGTCTTGAGGTTTATATATTTTTCAGATAAATCATTCCATAAATGTGAGTTAGGATTTTTTCTGATCTGCCATTTAAGTTGTCCTAAAACTTCTGGATTTTCCTTTATAAACTTATCGAATGGAACATTTCTTTTTCTTTGAGTATATACATCATAAATATTTCTTACATAATCTTTCTCTGTATTAAATAACCCCTTTATCTCTCTGGATAAAGCAGATTCATCAGCAAAGTCTTGTGCCTCTTTAATCTTTGCTCTATTTGCTTCTATCAAATCTGCTAGTTCTGCATTTGGATTAGCTACTTTATTACCAGCACTATCATATGTTACTTGCTCTTGCATTTGACGCAAGACATCCATAGCATTCTTATCACCTTCAAGAGCATTGTTTATTAAGTCTCTACCTTCTTTTGAATTAAGATTCTTATCTGCCGAAATAATTTTATTCAGCTTTTTATATAGGATATCCGCATCTTCTTTTAATAGAAGCATCTCACCAGTAGGTTTTTCAATAAGCCTTCTTTGAATTTCTGATACACCTGCAGTAGGCATAAGCCAACGAGATATAAAATCTTTACCTTGGGTAGCTATCTCAGATTTATCAATAAGTTTACCTGCTGCTGTCCCTATTCCCTGACCAATTGCTCCAGCCCCAATGCCTACAACAGGACTAGCTACACCTTCTATTAGTCCTTGAGTTACTGCACCCCACTCATCAATTTCATCAATAAGACCTAAGTCTTTTTGTATCCCTTGTTTTTTTAGATTATGATAAGCACCGCCTGTAGCGGCTATAGACCCATCTGCAACTAAAGAAGCTGCTCCAGCTTTACCTACCAATGCTTTAAGTTTAGCTTTGACACTAGCTTTAGCTGCTTGCTTCGCTGCTTCTTTAGCAGCAAATGTAGCCGCCCCTGCAGTACCAAATGTAAAACCACCTGCAACCAGAGATGCAAGGTTGGTTGGATCAGCAATAGCAGCACCACCATAATCTAGAATAGCGTCCCACATGCTTCCACCACCTTCCGAGAAAGCGCTAGGCAGTTTCTCTATTTCTTGAAGAGTGTAGGCAAACATCTTCCTGTGATCAGTATCCATATCTTCAACTCTATTAGAAGCATTAATAATAGAGCCTAGATTAGTCTCACGCCATCTATAGTTTTCCAAGAAATTATCTAGGATAGCTTTGTTATCACCATAAGCTACCTCATTTCCCAAAGCTTTATCCGTATGCCACATAGCATCAATTAATGCTTGATCCTGTAGCATATCGTCATATGTTCTGGATGCCTTACTTGACATTACAACTACTAACCCTTTGTTGTCGTTGTTACTACAAGATCATTTATTGCCTTCGCAGCGTCTTTTGCTGAAGGAGAACGGGTATTTCCTCCAGTAGTTTTTATAGGATTATTGTTCCTTGCATTCCACAGTTGTTTGTAAACTTTTAGTTTCTCTGGAGAAATTTTAATATTATATTTTTGTAGGTCTTCAGGATCAATACCCAACTCTACTAACTTTTTCATTTGAATAGCTTCAGACATACCTACTTGCCTTGATTCAATAGCTTTCTGTATGGCAGTGCTTAAAGTTATTCGTCCCTTTATGTCCTCTATAGCTGCTTCTTCACCTTCTAAATCTACACCAGCTTCTGTTAGTCGAAGATCGGCTAATCTTTGTTGTGATTTTTTTAGATTTTCAGGAGAATCTTGGAAAGCCTCAAAAAGACCTTGTATTCCCTTGTCAGGATCAGCAGCAGCATACCTTAGAAGACCAGCATACAACTCATCTTTACCCGCACCTTCAGCATCTGCTATTTGTTTTTGTAATAGTTTTCTTTTCGCATCTAACATAGCAGCCCTGCTTTTCTGAAGATCGCCCTGCTTTACTAAAAGTCTTTGGTAATCTTCCATTGTTTGAACAGGAAGGGAAAACTGAGGGAAAGATGGTTCTGATACCTGTGGCGGAACGGGTTTTGGAGCTTCTCCTGCGGATAATTTTTGTTTTCTAGCCGCCTCTGCTTCTTGTTTAATTTTAGCAAGTCTTTCAGCCTCCTTATTTTGGTGTAAAACAGCACGTTCTCTAGGACTCATTTTTAATTTGTCTTCAATCTGTTGCTTAGTTTGTCCTGCTAAAGTATACTCACCAGTACCGTCATTATACCTTGCTACCCTACCACCACTGGCACGACCAATCAAACCACCAGTTGAGCTTATACTAGTACCCTTCCCAAAAAATCCTGCTCTATCTGCAGCACCTATTAAACCTGCTGCACCCGAAACCTTTTGACCAAAGGTCGCTCTAGCTGGAGTAGTCCTAGATGTTGTAAATTGAGAGGCAGGAACAGGTGAACTAAATCCTCTGATAATAGAACTGTAGTCTTGCAAAGTTCTCTCAGGAAATGTTCTGCCAAATTCATATTCTTGCTGGGCAATATCAAGAGCTTGCTGACCTCTGTCTTGATGAACACTACCTACATTTTCAAGAGCGCTAAGTTCTCTCAATCTTTGCTCTGGTATTCTAGTACCTAAACCAGCAAACTGCTGCCCTGATGCACGCTCTCTTTCTCTTTGTTGAGCAAATCTGGTTTGAGCATCTTCAAATGCAGCGGCTAATCCTCTTGATTGAATATCATCAAGATTTCTTTGGGTTTCTCTTTCATGCTCTGCAGCTAAGACAGCATCTCTTGTTCCTCCAAAACCTCCTTGCTGGGCTGCTCTAGCAGCAATCTGTTGACCTACTCTATCAGCATCTCTTCTTGCTTCTCTCCTCTGAATATCTAGTACATTCTGAATGTAAGGATTCATAAGCTCACCTACTGACTCAGATGTAGGTGCAGCACTGCTAGATTCAGTTAGTTGCGAAGCTCTAGTAAAGTAAGGATCGCTTGCTCCTACTGTATCTCTTACACCTTGGAAGGCAACTTGCTGATCTTGAGTAAAGTCAGCTAATCGTGGACCTTGAAAAGGAACGTAGCCTTCCGACGTTCTTTTCTTGTTAAGAGCCTGTGCCTGTTCAAGAATATCCGTAACAAAGGGACGAAGTTCAGGAGGAATAGAAGCTTCCTGTTTAACAGTCTGTGTCGCTGGGGGGCTTTTACTACCACCACCAAACTGAATAAGATTAGTGTGTGGATTAGTAGTACCTGATCCGCCCATAGAACGAAGTACTTCCATTTCCTCCTTATTCACATGAGCAAGTTCAGTATCTCCATCAATACCCTTACCAGACAAATCTTCATAAAGGCAATTATAAAGAGAAATCTTTTCTGGGATAGAAAGACTATTAATATTTTTCATCAGGTCCATAGTTATATATCCTTTGTTAATGCTGTATATGACTTTTTAAAACCAACTTTACTCAAAGCTCTAAGCCAACCACTTCTTCCTAAAATCTCTACCTTCTTAACATTATTTAGTTTTATGTACTTCATTAATTCAGAGTTCTCGTTCCACATATCTTCTATGTGTCTCATAAATTCATTAGTCTCTGATCCTATATGTGATATTAACAATGCATTATATTGTGGGTAGCCAATTAAAGAGGTAACTCCTGCAAAGACTATTCTCTTTCTTTCTTCTGAACAACCTACCCATAAATTTAATCTACCATCCAGTAAACTAGAGTAAATATCGCCTATTAAATATTCTCCGTCACTATGTTCTATAGCCTTCTCTAATAAATGAGACACATAAGGAAAAGTAATTTGAGTACAATTCTGCTCAATCTTAATTAATTTCATACTATACTAATGCTGACAATCCTTTCTGGGGATTTAATCTTTTCTGCTGTTGTTGTGTTCCGAAAGATTGCTGTCTTAAATTTTTTACGAACTGATCAAGCTCTTTTGCACCTGCATTAGAAGAACCATTACCTAGCATAGCTACTGCATCTGCAGGAAGAACGTACTCATCTCTACTTAGCAAAGCCATATCAGGATTCTTTCCTTCTACCTCAAAGAGAATTTGATCAGACTGACCATCTCCTTTACCTATAACTTGTCCTTCAAAATAAGGGTTGACGGAGCCACCTTGATATTTGTTAATAACCTGTCCTTCCCTAATAAGATTAGGGTCTGTAATACTAGGGTTCTTTTGTAGTATCTCTGGCAAAGGTATACCATACTCTTTTGATATATCAAATAAAGTATCTCCTTTACTAATAGTAATAGTATTGTCGTCTTGACTTGTAAATAAGTTTTGCAACATTTCTAATAGACCTGAACTACTATCTGATTCTTCTTCAGGTTTCACATTATAGTTAGGATCATAGTATTTTTTTATGCTTTCTACCCTGATTTCTCCGTCAGGTCCAACCCAATTAGGATTTTGTTTGTATGCTTTGCTTCCCTTCTTGTAAACAATATGATCATCTGGTTTGTTAGCCATACTTGGTGCAGCTTGCATCATACCAAGAGGAATTCCCGGCTTCCATTTATACTTTTTTAAATATTTAGCATAAAGATCAGCTTGTTCTTTTGCTGACATGTTTTTAATTTTAGATGTAGTTGTTCCTAAGTCTTTAGCTGTTTTAGGTATAAATTGAAATAAACCTGTTGCTTTACTTTTAGGGTTAACTCTCCTTAATCTTTGTTCTAATGGAAGGGAAGATTCAGTTTCTCCTGCTAACATACTTTCAAGTTCAGGAAATTTAACACCTAACTTATAAAGACTGTCAAAAGCTTCATCATAATAGTTTAGTTTACCACCTTTAGCTAAACCAATAAGACCACCCTTTGCCCACTCATCTCCGCTAGAAGCTTCATCTACCCCGTCTGCTTCCGCTGCTGCTGCATCTGCCGCATCCGCTGCCGCCGCCGCTGCCGCACCTACATCTGCTTCATCATCTGCCATACCCATTGCCGCTGCCGCTGCTGCATCTACACCTACTCCTGAAGGTGGACCCATACCTTGATCAGGATCACCGTCTGCAAAAGTAGAATCATCAGGCTCCTCAATCAAAGGTTCAGGGGCAGCAACTACAGGTTCTTTTTCTTCAGGAAGTATTGTAGAAATATTCTTCATATCTTTTAGAAGTTTTTCTAGTATCTCCTCATGCCTTTTTTGATAAGCATCAGGAGATTCAAAGCCTTCTACTTCTTCTTTCTCTGCCGCTCTCTTTAATAAATTATCATAACTAAAAACAGAGGGAGAAATCATTCTAGGAAATTCTACAGGTCTTGACATAGGATTTATCATATCAGCAACATTTGATCTTGGTTGTCCACCAGTAGCTAGTTGCATAAGAGTAGAATTATTTTTCTTCCCCATACTTCCTAAACCCTTACCTACTTCAAAGATATTAAATGGAGAAACTGCCCCCTGTTTTTTGTCAAACATATAATTAGTTACATTACTTCTTTGTTTAGTTTGAGGTATTCCAACTAAACCACCTTCATTTTTACTAACGTACCATTGTCCACCTTCACCCCTACCGGGAGTAAAGAGATCATAATCAATACGCTCACCATCTTCATCAAATGTTTCTCCTTTAAGAGCTAAGTCTAGCAGTTGTTGTTCTGTAAATGGACCTTTAGCTTCATGTCCTGTAAATTCAAGAGGTTTTCGCGGGGCTATAGTTGGCTCATTATCTAGTTGTTCTGGTTCTCCTCCAAGAAAAGCAGAACCTAAACCTAAACCTAAAAGACCTGTTTTAACAGGATTATCTTTAATAAAATCTGTCACGTTAGACAAAAAAGAGGGAGATTTAGGAGGAGAAACAGGACTCATTGCTTGACCTACTCCACCTAGTTCACCTCCATGTGTACTAATAGCATCAGCTAAATAAGTATCAGCAGTAACACCCCCAAATCCCGGTGGTAGAATTCCTGCCTCTATCTGAGTAGCTGTCGGAAGAGCTAAAGCACCTTCTGCAAATGTAGGAACAGCATTACTTGCTAAAGCAGCATCTGCACCACCAGCTAAAGAACCAGCAGCAGCAGCATCTGCACCACCACTTGCAGCACCACTAAACAGACCACTACCAAGACCTCTCATTATTCCAGTACTACCCGCACTAAGAGCAGCACCCAGTAAAGCATCTCCAAAGTCTTGTCCTTGAGCCAGACCCATAAATAGATTAGCACCGCCCATTACAGCCATCTGCATAGGAACAGACATTCCTCCCGTCGCAACACCTAATGCTACATTTGCTACAATAGGCATAATACTGCCTAGACTAAAAGCTTCAGGTAATCCCGTATCAGGATTAATAGTAAGTTGACCTAAAGAAGCTAGACCACTTACTTCTCTTGGTGTCATATGAACAAGAGTAGTATCTCCGTATCTACCATAGGAAGCTACTTCATCAGCTTTACTAGCTACACTACCACCAGCAGCGCGATGCCCCATGATACCTGCTAAACCACCACCAATACCAGTAAGACCAGTAAGATTATTAGTGTTATTATTATTAGTTGGTGGACGGTATCCACCTTCGTAACCTGACTGTACATAACCATACTGATCATATACAGGTTTATTCGGTTGCGGTTGTGGTTGATTAGGGAGAGTAGGCATAGGATAACTTGGCATACTAGGAGTATGGAGAGTAGGTATAGGATAACTTGGCATACTAGGAGTAGGCATAGTAGGAGTAGCCGGTTGAGTTGTAACAGGATGTCTACTATCAATTAAATTTTTTAAATCGTTTAGTTCTGTCAGAGCTGTATCAGGTAAAGGAGTAGTAGGCATACTAGGTGTAGTAGGCATACTAGGTGTAGCAGGAGTAGGCATACTAGGTGTAGGTAGTTTCGGTTCAATCTGTGCTGTTACCATATCAGGATGAATAGGATTAGGCATACTAGGAGGAAACCTATCTACGACCAAACCATCAGGTAATCCTGTTATAACTGGTCCTGTACCTGTTTGACCAGCCGGTCCCTTACCTGCTCCACGACCTCCTTGAGGAGGCATAGGAGGCATAGGAGGCATAGGAGGCATAGAAGTTCCTTTACCTGCTCCACGACCTCCTTGAGGAGGTGTATAAGAGCTATCAAACATAGGCATAGGAGTCCTTGCTAGTGGTGAAGGCGCATTAAAATTAGGTCTAGCAGGACGAGGTAAAGTAGATAACAACTCTTTTTGTAGTTCTCCTAACTTATCCATATATTCTGCTTCTGGTACTGGAGGAGCAAAACCAATAGCACCTCCTTCATTGAAGGAAGAAACACCTACTGCTTGAGGTATACCAGTAGACGGGTTATAGATAGTGTCATAGCGCATCTCTACATCGCGAGTAGGTACATAAGCCAACTGAGTATTTGGATTATTATCTCTCATGTTCATAAGAGTAGCTAAACCACTATAAGGAGCGTCCCTGTTTACCATATACGCCATTACTAAATTACCTTTGCTTGTTTGGGATTCATATAGTTAGACTGAGATTTAGTCATATCTGCATGTAAAGTGTTGGGGTTATTATACACCGAATTGTTAGGATACGCCATACCCTTATCCTCTGTGCTTTCTATATAACCTTTATTCATATTCTGGATATAAGTACTGTTGTATAATATATCCAAAATCTTTTGTCTTTGTGTCATTGCCATCAGTTAAAGTCTACCCATCCTGTTCCGCTAACATATCCTTTAAATTTTCCTTCGCCTATAGAGAAAGCTACATCTCCACTTGCAGGTCTACCTATAGATGTTACAGTAACTACAGAAAAAATTGTAGTAGAAGGAGTACTATCAACTTGAATATCTCTGATCTCTAATAGATTTTTTAATTGAGAAGCCCAAGAAGTAATATCCCTGTACATTTTCTTTAATTCTTCATCTTCTATTTTTCGTCCATATGTAGGTAGTTCAGGATAAATCATTATCGTTTACCATCTGGCTGTAAGGCTACCCTAACATTACCCCATCTCCACTCTGCACCTAAATCAGAAGTAGAGACACGAACATTAGCTTGTCTTCCTCTAGCTCTTAAATCTACTTTTTTTATTCCTGAATTTAAAGTATACGGTCCTTTTTGCGTAGTTGAATCAGCAGGATAATCTTTTAAATTAATAGTAAAAGTTAAATTAGTACCTGATCCAAAAGTAAGATCAGGGATAACTCTATTAACAAACATTATATCTGCACCATCTTGCAAATCAAAATCAGCAGATTCTAAGAAAGAAGTTAGTGCTTTACCATCTCCAGTAAAAATATTCTCAGGTTCATTGTTCCATATACGAGTATCATCAGAAGCACTAACTCTTCCTGTTGTAATGGTATTATCAAATACATGATCATCAGAAAAAGTAGTATAGAAACTAGACCCATATACCCAAGTATTTTCCTCATAGTTATAGATAATATATGAGTCAGGTTCAGAAGAACTTTCTGAAGGATACAACCAAATAATTTCGTGGAACTCTGAATTAGTAGCACAAAAAACTTTATCTTTCTGCGTCATATTAAAATTATCATATAGATGTCTTCTAACAGTACAATCTAATTTTCTTACAGTTCCATCAAAAACATAGAAGTTATCGTTGCTCATCCAGAAAGAGGCAGAGTCTACAGCTATTGCTCCATGTTGTCCTATAAGTCCACAATTAGACCCTAACTGTTGAATACTAAATGTAAACGGAGGACCAACAAATTGTAAACCATACAAAGCATTATCTGTCCAAATAAGAATAGAGCTTCTGGTTCTAATACCAGCAATGATTTCTGTACCGTCTACTACAACCAGTTCTCCTGCTGTATTAGTAATAGCAGGAGTCCAGTTATTAAAATTTAATTGATCTGCCCATCTAATAAGCATAGGATTAAAAGTACCAGTAGCAAATTCATTTGCACCTAATGCAATAACATGCCTATCATTAGGAGATACAACAATACTATTTATTTGATCAGGACTTCCAGAAATAATATTAGCTCTTACTGGCGTTACACTGGCATCTGCATCCCAATGACATAATTTATTTCCTCTTCTAACACCTAACAAATCTTCACCAAATGTATCTAGTGACCACTGAGAAGCAGCAAAAACAATATTAGACGTAGCTGCAGGTTCATTCCATGCTCTTGCAGAAGGATCATTTGTTCCTGCAAGATAGTTTCCTGCACCATATCCAGTTCCTTGGATACTATCATTTGATCCAGTAGGTAAAAGAAAATGTGCAGTAGCTTGTCCCGGTCCTGTCTGTGTTGCATTAGAAGAATAGTTAACAGATACACTAAAATTATTTACACCTGAAACATTAACAACTTCATAAACAGGACCACCAAACGCAGTAACAGCAAAGTCTGTTCCTTGGCTAAATCCATTAGTAGAAGCAGAAGTAAATTCTACAAAATCTCCTACACTTACATTATTATTTGTAATACTTACATAAATTCTATTTTGACCAGATACAGTACTAAGATTACCTTGTGTTCCACTATTACCTATAGAAACTACAGTAACAATAGGTGTTACATCATAAGGGAAAGAACCATCTACAATATAAAGTTTCTTCTCTGTTCCTACAGAAAGAAGTTTTTGTGAATTATTTCGTGACCAAGTTATTAAATCTCTGCCAATACCTTCAAGTGTTCTGTTATCATCTAATGTAAATTTATTATAGCCTCTTAAATTTTCTGGCTTTCCTTCTCTGAAACGCACACGATCTCCATCAAACCAACGCCCCTCTTCAGAGTATTGAGTTGATTCTCTGTGAAATCCCGGTTTAAGATTTAACTTAGATAATCTGGAAGTAGTAGAAGACATGTGTTATCCTTACTAGTATTCCTATTTAAAATCAGCTATAAAAACAGTATCTACTTTTTCTGTCTCTCGTATATTATAAACAAGCATATCAACAGAATTTGCAACACTTGTTAGTTCAGGCGTCTCTCCTCCGCTAAATTTCCACCAGTTACCAAAGGTTAAAGTTCTACCTCCTGTTCCATCTTGTTTAACGTAAATATACCCTGTTTGTCCTACTGTACCATTAGTTTGGTTAGCTAAAGTTCTGTTACCTCCTAATGTCACACAAAAGTTATTTCCTGTATTAAAGTCTATTGTAATAGTTGCACCATCAGTAAGAGAAGTAAAAGGCATAATACCTCTGGTAACACTTGCGTGTACTATAGAAGCAACAGAAACACTAACATCTTCTATGCGCCCTTCAGTAATTCTTAAATCTTTTACTGAAACACTAGTGTTAAACGATGTAGCACTAGTAAAACTAGCTAAACCACTAAAAGTATTTGTACCAGTAAAGGTATTATTAGTTCCTGCATATACATCACTTACACTTGTGTATCCTTCTACTGGATGAACAGAAACACTATCACATACAAACTGAGCAATTCTTCCTACCTTAACTTCAGTTCCTGTTCCTGTAGCAGTCTTTAGTGTAACTGTGCTTCCTGCTGGATTTCTAGTTGTTTTATCATTAATTGTATAACCCTTATCTACACTAGGAACAATAACATTAAGATTAGAAGTTACCTCTCCTTGTAGTTCAATAAAAGGTGACCTAGACTGATCAGTAGTTCCATTATTAGCAGATAGAGTTACATTAGCATTAGATACAGAAACAGTAACGTATGCAGCTACAGCTTCATCAAGCAAATCAATAACATTCTGATTAAGACGTAAACCCCAAGTATTAGGATTCTCTCCATCTCCCTGCTTTTCTAATCTAATTCTAGAAGTATAAGTACTCGCCATTTTTCATCCCTTACTAAATTGTTAAAGGTTTACCTAATATTATTAAATAACCTAAGATATTATCTGGTTCCTGTATAGGAGAAACACCAACCATTGTTGTATTATTTCCGTTATAATCTTTGTAGTCTCCTACAATCTTAGATACTTCTAATTGTAAAGGAGGATTAAAGACTAGACAACTATTTTGCATAATTTTAATTTGAATTAACTGATTTAGTTTTAATGCAGATTGACTATCAGCATAACCTATTTCTAAAATATCTTCCTCAGTTCTACAAACCATAATGGTTAGTACTGCATCTCCAATCTGCCAATATATTTCCTTATCTTTTTTATCTTCAGCATTAACATTCGTAGAAAAAAATAAAATAGAACTTAAAAAAGTTACTAAGAATAATATTTTCTTTATCATATGTTTCCTGCTTTTGCATACATATCTTTAACTTTTTCCTTGTATTCTTTTCTTGTAACTGGATCAAGCCATTGTTCTTCGTTATAACCTAATAACTTAAAATATGTAACTGTTCGCTGGTCTAGTCTAAAAGTTTTTGGATCAGCTAAGTGTCTAAATTTTCCTGCACATAATTTTTCTAGTATAACATCATCAAGCTCTTGTCCTGTTTCTGGACGAACTTCATTTAAAAGTAAGTCTGTGCAAAAATAACATATTCCTCCATCACCTTTACAAGTGCAATCAGTAATAATATTTCTTAGTTCTTGTGGTAACTTTTCTCGTTGACTCCATTTAGCAGACATTTCTTTTATTGCTTGATCTCTATTCTCTAAAGTAACTGGTTCTGTTAAAGACCAAGAAGGATGAATATAATCATAATCTGATCCTTTTGAAATACTAACAGATTTGTTCAAAGAAACATTTGTGTCTTCTCCTGACTTACCACTACTTAAAAAATCAACTTTATATTCTTTAGCAGTATCTATATAAACCTTTCTCATATTTTTATAAGAACCGGTTTTCACATTCAAAGTAAAATTTTCTCTGACTGGCTCATAAGTATCAGAATATACTTGTTCACATTTTCTTTCTATAGTTTCAAAATCTCTTATATTATCTTTAAACCATTTAACTCCTCTGTGAAAATGTTCTCTTTCAAAAGCAGTATATTCATCTGAAGAATAATATATATCTAAAAACATAGCTACTACTTCATAGTCTGTTTCTGTTAACCAGCGATACAGTCCATAAGTACTATTGGTTCCTAGACCACTATACGGTACTAATACTCTCATGGTTTTTGTGTTCCAACATAGGTTCCTGAACCAGTTTGAGTAACTGTACGACCATTCTTATCTATAGAATAACCACCAGCACCGCCAAGACCACGGGCAGGACTTAGACTACAATCACAAAGACCTTGAGCAGGAGGATTAGCACCGGCTGTGCCACTTTGTCCTAAAGCTCCAACAGTGCCAGCAGCACCTATTGCAACTGGATCATTACATTCGTGGCCTCCGTCGCCGTCTGAATAGCATGTTCGCTTATGTCCACCACTACCACCGCCACCTCCACCTCCAGCGATAACGCCGTTATTTTCTAAACTGTGTGTAGCTGATCCACCAGTAACAGTATTAAAGAAAACACCTTTACCACCAGAACCACCATTACCTCCGTTACTGCCTGTGCCACCATTACTCCCAGTAATATTACCGTTATTAATAATACTAAGTGTAGTATTGGCATTCAAAGCACCAGTAGTAAATGCAGTTCCGCCTCCTCCAGTTGCAGTTACATTAACACCAGAGTTGATAGTTACTGTAATAGTAACATTATCTCCTAATGAATTATCGTAACCAGCAGCGGTTGCTGCAGTCAAAACATTATAATCTGTTGTATTAGAAGAGATTACAAGGTCTAACCCTGTTGATCCTGCAGAACCTGCTCCTAATAATATAATACTGCCAAAAGCCATAGCTAACTATTAATTCACCAATTGTTTCCGTTGAATAATCTCAGAAGGGTCAGAATCTTGTCCCTTATCTTCAATACTTTCAATTACCTTATTAGTAAAATGATCTAGTGATACTTGGATTTGATCAAGCTGAAACTTGGTCTGGGCTGCTTTTATTTGCAAGTCCTTGACTTGAGCAATCATGTATTGCTGCTCTTTACTAAGATCATCTTGAGAATAATCAGTCCCATTAATATTAATGATATTATTATTGTTTTCTTCTTGAGTCATTATTTATTTCTCCTTTTATTTTATTAAGACCACGGTAGGTCAGGTTGAATTATAGGAGGATTAATTTGATTGTCAATACTTTTTTGTATACTAGCTTCAGTTTCATTCTTATCTACACTTTCCCAGACCCAACCAAGAACTTGATCCTTAGTTAAATCTGCGAAGGGAGTAAAAGCATCACCATCTTCATAGGTTACGCCAACCGTACTATAAGAAGTTGAGTGATAGGTTTTACTATCATTCTCTTCAGACCCATTGCAACGCCAATGAACCATCATAACAACATCAGTCTTGCTATCTTTTGTAGGATAACAATCTAATGCTTCTACTAGCCATTCAATTGTAGCAGCCATAATTTAATTCCTTTCTTGTATTATTTAAATCTTTGTACCAGTTTGTAAACATTTAACTTTCTAATTCAGGCCAATCGTAAAGGATGCCCGACTGCGTTACACTGCCGTCTTCGTTAGTTGTGTAAGACACAAACAGCGCAGCTACAGCATCTGTATTCTCTGCACCATCAATCGCATTTTCCATCTCGGTTGCTTTAGTGCGAATAGCATCTCTCCAAGTTTGGATATCGGAAGGAATAGCTGTACCGTTGTCAGCTTTGCGAACGACTGCCCAATCCGTTTGAGTAAGTAAAGCACCTTGATGGTCCTTAACTTCTCGTTTTAGATTTACTTTAACATCCTCTAAATTTCTAGGAGTCTTATCTATCTTTCCATTTGTATCCATAGTCCAATTGTACAAGCGGCTATCTGGTGGTGTGTCTTCGACAACCTCTACCAGACCGGCGGCAGCTTTATCTGATGGCGACCAGATATGCCAATTAGAAGGATGCTGAATACCATTATCATCAACCCAAGACTTCCGCTCATTAATTGTTTTCCCGTTATATTTCCACATTATTTTATTCTCCTAGCTTGTCTCAGCAATTGCTGGTGGAAATTTTCCGTTAATTTGCAATGCGTTTGCTGTCACAATTGAATAACTGTTTGTTCCACTGGTTGTGTTAAAATTTGAACTGCTGCTTATAACTTTGAATCCATCGGAGGTAAGTCTAACGTCTGTGCCGTAAGTAACGCTATTGCCGTTAATAGTAAGCGCATCGTCTGGCGACGGTTTGAATCCCAAAAAGATAAGCGGACCAGCCGTACTTGCGTTACCTTTAAACGAACCTGTTGCTGGATTTGAAAATGTTTCTGTTGTTAGATTAGCACTATTAACTTCTTTATTTCCCGTACCTATTGTGTGCGGAAAATCAGAAGAATCAAAATATGCAGTTATGTCATAGTTGTTCCAACGACAGACAACTGGATAGTAGACTAGTCCCGAAACAGTGGAAACTGCACTTCCCACAGCACTGTTATTTTTTAGAAAACTCAATTCGTTGTCATCGGCATTATATCGCACTGTAATCACATCATTTGTTGACCATGAGCCAATACCTGTTTGTGCATCACTACTACCAGAAGAGAGTATTTGTCTTATGCTTCCATTTTCAGCATAATGGTATGCCGCATTAAAATTATATCCAGCGCCTGCAGCGCAATTGTTCGACACTTCATCAACAGCGACAGCGCCAGCATGAGCAATGATGCCAACTCTTCCTTGACCATTATTTGTTTTTATCTGAAATTCTGATGTGCCGGTCGTCGGCAACGGCATTGTTCCAATTGCACCGCCATCGGAACCACCCGAACCCGCTGCTCGCAAATTACCTTCAGTCAAGGTAATGGTCGAGTTCGTCGGTTCTAACGGATTCCAAATTGGATAAACTTTACTGGGCGTGTTAGCAGACTGATTCGCTGCTGTCATACTTGTCGTAGTTAAATCACTGTTATTGCTGCTTAGATCGTTTCCAAGATTAGAGCTATCAGAAAAGTCTAAGCAAAAACTATTTCCTCCAGCAGATGACGCAAGCGCAGCTATATCTGCGTCTGATTTAGGAATAGTCTGAGCATCGTTTGGCGCAAAAGTTTCTGTATCTACAAAATCAGATATAGAAACATCGCCGCCTTGAATTGATTGCCCATCAAGCATTACCGGCTGTGCAATATAGGTTTTTCCGGTCCACGCAAATGAAGCACCAACGAGTTGTTTACTTGTATTGTTAAAAGACGTACCCCAATAACTACGCTGGTCTGCCGAAAAACTAGTAATTTCTACACCATTAAGAAAAAACTTACCTTTGTTGCTTGCCGTTGATTCGTTAATTTTATAACTTGCAAGTATATGATACCAACCAATGTCTCTAATCATGTTCGCAGAAGATTTTACGGCATAGCCATCACATGAGAAATAAGCCATACCGCCTTCAAAATTCATTGCCACGTTTCCAACGCCCGAAGCAGAGTTATTTCCAATGCTCATTAGCGGCTCTATAGCGTAGCCGCCAGTACCTAGCGGTTCCATAATTCTAAACCAGCATGCCATTATAAATTCATTGCTACTAAAACTACTGGTCGAGCGACTCAGATAGTCGGATTCATCTAACCATACCGAGTTGCTAATCAAGCCTGTATCAAACCCGCCTGAATTAGCAAACCATTGTGAACCAAACATCGTCATTAACTAAACGCCAGTTGTGGTGCGCCGAGTTGAATCGAGCCAGAAGCCTTAACAAAATACGGAACAATATCAACCGCATTAGCAGCGGTGCTAAGCGTAATGCCAGCCCCTTCAGCCGTCTCGTAGTCCGATCCGAGACTCAGGGTTCTGGACCCCGTTCCGTCTTGAATAAAGACCATCACGCCAGCCTGACCAACTTGTTCTGTGGATGGGTTGGCTAGTGTAACATTACCTGTGAGAGTCAGGACAAAGTTTTGATTAGCAGAAAAGTCTAGCGTCACACTTCCAGTGTTACTTGTATCAGTGTCAGTAGACGCCAATACTGTTCCGTTTACCTCAAGTTTTGCTGAAGGTGAGGTTGTGCCAATTCCAACTTTTCCATCCGTTAAAACCCTCACAGCTTCACTGCTATTAGCTTGAATAGCAGTCGGCACATTGTTCGTGCTGCCTACTGTTGTGAGTGTACCACCATCAGCTTGCATTTCAATTTTTGCGCCGCCGCCCGACGCTTCAACGCTGATAGTCTGACTTGAACTAGCTGGTTTTACGATTAAGTTACCAGATGAATCAATTCGCATCTTTTCACCAGCATTAGCCCAAAAAGCTAGGTATTCACTGCTGTTGTTATACGCTATTCGACCTCGTAAACGACTAGCGACATCTCCAAAATTAATGATTGCCTCAGAACTGTTTCCGCTTCGGATTGCTACTTCGGTAGTACCTGTGCTGTACACTTCTAATTTATGATTGCTATCTGGCGTCGAAGTACCAATCCCGACCCGCTGCGAGGAATCGATCCGTATTGCCTCGACCCCCGAAGATTTTATGGCCGTTTGATTGCTTCCAGCATCTGACCCAAGAGTAAGAACTGTACCACTAGTGACGATAGAAAAGTTGGTCGCAACACCGTCTGTTAGTGTTATTAAGTGCTGTGATGCTGCACCAGCGTTACCGTAGATAACACCAACACCACTAGTATATCCGTGGGCAGTTAGAGGAGATGTTGGCGTCGAAGTACCAATTCCAAATCTGCCGTTAGTGTCGAAGCCGCCAAGCAATGTGGCACTAGAGTTGTAAAATGTTACTGGCATGCTAGACGCGCCGCCGATATAACCTCTCGTCACACCGTTGTCTTCAAAGACAATTTTGGCACCACTGCTGTTCGTCGAATTAACGATAAGTGGTTGATAATCCCCAGCAATTTCAAGTTCTGCGCCGGGTGCCGAAGTGCCAATCCCGACGGACCCCAGCCCAGTGACGCGCATGATCTCACCACCGGCAGCGTTTTCGCCGAAAATAATATCTCGGTTTGCGTTGTAACTTTGGATGAGGACATTTCCATTATCCCCATTGATGTAGCCAGATAGATTGTTGTCGGAATCTTCCAGCCTGATCGTGGGAGCCGACGCTTTAATGTGTAGCTCCTCGGTTGGTGCCGCTACTCCCAAACCGACTAGCCCCGATGACGTTATCCTAACTTTCTCGGAGGAAGTACCACTATTCGTCGTGTGGAAAGCAATGATTCCGCTCTCACTGCCATCGGTTCCGTCCGTCATCGACAAGTCAATGCCAGCTATCTGTGGCGGTCCAGAAGCGGCACTGCCTGTCGCTTTGATGTAGGCACCCCCAGCGCCGCTACCCGCTGTGCTGCTGGCGGCAATCTGGAAGTAGCTGTGTCCGTTCAAATCGCTGAAGAAATATTTGTTTGATCCGTTACTGGCACTGACGACGAGCGGGTGCCCCGAACCGGCTCCTAAATATCCTCGCGCCGAGCCATTGTCTTCAAGGACAATCTTGGGGATGCTACTGTTCGTGCTATTGACGATAAGCGGTTGATAATCCCCAGCAATTTCAAGCTCCGCACCGGGGTCGGAACAGCCAATTCCGATATTTCCCGTGTCGCGTTTCATCGTCAGCCCGCCTTGCCAGCCGTAATATTCGCGCTCAATATTGAAGGCGCTGTTGCCGCTGTTGGTGCTTAACTTAAAGCCGCTGGACGAATCTCCGAGCAAGTGCAACACGGAATCGTAGTTGCCGCCAGCAGCGTTGTTGTCGCCAACTTTGATTTCGTTCCCGGCAAACGTCGCGTTGCGAGACGAGTTGATCCGCATGGCTTCGCCGCCAGCGACTTGGATCGCCATAGCGTCGTTGTTGTGTTCATAACTGACAAAACCGCGAGTAGATGCGGTGGGCGACCCGAACGTGAGGTAGCCGGTGTGGGTCTGGGGAGTCAGGATAGACACCCCCCCATGTCCGCCAGCTTCAGCAACAATTGTTTCCGCGCCCGTGGCGGCTGTCACACTGCCCGCAGACCCGTTAAAAACGTGCAGCGGGCCGTCAGCGGTCTGGCCGCCGATTGCGATTTTCCCATTAGCCGAAACCCGCATCTTTTCGCTTTCTTGGATCGCGAAGGTCAGGGCCGTAGTAGGCGAGCCATAGGTTGAGAGACGCTGTTGCGATGAGTCGTTGTAGAATCCGAGCCGATAAGTGCCACCGGATTGCAACATCATGTTCGTCGCGCCATCCGATCCGTTGACAGCGAGTAACTGGTTTGGCGAGCCTGTGCCTATGCCGACGCGATTGGTGCCGCCATCGACAAACAGCATGTTTGCATTGCCAGATGTTTCGACCCGGAAATCGGCATCTGCACCGGAGTTGTTTACCGTGACCGCGCCATCAATGCTTGCGTTACCGGTCGTTGTCAGCCCATGAAATGTAACATTGGACCCAGCGCCAACACCCAGCGCGGTCGCTGCCGCAGCCGCAGTCGTCGCGCCGGTTCCGCCGTCCGAGATTCCAACAGTGCCAGTGCGAACAGTCTGCCCTTCGATGGTTACGACGCCAGCGGACGCCCGCGAGATGGTCGTATCGTTGCTGCTGCCAAGCTCAATGTCGCCCCCAGTGATCTGTAAGTCGCCATAAACTTTACCGCCGCCGCTGGTCGTCTCAAATGACAACCCATTGTCGTAAAACAGCTTTGCTTCGCCGCCGCTGACAAAATGCGCGTAATGATGTTGATTTCCCTTGTCACCGAGCGTCAGGTCCGTGGCGAGTACAAACAGGTTGCCCGTACCATTACCAATCTCGGTGATGTAGCTGTTCGAGCCATTGTGGTAGATTCCTAGACCGTCTCCACCCGTTCCCCACTTAATGTTTGCTCCATCAACCAGAGTTATGTCGTCGTTCGCACCAACAGCAATGTCGTTGCCGCCGGTTCCGTTGCCGTTCGCTAACACCTCAGCCAACGTATCGACCGTATCGACCTGCGTATCCACATAGCTCTTTACAGCTTTAGCCGAAGGGATCGAATCGTGTGCCGACGATGTAGAGGATAGGTCTTCATCAAGATTCGCTATCGACAAAAGCGATAAGTGAACGACCTCAATATTCCCGGTTCCTGCCGCTGGTGGTGACGAAAAGGTTAGCGTGTTTCCACTAAGGGAGTACGAGCTTTTGTGCTGCACTACTCCCGAAATCGTAACGAGAGTGTTGTTCTCTGTTGCAGGGGAAGCAGACAAAGTAAAGGCAGTTTGTGACCCAGTTCCGTTGAAGGTATCAACATTCTGGGTTCCGGCGTACTGCCCCGCTGCTGTAGCACTATTAGCTGCACTTGTTGCACTGGCGGCGGCCTGCGCGACCTTAGAGTCGCCAGCAGTGTCCACATAGTTTTTCGTCGCAGCGTCTTGGGCGGCTGTGGGGTCAGTTACATTTGTTATTTTTGTACTATTGGCATCGTATACCCCGGCAGCGTCTAGGCGGATGGCTTCAGCAGCATCGTCAGCGGCTTCTTGGGCTGCGTAAAGCCACTGGTTATTACTGGTGTTTAGATCAGACGCTTTAAGTGTAGAGGAATTTGAGAAGACAACACTGGCTGTGCTTATAGGAGTGTTACGTTCAAGTTTAATTGTGACATTGTTAGGATTAGAAGAATCTGAAGTCTTAACAATCTGAACCGTGGTCCCACCTGTAAGTACAGTGGCGGTGTAGAGAGATGAAGAATCCGTTGTTAAAACATTATCTACATAAAATGCAAGATGATCTTCACTGATGTATGAGAACGGAATATTGAATGTATTCGTTGTCCCATCCACACTGCTTGCCTGTATAATGTGGGATGCATTAGCCATGTCAGTTTCGCCTCAGTATTAAATCTTTGAACTCTTTCGGTGGACCCCCGCGTTTTGTCGCTGCTTCATCTTTTAGAAATTTTCTAGATTCTTGGTAGAACATCCGTAAACCTTCAGGCGCAGTTGAAGATCGCCCTTTAGCAAACAGTTTCTTTCTGGCAGTTTTCTTGTAAGTATTGATCAAACTCTGTAGACGCTCAACTCTTGGGCCGTCTTTAAAATCACGACTTCCTGGGGAGAGTTTTTGATAAGAAGGACTAGAGATTAACCTCTCTAAACGCTGCCTTAGCGTCTTACCCCCTATTTTTAAAGTGTGTATATCATCCAGATAAGTTTCAAAGACAGACATTCCATCTTCTAGCGGCACCAGAGAGAAATCTTTGTTTGTCCCCATCCTTCTGTCAGACGGAAGACCAAAGGTTTTACCTGTGTACTGAGCGATAGCTGCAAGTTCATTCAGTACAATATCATCAGGATCGCGCTCAGATGCTGTAAAAGGGTGTGCTTTAGAAGTCTGTCTAAGGATGGGCTCTCCCAAAGCGTTTCGTTTTCGCGGTGCTGCCATACCGCCTAATTCTGTATTCCAAGCAGACCGAAGCCCATCAAGAATACTTCTGGTTTCTCTTAGATACGGATCGTTATTTAATTGGTTGATAATGTTTGGACTGAAGCTTTTTACAACACCAGCAGCAACTCGTTCAAAAGACCTTTCAGGGCTAATCAACGCTTCCATAAAATCACTGAGGCCGCGCATGTACGTTTTGTTAATTGTGTTTTCACTAATCGCAGTAATAAGACCTAATACAATATCTTCAACGCGGTCTTCCTCCCCTTTCCTACCTTCTAGTAAGGCTTCTTTTTGTAATTCATATAAATCAGCGGCAATACCTAGGAAATTAGATAAGGGCTCATATCTCTGGTATGGAATGTATGAGAACGTCCCATCAGGATTCTCCCTTCGGATGCTATAAGGACGCCACCCAGTAGCCATCAGTTCTTTCTTGTCTTTTGGGTTGCTCGGTCCAGAACCTGTAATGATTCCACTGTGTGCAAGAAATCCAGCAACTCCTGTTATTGCCCAGCCAGTGAATATTTTTCCACGGGCTTGCGCTCTAATTGAGGGGTCGCTGCTTCTTAGATCGCGTCGAATCTTCCCCTGTTTTCTCGCCAAGTTAACGCCAGGGGCGCGTCGCCAAGTGGCTAAAAGCAAGTTAGTTGGGGTTCTGACAAACGGAAGGACAAACCTTGCGGCTGGATATTTGATAGCCAGTGCTTGTATCGTTGCAAAAAATCCATCTAATTCTGTGGTAAAGGTGGATTCCCTTGCTATATCCAATGCCGCTTTTGAGTGCGGGCTTAGTTTCGCCCCTGCCTTTGTTGTTGCAACTGCCGCACCTGTTTCTGGGTCGTAAGCTTCTTTTGCCTTGGTGTTTATCCAATCCGTTAACTTGTCTTTTGTAAGCTTCCCATCTGCTATTTCCTTTTGCCCTGCTACCCATAGATCAGCATGTAGCTTTCCGCTGTAGGTCGCCTGTTTAAAGAATTCATCGGAAAACAACAGCAACCGTGAAGGCAGGGTGGTCGTAAGGTTCGCCCAGTTTCTTACACTTTTTCCTGTCCGTTTGAACTCAGCAATGTTAGAAAACGAGACTTTCTCTCCCCCAAATATTCCCTGCTGAAGCTCGTCTTGTTCCACCTTGTTTAACTGATCAAGAATGGTCTGGTCTTCTTTGAGTGCCCTTGCGGCCATTTTCATGGCGTTCCACATAGAACCATAGGTGGCTCCTAGTTGCCTTATGCCGCGCATGATTTCCTGTCGGTCGCCAGCCACCGCTCCACCCATTGCTTGTTCCATAGGCAACAGGTTCATGTTCATAAAGTTTGATACGGTGTTTATTATCTGGGTGTTTGGGCCAGACAGCATAAAGTTAATTCGCAAACTGTTAAGACGGTCCCAACGAGATGCAATGTCTTTTGGACTTGGGATATTCCTGTGACCCCCCGCATTCGACGCTTCAACAACATCCCTAAAGTATGCAGTCATCGCAGACTCAGATCGGCCCATTTTTGCAATCAGAGCCTTGTTAAGCATGGTCCCTTCTTTGTAACTCATCTTTTGTGCGTTCAATGCACGGGCTACTGCTGTGACTTGTCCCCTTACAATCCCTTCAAGATTGCCGTATAGTTCAACCATAGCCATCGATTGCAGCTTAAAATCTTCTTTTGACTCAAAGCCAAGCTCCTTCAATCTATCTTCATCGATTACACCTTCTTTGAAACTGGTCCAAGTCCTTGCCGTCTGGGCTATATGTTTCGCAAGTGTGTCCGCAAATTGGGACTTAGCAGCAAGATCAGCAGCGAGTTTGGTATAGTCACCGGGAGATAACTCACTGAACCTATCTAATAACTTTTTAGGAGATTCTTTGTACAGCTTCGCGAGTGTGGTCGCGTATCCGTTTAATCGTTGTCTGACTTCAACGTGGCTTTGTACATCCCCACCTTTGAGAATTTTGAATTCATCTTCAAGCCGCTGCCCTACAGTTATTAAAACGTCCTGAATATCATCATCGTCTGTTACAATGCGAAGGCGCCTAGAGAAGTTAGCGGCTTGCTTCGCACGATCTCCTCCAAATGTTTGAGGATCAAACGATTCTCCCGTTTGTTGCATACGAATACCAGAGCCGTGCAATATAGTATCCGCTAATTCCTGTGTGCCCTTGAAGTGGGGACTGTTAGGGTTTCTCAGGCTTTCGTTATAGCTGCGAATGTCCTCTTGTTCGTTTAGCTTCCTAGCTGCACGTTCTGAGGCAGTCTCTGGAAATAGCGGTGTCTCTCCTTCAGCGTCATAGTGTCTAAAGGTCACTTCCTCTAAATCAGGATTGTCGTTGATTTCCTTTGGGGCTGGGGTGCCGTCCATTGCCTCTTGCTCTCTGGCACCCAAAGCTTCTTGTTCCTTGGCCGCTCCGTCTTTAAGTGACGTTTCTGCTTCAGTTGCAAGTGTGTTGGCTTCTTCAGCATTGCCTTTCATCAAGTGGCTTCGTGCCCTGAATGCAAGGATGACGCCTTCAATCATTCCCCCTAGCACCACGCCTTCTAGTGCTGTCTTCATTCTGTTGATAAGCTCGCCATCTTCAGGGTTAGTCATTAACCCTTCTGTTATCGCGTTATCCACTCCCATTTCATGGAGCCAATTTGAAAGGTTTCCGTCAGACCCTTCAAACGCGGTGAAGTCAGCGATAGCTCCCCGCACCATACCTTCCGCTACTTGGAATTTCTTAGTCGGATTAAACTGCCGTTCAGCCCTCTGTACAGCCCGTGTTGTGGCAGCTTTGGATAATCCTTTTTTCTTAGCTGCGTGTGCTGTTCCTGCTTTTATAAAAGTTGCAGCTTTGGCAAACTTACCAGGCCCGACCCAGCCAACAACAAACTGTGTAATGCCAGACACCCCGCTTCCTACTACAGTATCTGGGGCTCCAATGAGGTCACTAGCAGCATTTCCAAAATCAGTGGACCCGCCCTGTTTGATGTACTCTGTTACTTCTTCTCCAGATAATATTTGGGGGTCAAATTCCCCGGTTACTGGATCAAACATTGTGACCGTACCGACATTCTCACTGAGCCACTGAGCCGGTGTGTCAGCAAGGCTCATAATAGCCTCTCCTGCCTTAGCAACACCGTGGGCAACACCCTGTATCGTGTCTCCCACTTCAAACCACGCTCCCCCATCATCCTCTGTCTCCGGTGGGGCTGTTACTTCGGACACTGAAAATGCATCCTGCTGGCCTAAAACTTGTGCAGACATCCCCTTTCCGTACAAAGAATCAAAAATCTCAGTGTACTGTTCTGGGTCCGATTTTAGTAACTCAATTGTTTGTTTGGTTTCTTCGTCAAGGTTAAAGGCGTCACTCATTGCCCATTCCTGTATTTAATAATCTTTGTTCTACTTGATTCCACAGAGCATCAAAGTATGCGGCCCGCATTCCCATTCTGGTTAAATCAAAGAACCTATTGAATAGTTCTTTTTGTGTTTCTGTGTTTAAAGGAACCTCTGTTTTCTTAGTGTCTACTTTCTCACGCCTATTTTGCGCTCCGTCAAACACATCTTCTGATTTGTACAACCCTGCCGCGCCAACTTTGACAAGGAAATCAAGGAAGTTATCTATTTGTTCAGCAGTAAGACGTTGACCTTGAGTTCCCCTCCCTGCTGTGGATTTGAATTCCCGTTCACTATCTGATCCATATTGTTTTAACAGATCGTTAATTCCTGAATCAATATTTAAGGGGCTTTCACTGGGCTTCGACGGTATGTTAGAAGACGCTTTTTCCGCTTCTTTCGCTGCGGCGAACGCAAGCATCCGTTTAGTCTTATCCAATACCGGTTTTCCGGCGTTTTTAGCAATTTGATCTTTTAATTTACTCTCATATATAACCTTTGCAGCGTCAGATAATTCAGCGGCTGGGTCGGCTGCTTTTTCTTCTTCTACTACTGGTGTACCGACTCCGTATCTTGTCAATACCTCATAGATTGTCTTTTTTGAAACCTTATTAATTGAATCTACTGAATTCCAGTCGTCTTTGTTTTCTGGATCGTTCGGACCTTTCAATATTGTCTGTAGGTGTGTACTGTCCTCTACAGCTTCTTTAAAAACACTTTCTAATATTGCATCCCGAAGGTTCAAAATTCCGATTTTTTTATCTGTATGATAAACTTCCCCGCCGTAACTAATCTGCGTTATGCCGGGAGTATTTTCCAATGTTTTTTCTATCTCAACTAACTCGGAATGAAAATTGGCAGCAATAGATACTCCCAATGCCGTTGAATATCCCATAGAATCATAACCAAATACTTTAAACAGCTTGTCTGTAGATTTCTGAAATTTGTTAATCTGTGCGTGTACGCCAGTACCGGACATAGACCTTAGAAGCGCGGCGCGTATTACGGCAGGGTTTGCGTGTGGATACTTAGCTAATACTTTCGTAACTTCTTTCTCAACATCTTCTTGACGATTACTTCCTGTTACATGGAACGCCGCCAGCGCTTCTCCCGTTGCTTTGCTAGTTCGTATAGCTTTTTCAGCATCGCTAATAAGAGGACCTCTGGCTTGATGTTCAATTGCGGTTTGATCATTACTGATCCGTGCGTCTACTGTCGATTCCCATTTACCAATGTCAAAGTTGTTTACATCAAGCTTGTTGGCTTTCTTGTATTTCGTAATCCAAGCTCTTTTATCTGCAAGGGTTGGGATTTTTGATCCCAGTTGAAACCTATACTCCGTAAATGCAGCAATTGCTTTAGCTGTATTGTCGGCTATTAAGTTTGTTCTAATATCCCTATCAAGGTCTCTCTGTTTGCGATCTTCTTGTTCTAGATTATCTATGGCATTTTCTACGGCTAACAACTCTTTTGAACTCAATCCGGTAGGGGTGCTACGAATTCCATCAGGGGTCTGTTCTTTAAGAACATACTGTTTGTTGACGCCAAGTTGTTTTAAAGCGTTAAGTAATAGAATTCCTCTGCTAGGGTCCATGGATTCTGCACTGGAAATTGCATGGGTAAAGAAATCACTCCTTAGAGTTACGCGATCTTGCCCGGTGGTGCCATAAACAATTGCAATTTGTAAGTCCTTCCAGTTTTGTTCAATTGCCTTCGCTGGGTCGCGGGTATGGTCACCATAGGCGTTTGACCAAACCTGAGCCAAAGCCACTTTCATATTATTATGATTAACTTCACGTTTATACTTAACGTGACTAGAAACTAGATTTGCAGAAACCTGTTGAATAATTGGATATGCCCCAGCAATATAACTAGGGTTTTCTCCTAGAGAATTAAGATAGGTCTGTGTTTCACCCGATAGCCAAGACGGAATGTCGAAAATCGCACCTTTTTCTTTTTCATATTTTTCTAAAAGCGACCTTTGCCATTTTGTTGCGTGTATGTTTCCCAGTTTCTCGTTGTAAACATCATGAAACAACTCGCTTTGTTCTGGGTGCAGTCTTTCACCAGATACAGCATCAAGGTTTCCGTCGCCTAATTTTTGCAACATTGCCGCTCTTGTTGCTGCGGCTTTGTCTTCCTTGTCTTTCTTCTTCTGCCAGATTTTCTCTTGTTCTTTATTTTCTGCCTGAGCGACACCGAGAGCTTTCTTCAACTCCGCTAAAGCTTTGGATTTATCATCATACGCATCAGATGTGTATTGCGGCTTGGTCTGAACATAAGTATCTACAGGGGATAAGAGATTCCGCATTCTCCTGACATCAGGAACTGCAATCTTTGATCTAGGTGCCATTACGAAACTCCGAATGCCTTAGCATATCCACCCTTTTTATCGGCGTATTTATTAGTACTTGCCCCTATCTCTAATACCGCTCCTAGAGGGCTGGGCGCAGACCTGTAAGGGAGCAACCTGTTCTCTTCTATTCGACGGCGTTCTTTAGTTTTCACACCGCGTTTGTTAGCTACAAGCTGATCTTGAACCTGGGCCATTTCTTCGACTGCTGAAGCTTCACTTCTGTACCCAGCGGCATTAAGTTCATCCCACGCTTCTACAACTGACCCTGCCATGTTCAACCCATAACTAGAGGCTTGTGTTTTTAATTCTGCTGCTGTTGCCCTTGCAGCAAGTTGGTTTTCGTATTCATCCTTTAAGATACGTTCAGATTCCACACGGGCTTGATTTTCTAAATCTTCACGCTCTTGGTTTGCTGCTATTCTTGCCTGACGATCAGATTCTGACTTAGCAAGATTCTCCGCTTCGATCTGGGCGTTTTTCTCGTTGGTTGCTTGGACAGACTGAACGTATCCTACAGCAGCAGACGCTATGCTGAGTGCAAGACCAATAGTAGCGGGTTCACACATTCATTACTGTCCTATTCTAGCAAATTCGTAGAAGTCCCTTTGGAATGGTCCATATGGACACTTTCTGATAAACACAAAACCTAACCATTTTAACCATCTATGGTGTACATGGTTTCTACAATCTGTGTAGTTCCACAACAGTTTGTGACGGGTGTGTAATTCACTTATGTACTGTCTATTCAATCGTAAGAAAGGGATTGTAAATTGTTCCAGTACCGGAGTTCCCACCATCCACACAGAACCAGTTGGTGTTGTACCAAAAATCATAAACGGGTTACTATCGTTGGTAGCTACTTTTAGATAATCTGAAACCATGGCGCTGGAAAACAAACTACTAAACGTGTCTCTCCCAGATGCAGCGTATAACTCGTCTTTGTCTGACTGCCTAAGGTTCTCTGCTAAATATGGGATATCGGAAGGAACGCAGTCCCTTACCTCATATTCGTTTAGCTTTTGGGGTGTACATTGCCTCCCATTCTGTCGATGAGAATGAGGAGTTAAATGGCGTATCATTTTTAATCTTTATTTCTACTTCATCATTTTTACTGAACACTGGAAACCTAAACTCACCAGTGTCATAGCTGGTTTGTCCTATGATATTCCCGCTTGAACCTAATACCCTACCGGTGAATTTATAGGTTTTAATTGGTTTATTTGTTGGTTCTACAGTGACTTCAAACTGCGCGGTGTTTAAGTACAACAGTGACATATAGCGTAATTGTAGACGCCCATCCTGTACGGGAACCTGTGCCCCCCGTTCCCCATCACGTAAAAACTGCTGGCTGTAGTGATATTCAAACGTGTAAGGAATTCCAACATGGTAATTTTTAGATGTTACATCACCAGAAACAACAATCTGCGTTGTACTCTGAGACACAATTATTGGAACGGTTCCGTCGCTTTCAACCAACGTCCAATCAGCCGACTCAGTGTATGGAACAGTAATAGTGGTTTGATCGGTGGTGCTATTGTAACTTTCAGTACATTCTGCGTTAGATACGCGCCTATCTATAAGTACGTCATCAGGGACAGCATCCACCCCCTCTCCCTCGGTGAGCATTATCTTATCTAGGTGTACACCGGAATTGGACTTATATACGACAAATAAGTTCTGTTCTAAAAATTCCATGGTGAGGATTGTGTACCCGGCAGGAAATGTCCACTTCCCCCACGATGATTGAAGTTTCTCATCTCCAGACATATACCATTTGTATATGTACAATGTTGTACGGTCTCCAGAGCTTAACACAGCCATGATATCGTCCGTGGTAGAAGACGCCATTTTGACTATGTTCGCTGGGATGTACCTTGGAATCTGTACTGTAATTTCAGAGCTATCTTTATTGTCTGCCTGATCTGTAACAAACAGTTCTCTTAAATTAGCATGAGAAATTCCATCCACGGCAAAATATACATTCGGTCCTACAGATGTCGGCTTTGCTTTAATACTAGCATCAAAACTAGTGGCGATATCCAATCCCACTGTTTTAGGAGACAACGAGTCCCCTTCAGTCACCTCAAACTGTGCTTTATCCGAAAATAACATAAGTGTTCTATTGTACGGAATAGCGTGGTATAGTGTAGACACTCTGTTTGTTGTGCTGGCTACATCAATACGCTCAGTGTCGAGAAGCTGCACAGTCGTGGTGCGCCAAAAGTTTTCAAATTCTTGGTTTTCACTAAATATTACATTTTCTCCGGACAGAAATCCCATTCTGCCTTTGTGTAAGAAAATGTCGTTTATCTTGTTACCAACAAACGAGGGATCACTATTAGTATTATCGTCTCCTGAAATTCTAGTAGCCCAAGTGTCTCTATCAAAGGTAAACGTGCCGTCAGAATTCCGGGTTAAGATATGAGGCATAGTAGAAGCTGTCAGTTCTCTGCCGGAATTATAACCAACAGTCTCCGTCCACACATTGTCTAGGTAAAATACCCAGTAATCGTCACCAGATTCTTCAATGTCTCCTTTAATTTTAACTAGACGATTATCAACGTCTTGTGGGGGAAGCTTAGAAAACTCCTGTATTTCATCTTTAAATACCCGCATTGAGCGACCACCGTACCCTTCGGTCACCTCCACCTTATCAGTGGTGCTAAGTCCACTGATGCAAACCGCACTGTTTTCTGTAGTCGCTGTATATCCAGCGGTCACCAACGCATTCTTCAGCGCAGTGGCAATTTCATCAGTGCCCTCTAGTGCGGTGGCTTCTGAAGTATTTGTATTTGTCGTGGTGGTCGCCCTAAGCGTTCCATTTATGTATATGGCATAGGTTTTATTAGCGACCGCTTGGAATATGTATATGGTAGCCTGAGTCTTTGGGTCTGTTCTAGTTTCAGTAGTAGCCGCAGCCGCAGTAGATACTGAAGTGTTAACAATCCATGTTTGATCTGCTACTGATAAAAACCTTAGCTGTTCATTTGGTTTGTTTGTAGATAAATAGGATTTTCCATTGGGAAAGCTTACGGTCTTTTTGTTACCAGACAGATCATATACTTCTAGATCACCGTTGACACACACAATTATGTATTGTTCCGTTGCATCTCGTTGTACAAGATGTATCGCTGCGTCGTCTGGAATAGTAACACTCGTATTTAGCTCAGAAATGTAGTTAGTATGTGGGCGTTTTTGTAGCCCAGTAACCACAGACGGGAATGCGTTTATCATCTCCTGACAACTTGTCTCCAGCCTGATTGGTGGAGGTTGTTGTGACACCCCATTGATCATGTTGGGAAGTGCGGATGATATCAGAGGCATTAATAAACGCCCCTGTCGAACCCAAAGCGACGTACAATGTTTAGAGGGGTTATATCGTCTTTAATCATGTTGTAATCGCCCGTCCACACTTCATCATTTTTCAAGGCCGCATAAGCAAGGGCTTCATCTCGTTGTGAAGTGTCTGTAACCACAGCCCCCAGATGCCGTTCACCAAACATCCTGCCGCTTTTTAACGTAATATATCTTCGGGCTGTCTCAGGGAGGTCTTCAAAAGCAAGCATCACTACAATATCTACAGTGACTTTTGTTGTATCTGGAGAATATGTGTGGTTTTTTCTATCGTATAAATATTTACCCCTGAGAACTAGGTCGTAATCCGTAGCGGAACTTGAGTCTACGGTATTAACAGTGTCAATCCTTGCTGTATTACTAGGCACAGGGAACTTGCCTTCGTTATCTTTAAGAATCGGGTATCCTATTTCAGTGTTAAAATTCCACCCGATGCTTTGAAGTTCTCTATTAGTGTTGCTTAAAATATTTCTTGCGATTGCTGCATCTACAACATTGTCATCTTCCAACGTATTTACAGGGCTTTCTCCAATCATACTGAGCATAATGTTTACGGCTTCTAGCTCTGTGGTTGGGGTGACAATTGCCATTTATTATCTCTCAAATAAAAAATGAGGCACCCCAGAAGTTAATCTGAGGTGCCTCTGTGTAGAGGAGGTATTACGAGGTGGCGTTCTTAATCGCTACCATACACTCCGGTCGCAAGGTTCCATGGCCGACCGCCATCTTGCTTACCATCAACGTGCCTTGACGACGAATGTCGTATTCAGCCTCAGATGCAATCGATAGAAGCTCGACGGTTCCCAAGGCTTGTTTCTGCATCACAACTGCAAGATAAGAACTAGCATTAACGCCGTACTTATTAGCAGCGGTATCCGTAGTTACGGACGGGTGATTAAGGGCAAGGTTGTTGGTCATAACAACTTGCATACCCGCAACATTAATCACAGTGCCGTCAGAGTAGACGCCATTAGAACCACCAAAGTCGCGGTTCACAATCTTGTCATTCTGGACGATACCATAATATGCGGCAGGGGTTACGAACACATATCGGTCGTTACGCGGGACATTCTTTTCGTCCAGCTTCTGAGCCGCGTCGTAAATCTGACCGACCAATGTGGTAACATCAGCGGCAGTGCCCATGTTCAAGACAGAAGACTGAACGATCTGTTCTGAGGTGCCTTGATCGGCAATTGCCGTGGGCGGGGTGGCGCAATCCTTGACAGCCATAGACAGCAAGTTACGGTCATATGTCTGTGCAAGAGCTTCACCCAGTTGGGTGCTATATTCACTACGAACATCATAGTGATTTTTAGCTTCATCAATGTTCGCGATGAAGGCATGAGCAATGAGAAGATCATCAATTGTGATGACTTTTTCATTGTGTTTAATCGCAGTACCTACGATTTCTGCCCCAGGCGAATGATAAGAACTACTTGACTTACCAACTGCCGGAAATTGGGCCGACTTACCTGAGGAGATGTTACGTTGCCGCACCCGCTCTTTCATTACGGTTGCAGCGTTGAAGGTAGCCATGACCTCGCCCGAAAAGATTTTCAGGAAAAGGGCATCATAACCTGTTCCCGTTGCTTCTACGAGACCTAGGCGTGATGGAGTGGCATTAGCCATTCGCTTCGATCCTTTCTAAAGTTAAACAAAGGTGTGGTTCTTCAGATACTCAACGGGAAACAGGATTATCCATCGTAATGGGTCAAGTTAGTTGAAGTAATGAAGATTCAGACCGTCGTCTGAACGCCCTCCTAAAGAGGAGCGACGTTATTTTCGGGATCGATTTTTAGATTTACTCCGAATGCTTAGGTTGGACACTGAGTTGTTCTGTGGGTTTCCATCTTTATGATGTACATCTTTACCAGCCACAGAAGATGCACCATTCTTTTTAATCATCAAACTACGTGCTGCATTACGCTTTGCACGATTCTTTTTCTGTTCAGGGCGTTTATGGTAATTATCGTATTCTTTACGGTAGTTCCGGCTCATTTAAATGATTCCTCACCAATCCCCCACGCCACCAACGCCCTGCGTGTTCCCCAAAACACTGGGTTTGCTCTGTGCCACAAGAAACTGGGAAACACAGTTGCCATGCCTTGTGTTTTATCTATTTTATGACTGTCGTTTGTGCGTACACTCAGCCCCCCTCCAACGTATGATCTAGGGGGGCTCAAGTTAATACTCAGCGTTAGTTTTCTCTTTAACACTGCGTCTTCATTGTGCCCATTGTCTACATGAGACAGATAAAATCCAAACGGTTTATATGTTGTGTATTGAAGTGGCGGTAGTCTATCGAACTGAAATCCAAAGAATTCAGCCGCTTCAGTCATCACGTTTAAAACAGGATTGAATATGTAATCTAGATTTGTCTGTGTTGATATCCATTGGATGTTACATCGCCTATGTAACCAACTACGTCCAGCGTCCATGGTTTCGCCGGAAACAATAGGGACATCTGCCAAATCTTTTATAATAGAGTCACATTGTTTTTCTGTAAATACCTTGGTTTTAAAAACCTGTATCGGGTGGTTAGGCATTTCTAGATTCTAGGATATTACTCCTAGCTAACTTAGCTTCTACATCCGCCCTGAACGCTGAGTCATCTCTATACTTAGGAGACTGCATGTCCTCCATAAGTTCTCCTAAAGAACGGTACGCTCCTCCTGGGGCGGAAACATTGCCTGATATCGATGTGGAAGGTTCTTGTCCTTCGCTCAATGAATACCTAGATTTAAGCCCGTTAACTGCAAGCTCAATCTGTGCCATATTGTTTGAGTTAACTGCTGTATTATAGGCGTCGATTTCCGCTTCCGATAAAGAATTAGATGCCCAAGAAATCATATTTTGATAAGCTTCTTGTCCACCAACGGATTCATACACCTTGGACTGAGCAACCTCCATTCGTGCTGTCTGTGCTTCAATATAACTATTAACAACATCATTGGGGATGCCAGCCTTTTCCAAGGCTTCGTAACTCTGTGGCGATAGTTCGCCAGTTTCTGCCCATTCGTCTGAAAGAGCTTGGAAATCTACACCGGCTGATTCGACAGCTTCTTTAGCTTCTTCCGCGCCGGTTTCTCGATTTTCTCGCGGCTGACTCTGGCGACGTTCAAGCTCTGAATAAGCCTTTGCCAAATCTTCTGGGGATTGAAACTTGTCTGGTAACCATTCTGGGCGGGATTGATCATCTCCATTGCCCTCAGGTACACCATCGACATCAATACCCATCTCCCGTGCTTCTTGTTCTAATGATTTTCCTGTCGGTTCTTCTGTAACCGCTGTGACCTGTTCAGCCATTTATTGTCCTGTCGCCTCTTGAATCTGTTGAGCCATCTGCTGGGCCATTTCAGGGTCCATGCTCTGCCCTATGTCAGCAGCGGCTTTGATTGCAGGGCCGGTCCCACTTCCTACAGCTTTATTAGCCAAGTCCATCGCGCCCTGTTGTTGCATTTGTTGTTGCTGCGCCTGTTGCGCTGCCATCTGTTCTTGTTGAATTTGTTCCTCAGATTTCACCAAGCCGTCCATATCAATGCCTAGTGATGTTCCCCTTCGCTTAATGTAGTCACCAACATTGAGGTAGTTAGCCAGAACCTCAGGGGGTAACTGGGCTAGACCTTGGAAGAACATGTCTAGCTTATTGAGATCGTGACCTCTGCCTAAGGCTTCAAGGCCAGTGACAATCGCAGGCTTCACAACGCCCTTAGGCAACGCTGGCAGTCGCCTTTGTTTTGTCATCCTGTCCATTATCCTAGTCACCAGTGGTAACTGGAATTCTTCTGACATTAAGCTGAAAGTGCCGCCAAGTGCGTCATCCAATTCTTGGGACATGCGCCTTATTTCTTCAGCAGTGACTCTTTCCCCGTCGCGCTGAACCGCTGTGTTCATCAGGAAAGCAAACGCCATGCGTTGCTCAATCCCCTGAGCGGTTTCACGGGCTACCCTCATGTCATTGTATTTTTCTGCTTGGAGGACAGTGACCTCACTAGCATTCCCGCTAACTATCGCACCGTTTGGTGCATCAGCGATATCACGGGCACGGGTAGTACCATTGGGGTTAACCATGAACACCACTTTGGCGCTTGCCGCTGTGGCTTCTAGTATGGCTTTAGAGATTCCTTCTAGAGAAATCATATCCCCTTTGTATTGCTCTACATAGGATCGACCGTAGTCTTCAGAGTCAATCCTCTCCCACCGAAGGGGGAGCATGGGGGACTTATCGATAGGCCAAGTACCTTCAGAGCCGGGAACTACCGTGGCATTTATCTCTTGGTGTAATCTCCACCGCTTTCCGTCTCTGTACATTGCGGTGTAAACATCTATAGACTTGTCTGTGCTGGTCTTACTGTTGTCTGTGTCTTGCATATTCTGGAGTACAGCTTCCCTGACTTTATCGTCCAGAACCTCAGGAGATACGCTTTCCTTAATGATGATATTTAAGGGAGTACCCATGGGGTCACGCTGTACAACATACCGGCGAAGATCGAATACCCGCGCGCCTTCATCTTTTGGTAGATAGACAAGAACATTACCAACAACGATCAATTGCTTCAGAGCTTCAAATATAATTGATCTTAGGTTTTGACTTTCAATTTCGGCCTGAATAGACCGCTCTATTTTATTCAGTGCTTCTTCTATCTGCGCCCTAGCCCCAGGCTGTTGAGCCAACTCCGTAGCTGTAAAATCATCCAGCACAAACCGAAAGAATGGAGTGTTTGGCGGGAGAAGGCTCAACAGTAGTTTGGACGCTAGGTTATTGACTCCCCGTGCCCCGATACCTTGGTAGGGAGTGTGTAGTATTGAAGATGAGGAATGCCCAGCATCAGGAAGCAATGCCGGTATTGTAAGCTTTGCACACTCTCGCCCCCTACTAAGGAAGGTTTCTCTTTCAGTCGCTAACTTCTCATATCGGGCAGCACAAGAGACATTACCATACATAGCTTATCCAATATTGAGGGGAGATTTAGTCGCTTTTGAAACAGCCTTAGTTTCAGATGGTTCGGTTTTAACACCTTTCTTTTTGTCGGTAGGGACTTTAATTTCTTCCAGACCAGCGTCCTTATATGCGTAGGTCATATCCCTGCGCGGTTCCGGTTGAACCACTGGGGAGCTACGTGAACCCATAAAGCACATATCTAAGACGGGGTGTTCACGCCGCTGCCATCTTTAGCAGAGGTGTTCTTCGCAATGTTCAGCGGGGTCTGGTACTTTTTCGTCCCTTTGGCCTTCTTTTTCTGCTTATCTGCTGTGGTGTCATCATCTGCCCGCTCTGGCACAATCTGTTCTAACTGCGGCGGTGGTGCCACAGGAGGTGCTGGAGGGGGTGGCGGTGGGGGCGGGCTAGGGCTAGAACCACACATACTTAGTTTTCCTCATCTGTTAGTTAAAATGTTTTCTTCCTGATCTTCTTTGACCCGTTTTAAATGTTTGACAACATCAGCACTTCCTACAGATACCCAAATCTGTCTGTCTGTGAAACTAACTCTTGGGCACTGGTTGGGAAACTGGTGGTCTAAATAGTCAATAAGGTCTTGTGTTATAAGAGGCGCTCTCACGCTTAGTTCCCTTCTAGTATGTCTTCTATTGAGTACCGTTACTCACACTGCTTCTGCCCAGTGGTAGGATCGATGTAACACGCTTCTGCTTTAGGTTCTTCTTCTTTAACTTCATTCAGTATCCCATATCGTTTTCCCGCTGCCCTAAAGGTGGTAATTCCACGACACCCTTTCTTCCAAGCAGTGAGATATAGGTCTTTAAACTGATCGTAAGTGACGGTATCCCCTACATTACATGTCTTACTAACAGCAGAATCTACATACTTAGAGACTAGTGCCAGCACCGCTACATGCTCTTCCGCTGATGTTTCATTAGCTGTCTTCCCGTGAACACCCTGTCGGTACGCATAATCCTCTACCCGTTCTATCTGATGCCCATCAAAATTTTGAATAGTGCGGTCATAGAAAAGGGAATATGGAGGTTCAATGCCGCTACTCACGTTGTCAGCGGTTAAAGAGATTGTACCTGTAGGAGCAATAGATGTTAGATGACTATTCCGTATGCCCTGCTGTGCAATCTTATCTCTTAGATACTGGGGAAGAGTCTTTACAAAACCCGATTGCAGATACTTTTCACTATCGAACAACGGGAAGCTCCCCTTTTCCAATGCAAGGTCTGCACTGGCTGAGTAGCAAGTGTCCCGTAACTCTCGCATAACCTTTGCAGTAAACTTCATAAACTTAGGAGAACCATAAGGGTAGCCACACATTTCAGCAGCGTTAGCAAGCCCTGTAATGCCTAGGCCCATCCTGCGTTTATTTTTCGCTTCAGTTTCCTGTTCATCTAGAGGATAGGTTGTACGGTCAATAACATTATCCATGCTGCGAACAACAACAGGAATATCGTTTTTATACAACTCAAAATCAAATCGGCCCCCGTCTACATATTTTGTTAGATTAAAACTTCCCAACAAACACGCACCATATGGCGGGAGGGGCTGTTCTCCACATGGGTTTGTTGCTTCGATGGTTTCTGCATACCAAAGATTATTCATCTTGTTGATGGTATCGATGAATAGCACCCCAGGTTCAGCCCAATCCCATGTGCTACGCATGATTTGATCCCACAACGCTACAGGATCGATCTCCTCATACACCCTTCCTTCAAACTCCAGAGGAAACGGCTTCTTTTGCTCAAGGCATTTCATAAACTTATCGGTAACCCCCACCGATATATTGAATCCGGTAAGGAAATGTTCGTTATGTTTAGCTGTCAGGAATGTCTGTATGTCTGGGTGGTCAATGCGAAGAACGCCCATCTGTGCCCCGCGACGATGCCCGCTAGATGCTATCGTTTGGCAGACAGCATCGTAGATTTGCATAAAACTGACAGGTCCGCTGGCTCTGGACTCTAAGGATTTAATCATCTCTCCACGGGGCCGCAGTCGAGAGAAGTCATACCCTATCCCACCGCCACGCCGCATAGTTTCAGCGGCTTCAGTAGCACGGTGCATAATCGAAGGCATATCATCTGTAATTATACCTGATACGAAACAGTTATATGCCGTTGTCTGCCTTATACTACCCATGGCGTTTTGTACGCGACCAGCAGGAAGAAATCGTAGATACCTCAAAGAATCTTTGAACGATTCAAAATGATCAGGGCTGTCTTTGAGGCTATCTGCAATCCGCACCACCTTTGAATAGAAATCTTCTCCTGTCTGCCTGTATTTAATCGTGTCGATTTCTTCACTTATTGGTAGTGTCATCCCGTAGTGTTGGTTAGTCGCCAGCATTATAGTTCAACCTCTCCCTTTAATTGGTTAATACGCATCTCCGCATAACGGATTACCTTTTTAAGATCGGTTATCTCTGAGTCTTGTTCCGACATGTCTGGGTATTTTTTGAAACCGGCGCGCGTTGCATACTTGACTATATTCCCACGCCAAAATTCCATACCGTTCCGCATGATGTATGTTATTGGTTCTATCTTCCACCTAGAATAATGAGGCGGACGGGACACCAGACTTTCTTCTTCCTTCTGCTTCATTCCTTGTGCTGTGCGGCTATAGAATGCCCCTGCCCTCTCCATGCGACTACGGTACGACCCATCGTTCTCATGTTTTACGGTGTCCACAACAGAACCTCCTCTTTCGCTAAGTCATAATCTGTATGTCTCAAAATCCGTGATACTTGCGCCTGTACCATTGCTTCCTTTTCTGAAAGTCCTTGTTTCTCAAAAGCAGACAGAACAGATTTCCAACTAGCATCATCCTTTAAAATTTTTTCCGCTTTTTTTGGACCGCACGTAGGACAGCCGACATAATTATCTACACGGTCTCCGGTTAGCGTTTGAAAGTAGTGCTGATAATCCCCCTCCTCTTCAGTTATATTCACCACTGAATTAAGAGAAAAATCGAAGTGGAACCCTGGGATTTGCAGAAGGTCTTTATCTTGGCTGTAGATAACCTTGTGCCCTTTAACAAGGTCTGGGTGTGTCGCCAAGATTCCAAGAACATCGTCCGCTTCTAACCCCTCTTTTTCATAGGTCTTATACTCTTTCTTAATCCACTCTCTGAGGGGGCCGAAGGCAATCGGCTTACGAACACCCTTTCTGTTAGCCTTGTAGCTGGGAAGGATTTCTTTTCGGAAATTTGTGCGGCTGGTTAGACACACAACAGGTGTGTTAGTAGCTGTACAATCAACGATTTCAGCAACAGCACTCCGTACCGTCTGCTGTGCTTCCTTCATGTCAACCCACGCAGCAACAACATCATTAGAAAATTCTACAGATTCTTCGGCGGCAGCGGATACCCTGTACAAAAGGATATCTCCATCAATCAAAACTGTTTTCTGCATTCCTCAACTCCTTCCAACTTACAGGGAAAGTGACAGACAAAATCTGGTTCATGTGTCCTGCCACATACCTAGTTTCCTGTTGTGCATCTGCCGCCAAACGCAGATTGCACACACGGGAAAATGCATACAAACTTCCAGACCAAAACCACTCAGTCATCATGGATAAAGGTAAGACACCACGGGCTTGCTCAGGTGCGACACCTTTTTCTATTAAAATTTTATACGAGTTATGAGCGTGGCGGATGGTGTCTTCGTATATCCAATCAAGCACAGGGTTCTCTTTTAATGCGTTTCCTGACCCTTGCTTCTTATCCACAGGACGACCGCGCCATACATTGGGGGTATCAAACTCCACTTCAGAGTCCACGTACCTCCTACTCACTTCGTTCCAAGATAGACCAACCTGATGTTTCATAAGTTGCCTAGCCACAAAGATAGGAGCTTTTATCTTGAACGTGGCGAAACAATGGGAAAATGGTGACCAGTGTTTATGCTGCGCCAAGTATTTAATCAGCTTGGTGTCCCTCGCGTCATCCCACGTTTTCTTCTCAAAATTAAAGCTTACCCTAGCGGCGTCAACCACGCGCTTATCACTGCCCATATAGTCAACAAGCTTAACATCAGTGTGTGTCCGCCCACGTTCGTCCAATTCTATACTCCCCAGTAATCGGAACTCTAAGATTGAAAGCCTTACCCGCATCTTCAATAGCAGACACAGCCAGTTGACCCACTTCTTCAGCTAGTTCCTTGTCGGTTTCAATTTGTATTTCATCGTGAATCCACGCCACTTGCTGTACACGATCCCGAAGACCCTTAGCTTTTATTTGTTTGTCGAACTCAACAAGCCATTGTTTAGAACAAATGGCACCACTGCTTTGCAACAGCACGTTTAATGCGCGGTGAGGTGAGCGGATTGAAAGCTTGCGCTTGTCTAGTCCTAAAAGGTATCCGCGATCTTCCGCCGTGTCTTTGACCAAGCCGATAAGCTTATGGAGACCGTGGTTTTCTTTAAGGAATCGCTCCTTGACTTTAGCAACTTCCTTTTTTCCAAGAGAGGTAACTTCAGCCAGCTTATTGATGCCCGCACCATAAATGAAAGCATAAATAAACCGTTTACTAATATCCCTACTGTCCAAACCAGCAGCATGTTGGTTGTGCGTGTGAATGTCGCCATCAATTACTACCTTTGCGTATGCTCCATCATCTAGGGGAGCGGTGAAGTGTCCTAACATTCTCAATTCGATGCCGCTCATATCGACACCAACAAGAGAATTACCTTCGGGCACAGTAAATAATTTTCGGCACTCCTTACCGAAGGGTGCATAGACCGCTGGAACTTGTTGCAGATTAGGGCTTTTCATAGACGCCCTGCCGGTTACCGTACCATTAGTCAAAACACTTCCATGAATACGGTCGCCGCGCAACGAACCAAGCCAACTATTCTTCCCCTCTGACAACATCCCAAGACGCTTTTGTATGGTGAAATATTCGACCATTATCTTTGCCTGTGGGAAGCTCACGGAATTGAGAGTTGTCTCATCTACCTTAGGGTGTCCATCAGGAGTAAACGCCTTTGGTTCCCACCCTAATTCGATTAATTTGTCTGCGACATGGAACCTTGAACCAGGGTTAAACACATTCAGCTTAACTTTGGTATACGCACAACCCTCCACCTTAGACGCCGTTGTGGGGTCTTTGTAATTGAGCGTGCGACTTGGTGTCGCCTCTCCACAGGGCGACCACCAAGGGGAGAACACAGATTGAAGCTCTTCCTCAATCTCTACCCTTCTGCGCTGTAGCTTCCGACACAAATCAAGTGCCGAAGTTTCATTAAACATGAAACCATGCCGCTCTTGCCGCGCAATCAACCACTGTACCTCATGCTCAAGGTTAATGGCCCTGTTAGAGTAGTTCTTTGATTGGATCAGCTTCCAAAGCTTTGCGGTGACTGCTGTGTCCTGAATGCAGTATTCCAACATCTCATTGCTGAAATCGTCCCAGCCCCCTTGGTAGTCGCCTTTATGACACCCCAGTCTGTGCCCCCACGCGGCCAAGCTATGTGACCCTTTGAGCTTGCTGGGAATCTCTACTTTTCTGGAATGCTCAGTCTCCGAAATATCAGTCCAGATAAGACGGGAGCAAACTAGGGTGTCTACAACCTTGTCTTCAGGATAATCAAACCATGGATACAGTCTGACCATAAACGGTATATCAAACTTAATAAGGTTGTGACCTACCAGACCATCTTTGGACATGGCAGATCGCAGCCCCTCTTCGATCTCTGCTGGACCGTAGGCTTCAACCTCATCTGTTTCGCAATCTCGGAGGACAACACAATGAATGGCATCGCCATCTAAGCCCTTTGTCTCAATGTCAAGTATATGCATTGTGTCATCCCCCTACAGATTACAGGTATTAGGCTAAGGAATATTCAGCGTAAGTGCGTCCTTGCCCATCATATTTAATTTGCTTTGTAATATTCCACCCACATACACGTAGCTCATAGATACGTGCAGCAAGCCTGTAGACACCGTAGACGCCCATGGCTTCAAGAGGGCTGATCGTCTTGCCAGCCTGTAGGTGTTTAAGAATTTTCACATTTTGAGATTGCCCGGTTTTCACTTTCCACCCTCCTTCTAGTTTTGAAATTTCTGCCATCACAGATTCATATTCTGGGATGAGCTTCGGATCGTCTACTGCTAGTATGGCTAGTTTCTCTGCCCGCTCAAAAAGGCAGTCGTCAGAAGTCTTCTGCATCTGCCATAACCTCATTTAGCCTTCCAGTATCTCGGTCAAATTGAAGTTTTGTGGCAACGCCTGTTTCACCGCTGAAGCGGTTCTTCAGCACTCTGATAACAGTCTGGTGTGCGGTATCAGAGTCCTGCTGGTTGCGCTCACAGCCACAGACAATATCAGCTAGGTGTCCAATAGCACCTGAGCCCCTAAGCTGCGCCAGAGAGGTCTGTCCGCCTTCCTCATGGGGCTTACCATCAGGGCGCTTCAAGTGAGACACAAGAATCAGCCCCATGCCTGTCTGTTCAACCAAGGAGCGTAGCCGCGTCATAATTGAATCAATCAAGATTCTCTCCGACCCAGCCTCACTATCCATGTTGTCAGATACAACAATACTGAGATGATCAAGCACACAAAAGGAACAGCCCATTGCTGCGAAATACTGTACTCTTTCGAGAAGATTGTCGCTGCCAAGGGAACCAAAATGATCATACAGGTATAACCGATTGGTAGACACAACACGATCAAACCCATCTCGTAAGACACTCTCTGGAATATCTTCAAAGTTAAGGTTAAGCCTCTCGTTGATTTCAATACCAACCAGCGACCTGAGGGTGTGTCTAACACTTTCTTCAAGACAGATAAGCCCAACAGTTTCTCCTTGGGTCAGAAGATGGTGTGCGATTTCTTTAACGATTGCACTCTTGCCAATTCCTGATCCGGCTGTGAAAACAGTAAGCTCTCGTTTTCTCAGGCCCCGTGTCTTTTCATTGAGACCTTCCCAAGGATAAGGCACACTTTCTGCATCGTCGTTTCGGATGAACTCGTCCCAAAGCTCAGGTCCAGAAACAATACCATCTGGTCGATACTCTTTAGCTTGCCATATAGCGTCTATGATCTCCTTGCCTCTGCTTGCCTGAAGCATCTCAGATGCATCATTGAGAGGAAGCCTGGCTACCTTACAGCGTCCCGGCGGAAACAACGGGGCACACTCAGCAACCGCTGCTTCACCGGCATCATCAGTGTCAAACATCAGCACAATGGTTTGAAATTTTAACAGGTAATCAAGGTTACGAGTAATGACACCAGCGGCACCGGAACTGCCTGTGCTGACGCTCACAACCGGCCATTTATTATTCTGTGCTTGGGACACCGACAACGCATCCAGTTCCCCTTCGGTCACAACTATCATCTTTCCTTTTGACCAAAGGTGCTGACCATACAAGCCAGCTTTTCGGATATTTCCTTTAGTGAATATCTTCTTATTTTTTTTCCTAATTTTTTGAGCCACCACTTTGCCATCTACAATGTAGTTAGCAATCTGACAGGGCTCCCCGTTGTGTATGCCTAGCTGGTATTTCCAGTGTTTACAGGTAGCCTCAGTCAGTCTTCGGGAAGGGATTGCTTCCGCTTGCCCTTGCGCGAATAGCTCTTTTTCGATGGGATTTTCCTCTGGTGGAAAAGGGAGGATGTCAGCTTCGTCGCCATCAGATTTCGGCGGCGGGGTGTACGCTTTACACCCGAAGCAGTACGTGTGCCCATCACTCCAGACTCCAACATTGTCTTTAGAACCGCACAGCTTGCACGGTTGCTTGGTTACGAAACTCTGCGGCTCCTCAGACATGCGTTAACCCTCCTGTTTCTGTTTGCTCCACCAGTCTTGTACGTCAAAACCCGGACACGTTTTTTTGACACTGGGAAAATCGCGATGTCCTAAAACCTTCGCGCCGGGGTACTTGACCAATACGTCACTGATTAAAAGTTTAAGCGCATCGAACTGTTCCACCTCAAACTCATCTGTACCGACCATCGCGATGGCGACACTGTTTCCATTGGCACCGCGTACATGTGCGCCAATAGTGTCGATAGGTCTTCCGTGTTCCACGGTGCCATCTCTGCGTATGACACGATGGTAGCCAATACCTAGCCAGCCTCGCTCTTTATGCCAGCGGTCAATATCATCAGCGCCAATGTCCATATCGCTTGGTGTGGCTGTGCAATGCACAACAATGTAGTCTGTGTGTTCTCTAGTTTTTGTAGTCAATTTGTTCGTCTCGCTTCTCGTAGCCATCCCTCCGGTATAGTTGCATGTGCGTATTCAAACCCATGCGTCTCACACCACATTGCGTATGTGGTTTTAGACGTTTTAGAGATTCTCTGACGCGGGTTGCTGAAAACAAAACGTATGTCTTTGTCTGGGTGCTGGTCTCGGATCAGCAAGTGTTTCTGTCTATCAGCGGTAAGGAACCGCCCTTTAGTTTCGACTATAATGCCATTTGGTAGGCAGAAGTCTGGATGATACCGCGAAACTTTTGCTGGTTTAAGATATTCAATTCGATCATCACGATGTTCGTAACGAAAAGGCACACCAGCATGTTTCAACTGGTGCGCCACTTTTTCTTCCAAGCCTGAGCGGAAGCCCAAGCGGTAACCTACATGCTTAGAAGTCTGCGTTTTCTTCGTCTTCTTCTTCTTGGGTGTCGAACGGGAACTCTTCCTCTGTGGCATCTTGTTTGAAACCTGACTCCATTTCTCCAAATCCAAATTTCTCAGCGTCACTAACTTCTTCACCCTCCACTAGATCGACAATCTGAATAGCGACAGGCTGTAGCTTCAGACCTTTTCGCGGCTTGCTGTAGGCGTAGGCGTCGAATGCGACGATCATCTTCGTGCCGCCCCACGGCTGTACGTCGATAGGCTTAGGAGGTGCGCTAGTGTCAAAAAGCTTTGGGCGGCGAGACCAGACCGAGCCGTCACGTAGCTGCACGTTTTTAACGCGGAGCTTGAAGACCACATTTCCGGTGGGATCACCGGCCTCGTCAGTCTCTTCGGACCACAGGAAATTCTCTGTGGGCACAGGATCGCCAACGTGGGTCTGATAAAGCTTTGAAATTTTCTTTTGGAGAGGCGCGGCTTCTTCTTTGGACACCCGGAGATCAGCCTTATACGTGCCTAGATCGTGGTATTTGGTATCTCCATCTCCGTGCAGATATGGATAGACCGCCTCTCCCACTGGAGTGGAAAAGCGCGGGGATTTAGTGGAGTGTGCCATTGAATTCTCCATTTATTCTGTGGGCCAAAAGTCCAATCAGGCTGGTCACCAGCATTTGAGTCTGTTGCCAAGTCAAGGCAACGCAGTCGTTGTCATTTTCGGTAAGACTGCTAGACTCCTGCTGGATGAATACGCCAGTTGGACCTGCATAAAGCGCGGTGTTAAGTGGACTTGTTTCGTCATCAGGATCGTTATCTAAATCCCTAAACAACGGCACCACGTTTCCCGGATAGTCGATTTCGTCGTTGTCATCATCAGTCATCGATAACGAAATCCTCCCCAAATTCCGCCAGCCTCTGCTGGAACTCGTAGTCGTCCAAGTCTTGATCCATGGGGGTCTGGCCCTCCTCTGATTGGTTTAAAAATTCTTTTATTTCTAGTATGGCTATATTCATTTTCATTCCCGTATCCCCTTACAATTTACAGGGTTTAACTGAAAAAGAAATCATTCTGCCTGACCTCGCGAACATCGAAGTCTCCGCGATCCGGCGGCGGTGGCAGCACGACCCCATCTTGGTTAATTATTTTCGCCACCTCATTTTCAAAATCAGCAAGCGGGTCACCCTCATCAAAAATCTGTATGAACGAGGGTTTGATACAGTACTCCAGAAAATCAGGCAGATCAGCACAGTGCGTGCCGAATGAGTCATGTATGGTGTTGAAGTAAACCGGCCCTCGCCCGAAGTCTTCTTCTTGATCCAGCGCCAGGTTTATTGCGCCGCGCAGTATTGAGCCGTCTAAGGAATGCACCCAATTTGGGGCGATGGATGATGCCATTTTCTTCGCGTCTAGCTTCGGCGTGTCCTCGAACAGCGACAGCCGATAGATCACTCCGTCTAGGAACGTCGAGACGCGAACGTGCTTCTGCTCGTATCTAGCTTGCTGGACAGGGAAACCATCTGGCGTAAACCAAACTAAAGGTATAGGTGTATCACTCTTGGAGACAAGGCGTGATGCTGCCTGCATCCATTTCATGCACTCACGCGCAGCGGGGATTGATTCATGTATCGAATCCCATATTTTCGATGAGATATAGGCGATAAACTTGGAATCGTTCTCCATGAATGCGTGCGTTTCCCCTTTCTGGGTCCGCTTATGAATTGCCTCACGCACGTACTTCATAACCGCGTGGAACGTCCCAGAATACGGTATAACAAGGCACGGGCGCTTGCACTCAGTGCGGCCGATTCCGAATTTCAGAGCGGCACGGGCAAGGTCTAGTTTTTCAGGGTCTGTCTCTGCTTCAAATTTGGCAGTAGCGAGTTCCGCGACACGCACGTAGATGTCTTGTCGGTCAGGGCGTGCGGTAAGGTTAGTCCAGCGGGCACCCTCAGGGTCTCTTAGTGCGGCGCTGAAGACCTGTAATCCGCTACACGTAGCATCGACGTTGCACGGGAGATGAGACACGTACCCGTAGCCCTCACGCCTGAAGTTCGACCATTCCATGCACCAGCGCACGAACTGGAATGGCTCGTCCGCGTCAGTCCATCTAAGGTCGTTGAAAGGATCGGCGGCAATCTCAAAAATCCAATGTTCATTTTCGGTCACCCAATCAGCACGCTCCTGTAACGGCAGCTTGTCCTTGCCATAGTGATTTGCGCCGATAACGGCAAGCCATGCTGCTTGCTCAGGTGTGGTAACGGGCTTTCCCTGCGCGAATTCAAGCTGTGCTTTTACGAAATCTGGCCCCTGCCGATTTAAGAACGTAGATACATCATAGAGCCGCCCGCGACTGCACATCTGGACGGGGAAATAAAGCTCAGGATTTTTTTCAAAACGCTTGGCGAGATGGATAACGCGCGCCACCATCAAACGCTTGGAAATCCGGCGGCGGTTTTTATCGTGAACTTGGTAGCATTCCCGCCGGTAGGAATTTTTTATCTCCCCGTCAACATCAGCACCCGCTGGTGCGTCAGGGATAGGTTCTTGGTCAGCGAGGGGGAGACCCGCAAGCTCTCTGTTTAGAGAGAAGACATGCTCCAACAGGTCCGGCATGACGGCACTGATGCGAAACGGCACCTCTTGGATGGCGTTGACGGCGCGGAGAACTTCGGACAAGTCCATGTTATTCATCTCTTCAAGGAATTGCCGCTTGATCCCTTTGACCAGTGGGTAAGCTGTCACATTGTCTGTGAAATATCCGCCCCCAAATAGCTTACCGTTCTGCCACGGCTTGGGCTTGGTGATCATGGGCAAGAAGACAGTGAATATGTCTTCGTTAGCTTTGATCCGCTCCTCGATTTTTGTCAGCATCTCAGCAGTAGGCTGTACTATTGTCCGCTTCTTCCCGTTCTCGAAAACCTGGCTAATGTGTGTCATGCCGGTTGCGTTTCCGAAAAGCTCAACAAGCACGCGACCTAGGCTGACCATCTCGCGCTTCGACCACACCGCCCATTCCATCCGCATCTGCGAGAATTTGCGCTGGAGCATCTCCTTCCGGCGGCGGCGAGGCAGATCACGGGCGTCAAAATCCTGCAACATCTTGCGGGCAAGCTTGAAGTGGTTCTCAGCGAAAAAGCGTATCCGCATCTCGTCGTGGATCAAGGTACAGCCTCGGATTGCCACAGCAGATAGTGCGGCAGTAGCCCCCTCTTTTGTCGAGATCGGTACAAAATTGAGAATTGCCCGCGTGAACAGATAAGCAACGGTGGGAGTATCAACTGTGTCTAGCATTTTAGCGGCGGTGTGCCGCTTGCCGGGTTTTCCCGAATTGCTATCAGACTTAAAGTTATCAATCGCAATTTCAAAAGCATCGATAGCGTGATGCAGCACAGCGCGACCTGTGTGGGTTGCGGCATAATCGCCGCGCTGCCGCGCTTTATGGTGAAGCCTGTGGTAACGCCGGATCGTCTCAGACCGCATGGATTCTTCGAGGGCTCGTTGCTCATGGTAAATATTAACCGCGTTGTTCTCAGCCATTTTCACCCCTATTTTGCTGTGCCCTGTAAACACATAATAGTTGTTGAATTACAGGGATTAGACCAAAGGAAAAGGGCGTAGAAACAATGCCCTACGTCCCTTTCTTAACAAGTATTGCTCACCTACATGGATCGGGTACAGAATTCGCCAGTGTGTAATTTCGGAATTTGTGTTTCAAACCAGCCACTTAGCTACACCTGATAAGCACAAGTGTATGTATTAGACACAGCGTAAACACACTACCGTGCGCCATAAACCACAGTCATAAGATACCGTGTGGCTTCGGTTGCCCAAGTAGCGTCTGACCACTCAGGCACTGACCACCCCTTAACGCTAAAACCGTGTTCCTCTTTTATCTTGAGGTGATCTGGCAGATTATCCAGCCTCTCAATGTTCAGGGGTCTTGGTCCAAGTCCCGCCTCATCCACCATCGACGCGGGAAGGTCCGCCCTGTCTGCTGTCAGTGCTGCTACCAGAGTGTGTGTAGAGTAACCCGGCACCTTCTCGTCAGCCCGATAGACATGATTAAGGAAAACAACGCCGTCCAATGCCGGTGCGCCCAGATAGCTGTCTAGATACTCAACGTCTTCTTTGTTTTTCAGTTCCACCAAGTAGGATTTAAAACTCATGCTATTCAATCACCCTCAGTTGTTGCTGTTGTTGTACAGGTGTCGCTGACGGCACCATGCTAAACAAATCAGTTGGAGCCAACTTGGCGTAGCGCAGGGTTGTCTGCATGGATGCGTGCCCCATCCAAGCCATTATCCGGCGCATGTCCATGCCCTTGATGGCAAATTGAGAAGCACAGGTGTGTCGAAGAATATGCGGCACATACTCCTTGTCATCTGCGTGCCCCAAAAACTCCTGCACTCGTTTGAATGATTTCCAATACCCCTCATAAGTGATCTCGGAGAATGGTCGCTCCCAGCCTTGCTGGCGGGTGTATTCCAACGCCTGACAAGCCAAGGGTGTCAGCGGTATTGTCCGGAAGCTTCCATTCTTGGTTTTCCAAAACGTGACCGCTGGCTCATCCGTCACGCTCCCATCTTCATGGGTAATCTGTACCCTCGGCGCGGTGCCTATAGGCGTAGAGACATCGGCCCACTCAATCGGAGGGGTATTCATGTCGATCCGGCGGCTATCCCCGTGCTTCCTCACAACAGCCTCAGTTATGCGGTTTCCTTGCTCAAGCAAAAAGAGCGTCAACCAGTATTCGTTTTCAAACCCAAGATGCCGGAACCCTTGCAGCAACTGGGCGCGTTCAAGATCGGTGAGAAAACGTAGGCGACCTTGGCTCTGCCGAAGCTTTTTAATTTTAGGAACCTTCTGGAGGTGCCCGCAATCAACGGCATGTGTCAAAATCATCTTCAAATCACTGAGTTTCTGATTGACCGTAGACGGCTGATCAGTCTCTAGCCAGTGAGTGGTGAACCTGACCACCGCGTTGTAGTCGATAGCTGAGACCGGAAGGTTTGGACCCCAAAACCTGATCTGTTGCCGGACGGCGTACCACTTTTTTTGTGCGCCTTTCTTGTTTGCCCAAAGATAATCATAAGCAGCGGTGAAAAACTCGCCAACGCTGCCGTCGCCCTTCATCACGTTTGGATCAGGGATTGGCAAGCCGTCAGCGATTGCCCGTTTACAGGCGTTTTCCCACGCTTCAGCGGAATCTTTAGATGACCCAAAGCTTTTCCGTAGCGGAACTTTCGCGCCTGGTACGCGGACAACTCCGTACCACGCTTTCCCTCTCTGTCGTGCCATGCACTACTCCATCATTGCAGCGATTTTCTCAGCCACTGCGAGCCCCTTGGGCGTCAAGGTGGCGATGCGGAAGCGGCGGTCCCTTGGATCAATATTGATTTCGATCATGTCCATTCCGGGGACATCTGGCTTCTTCCACTTCGACCAATTTGCCATGACCCGCGACAATGTGGCATTGCCAATCCGCATACGACTCTCAATGTCTCGCATCGACATGCCGTCAGGTCCGGCAGCAGCGACGATCAGGAACGCCTCTAATTGATACGCGCTTATAGACCCATCAAGCTCACGCATGTATCGCGTGACAGCCCGCATCTTCTGTAGGTACGCTAGTTTAGCGCCTGAAATTGTGTGACCACACATTGTGGCATCTCTCAGTAAATTTTTACAACCCCTGACTCTAACCTGATTGTATCAAATATTTTATTGGTTGTAAACCTACAACATTAATCCCATATAAAACAGAGAGTTATGAGGGAAGGTGGAGGGACACTGCCGATAACGGCAACGAATCACCTCATTCCGAGCCCATGATCACACAGGGGGAAGGTGTGCGCGAAGGTCTACTATCAGACTTGCCTGGGCCTCCCCTAAGAGGCAGCGGAGGGCAGGCAAAAAGAAACCCCTAGGATAAACCTAGGGGTTACACTGGGGTTTATTTCTAGTATGGCGTTATTCGAGTAACCACCCTAGAACGGTGAACGCCGCCACGATTTCGACAATAATCACAGCATAGGCAAGGGCTAGGGCTGAATGCCGTATTACGTTAAACATTAGACCGCCTCCCCTGCCGCTTGCACAAATCCAGATTGATCGCCTATGGCGTCGCCCTTGGCACGCAGCCCAACAACGCAAGGGCTAGGATCAGCGGGGCGATAATCGCTCAGGTCTCCGTCATGTACAGGGACGCCCTTGATCGGCCCTAGGGACCATGTAGACGGCAATGGCTTGCCCTTTGGGGTGTCAAATACCACAGCAACATTAAGGCCGCGCCTGTAGGCGTCTACGGCGTCCCCTAGGTTACTCTCTGCGAGACTGAATGTAAGGTGATAACCGGCAGGCGGTTTACGGTTCGCCCGCTTGGTGTAATCGTAGGTCTCGCCGCCGTTGGCGTTGATGTAGTCAATCACAGTTTCGCCGCCAAGCGCCACCCGTTCCCATGGTATGTCAGACGTTGCATTAAGCCGAAATGCAGGTGCCATGTTTACCCGCTTGGCTTTCCTGAATGCCGCATCTATTTCGCGCTGCAAGCCCTGTAAAAATAATTCACGATCTTGAAAGTAAAGCTTAGTGCGGGCGATGCGGGCCTTTTCTTTTGCTGCCATATACAGCGGATTGCCAGCGGTATGGAGACAAGCTTCACGGCACCCCGCCGTGGACGCCGCGCACACGTTGAAACCCGATAGATCGGCGGGCGCTAAGTGTAGCCCCCACGTTATCACGCCATCTTTCATGTTCTTGGCAATCTTCGGGTTAGCATCCGGCGCGGTAAAGAACGAATTGACGCCACGGGCTTTCAGTTCAGCCTTTAGAGATTTAATCGTTGTCATTTGTAATCCCCTCGAATTTAACAGGTAAAACGGCGCAAACGGTCTACGGTAGACGCAAGAGCTTTCGGCGTTTTCGCCAGTTCCACGCGCATCAAGACCCATTGCGAAATCATGTACAGCCCTAGCTCGCGCTGGTTGATATCCAAGCTCTTGCAACGCCGCTGGAAGTCTTGGCACCTGTATAGAAGCCCTAGGGCCTTGGCGCTGTGCATGGTGCCGTGTAAAATCCCAAGTTTCGCCTCTAGTTGCGGATATGTGAGGCGCTGGTTTTCGCGCTGGGTGAGATCAAGGTCTAGCTGGTGTGTTGTATCTGTCATTTGGTAGTCCCCTTACAAGTTACATGGAATTAAACAAATAGACGGCATTAGACCAGCCCCTAGGCGTGGCGCTGCGTATGTTTTTGGTTTTCTGGCTGGTGCCACCAAGCTTTCCCGCCTGAGGCGAGAAGTTGGCACCCTTGCGCGGGTCGCGGCGCTGATAAACAAGGCTGACCGGTTCGCCTGCTTGTTCCTTAGGCGGTACGACAAAGCCCCCGCCATGCCAGATGCAAGTGCGTTTGCGGTAGAGGTCGCGCGCTGGGATGTACTCAGGATATAGCGGGTGGATACTATCAGCCTTAGGGATGTAGCCGGAATACTCATAAGGCTGGAATTTGTAATCAGGTTTGCGCCACAAGCGCGACAGGGCACCGATGGGATTTTCCAGATACCAATGGCAATTGAGCATGCGGCCTATCGCGCTTGCATTGCGAGCCATCGCCGCCGCTTCCTCTTGGAAGTGCGGGTTCCGCGCCGCCTTAGCCTTCCACCAGCGGGCACCCGAAGCGGCGAGGTCCGTACAAGGCGGGAACGCAGATAACAAGAGCGTGCGTCCCTTGTGCCTGTCCACGATGGCTTGGAGATAATCGGGGCTGGCTAGATCAGCATGGATGTACCGAATGCCCAGATTGTCTACCCGCGTGGCGGGAAGCTTCCACGGATACTCGCGGGCTTCATGCTGAATATCATAGGCAAAACACTTGAAACCGGCGCTTGCAAACGGGGCCAGCGCAGCCCCTGTAAAATCAAACAGGCTTACAACGTGCAGGGATTTACGCATAGTTATCCCCCCTCAAGCCTACGCGGTCGCGACCGGCGGCCAGACAATAATCGAAAACGGCAGGCCCTTCCCCGTGGCGCGGCGGTGGCGCGTCGATAGTCACGCGGTCAATGGTTTCGATGGGCTTGGTATTGGTGGGCACGGGCATCGTGGTTTCAATGTCGAACATTTCTAAGTTCCCTCTGTTCAGTTTCCCTAGACAGCCCGTATTTCAGGACTGTTTCGCGGGGGGACCACCCCCGCTCATCAGTAGGGGGATTTATTGGCTTGCGGCGGTCTCCACCTAGAATTCCCCCTTGTGATACGGCGGCTTTCCCTTGGCGCGGCGGTATATATCGTGGATCGTAAAGCCCAACATGATCACCAGCGGCGAAACCACGATGAAAAGAAACGTCAAGCGACAGACGGTCAGGGTTAGTTCGTCCATTAGGTGCCCCCGGTTTGTTGTATCTATGCTCATTATTCACAATTATACAGGGGTTGCAATAGGGAAAATAAAAAAAATGACGGGGACAAAAACAAACGGACAGACATAGACAACCAGCGGGCACCCCAACGGTTCCCCCTTGGATCAACCACAGGATGAGCCCTGAGGCTCGCCTACATGTTAAATAAATGTGTAAATCTGGGGGGATTGTGGGGCCGCTGGGCGGGGCTGTGTCGGGCGCTGTGTCTAGACGCCCTGAGGGCACCCGAGGGGCCCCTAACGAATGAATGTCAGACACCCCGGCGCGAGGGGCCAAGGGGGGAGCGGGGAAGGCTCGCGCTAATTCAACCCCCTGAGATTTTTCAGTGAAAATACAAGCGGTACATATGTAACCCTACAGGTTAATCAGACAACCAAGTCTTATGGATTCTGCACCGGGTCACTGTTACCCAGGGGTCTTTATCTTCATTGTTATGAATAATGATATTCATTCCCTAGGATTACCCTTTGGCTACCCTTTGACTACCCTAAGGTTACCCTAGGGTACTCCTATTGAAGGGGGTAACCTTAGGTTCCAACCGGAGGGGGACAGTTGTATTACCCTAAGGTTACCCTAGGGGGGATACAGGTAGGTAACCCCCCATTCCTTCTAGTATGGCACCATATTAATTCATCCAGACCAGTGGTCTTGTATGCTGGTTTTGTTTCCTGTTCACCATTGGGTTTCTCACCATATCAGCAAAGTCATCCAGTTCAGCTTGCAAAGCCTTATCTCTCTCTTCTGATATACCCAGTGATTCATCTCTAGCCATCTGTTCTACCCAGTAGCCAACAGCCATGGACAATGCATCAAGCCTATCGTCATGTCTCAGGGCTCCACGTTCATAGGTAACCCTGGTCATCTGGTAGATCAGTTGTTTACTGAGTCTGACAGACTGGTCGTACTTCTGGGCACTCCTGTAGTCCTCTTCGACCACACTGGGATCGATCACCAGCTTATGTCTGGCTACCACAGGCTCTATGGTGTCTATGATGCGCTTCTCTTTCTGCTGACTGTGCCTCACCTCTTCAATCATCACCCTGTGTATCTTGTTCATCACAGGGATCAGCAGTTTGGTGTACATCCCATCACCGAAGTTGCTCTCGACAATCACAGAATTCACTGAGTGACTCTTAGCAAGTCCAGCCAGTGTCTGTAACGTCTGGTCATCATAGCCCCCCTTGAGTCCCCCACAGGCTACAACAAACAGATACCCATTGAGCATCTTGACCACAGCGTACCCTGTCTCATCTTGACCTCTGCCTGAGGGGTCAATAGCCATGACTGACCCTGTGTATTCAGACACATGTTCCCTGTCGATATGCATGGGGGCATACATGTAATCCCCATTCATGGCTGTGTTAGGCAGACTATTCAGCCGCCTGTCCTCATCAGGCCCCCAGCCAATCTTCATGGGTGCCAGTGTCTTGTCACACGCCATGAACAGGATATCCCTGACCTTCAGCGGATACCTTTCAACATCAGATAACTGGGTATTCAACATGAACTGTAGGGCAAACCCAGCTTTACCGTAGGATGCCTTGCGTTCCAGTAGGTCTTCAGTGTCAAACCTGAGAGGATCGGTGGGATCACCCGGTTCCATTGGCAGATCACTTATGAAATCAGCCAGCATATTCCCATACTGCGCCTCTTCCTTGGCACTAGGTTTTAATGCGGGCCAAACCCTCAGGTCATACCCACGGTCAGACAGTGCCTGATACAGGCTGTCTTCAGTCTGAGGGGTTCCTAAGTAGATTATACGTCCCCCAGGGCTTAACACAGCGTCAAACTCCTTGACTTGCTCACTGAGCTTGTCTCGCATCTGCTGTGTTGCACTGTTATTGGGAACTTCAACGTCATCAGCGATGATCAGGTCGCCACGGGAGCCTGTTAGCTGTCCTGTGATTCCCACAGATTTGACACTGGGGGCATGAGCGGCTTTTGCCGGTCCTACATCAAAGGCAATCTTGGAGCTTCTCTGTTCTTCTTTGGGTTTTAGGTGCTTGAGAAATGGCACCTCTGAAATAAGTCTGAGAGTAAACGTCGAAAATGCATCCGCTCTTTCCTTAGACGCACTGACAACGAGTATTTTCGTCTCGGGGTTTCTGTAGAGAGTCCATAACGTAAATGCGGAGGTAATCCACGATTTACCGACTCCTCGAAATGCTTGTACGCAAGATCGCTTTGGACCATGTTGTAGATAGGTTGCAATGTTGTACTGTACCGGAGTTGGGGGTGGTAAACTGAGATGTTTCCAGATCAAGAAGAGAAACATCCTGAAATCTTCTGAAACAGACTCCTCAGAGCGTTCCTGAGTAGCCTTCTTCGATGCCTTGGCTACCCTGCCCCCAGAAACACCCTTATTCTTCTGCGTGGGCTTCCTAGGGGCCTTAGCGGGCATTTCGGGGTTTTTAGTGCAGTTTTTCGTCATCAAATATGGGTAATGAGTCCACCAGGTGTGCTAATGGGCTATTTTCAGTCATCTGAGCCTCAATGTTGTTGTCCTTTAGGAATCGCACAGCAACAGAAAGTTCCTGACTTGAGGCTTCCCCACTCTTAACTCTGTTGAGGAGGTCTTTAGCGACCTCTGAGTGTAAATCTGCTAATAGCTCTTCTGGCGTCTTCAAGGTTTATCCTTCCAGTTCTTAATACCCTTTTCTGCCCCGCGACTCACGATGTACCCTCCAAGACCAATTTGAAGGAGAGTCCACATATCCGGTGGGACTTCTAGGGATACAGCAGGATATCCAAGCGTCTGTAACCAAGGAACTGCAATGTAATTGTTTATGATTATTGTGACAAAAGACATCATGGTAATTGGACGCCATGACCGCTGAATCCAACTTTCTCCTTTGGCTTCTGCAATCACAACATCAGCAGCAGCCTTCTCAATAGACGCGCTGTGTTGAAGCATCTGAGAGTGTAGCTCTGCTTTTACACGGTCCTTCTCAACTGTGTCAGGAAGTACTCTATCTAGTACATTTCCGACAACAGGTAGAAGGCTAGTTACAAGTCCAATCATTTTCCCTTACCCGATAGATATTTAGGTATGTCATCCCCAGGCTTCTTCTTAAACATTTTGAAATACAGATAATCAAAGAACTCTTCTACATACTTCATTTTCCACCTTTGATTACAGGGTGCGCCCCATTATGCATCTTCTTTAATGAGGAAACATCAGAGACTAAAGTATCAATAGTCACTTGCATTCTTTCAGTTTCTCTATGACGTTTCTCCATAGTCTCTGGAGACATCATACTGACCAATACACCAAGTCTTTGTTTAGTAACTTCTGTATTTTTATCGTTAATATCTAGACGAGTATCTAGACCAGAAATACGGTTGAATGTCTCATTAATGTCTTTTTCTACTTGCTGAAGTTTAGTTTTAACCACAACAAAACTACTGATCACGCTGACTGCCATGCCGCCTAGAGTGACCAACAACCTTACATCAAGTTCCAACTTTCGGCACCTCTGGAAAGCCTTCAGTAACCCAATTGTGACCTGTTGTTGCTATGCAAGACTTGCCGTTAGGTTCTGACAAAAGGACTGTAAAAGCACCCTCCTTTGAAACAAAGACTTCTACAAGTTTACCAGTGACACTAAGTCCCATTGCTACTTGGAGTTCTTGATATTTTTCGGCAAGCCTTTTAACAACGTCTGTGCGAGGGCCACATGCTACTTGTGCGTAACTTGTGCAGCTACATGAGAACATCAACAGTAGAAATGCTGCTGAGAACGCTGCTAGTTTTTTAACCATTTATCTTTAATCTTCTCAAAGAAACGCCACAAATACCAAACAATTGTGAATAAAGCTGCGACCTCTGGTAGCCAACTGAATACAGTAGCCAACCCTGTTCCAGCGGCGGCTAAATCAGTGATTGCTTTGGGATCGGTCATTTGATTGCCCGAATGTTAATGATTGGTGGATGGAGGTTCGTGCTGGGAGAAGAATCCCAGTTGTACGTTTCGTGCAACCTCATTGGATAACTGGACGAAGACCTGCGCGTCTGCACCTTGATTTGTTTTGCGGACGACCAGCTTGCAACTTTCCCGGTCGTTGTGTTAGCAGAGCCTCCAATTTCAAAGGGCCAACTGATGTTATACACGCCTTCAAAGTAAGTACCGCCGAATGATGTGCGTGCCCGCGTCACCTCATTGCTATCAAGATAAAGTCTGAAATGAGCAATTGAGGTCGCGCCGCTCGCGTATGACGCATAAAAAATCAACGAGTAGACTACCCGTGACGCAGATGACGGCGGTGTATAGCTGATGGAACTCCCAGTCATATCGACGTAGGTGTCGCCGGGTTCTTGTTTCACAGTGACGTTTCCGGCGGTATATGTCCCGCTCAAAACTGTCTGGCTAGAACCGTTTTGAATGAGCGCAATTTCTTCGATGACCTCCCCGGCCCGATATGTGCTGTCATCGGCCCACTCTGGAGCGGTTGCACCGCTGTTCATTTGGAGTTTTTGTCCAGCGGCACCCTTCGCCAACCTCTCGTAGCCGCTCGCCCCACGGAACAGGATATCGCCTTGGGCGTCACTGCCCATCGCGATTTTCTGTCCGCTCACAGAGTTGTTGGCAATTTTGCTCTCGGTAACAGCGTTTGCAGAAATTTTACTAGAGGTAACAGCGTTTGCAGAAATTTTACTAGAGGTAACAGCGTTGTCTGCAAGCTCGCTAGAGTTCACGGAGTTGTCTGAAATATGCGCCGCGCCGACTTCATTGTCTCCTAAGACATCTTTGGTAACTTTAGTTAACGCCATTACCTTTTTCTCCTATTACCAACTACTAGGAACTTTAGATGCCAGGGCAGGAGTTTTAATTGCTGCAATTTGTCGGTCAAGCATAGCTATGAGTTCGTCTTCCGTTTTGCCGCAAGCTGCAAGAACCCAATCCCTGCACATCTCTTTGGTTACATCGTTAAATGCGACAAAACTGTCGTCAGGATCGCCAAGTGCAACGCTGCTATACACGTTAGGTGCAAGTGGCGGGTCATCGTCAGTGGTGGCGACAAACCGCCAATGGATTTCCTTGATTACGTCATCTTTACCATCGACCGGAGAGGTCGCGGTTTGCAGGTCGAATGTCCATGCGTAGGTCGTACTCATTTGTTTTTTAATCCTTATCTTGGGTTACAAAGTTTAAGTTATTACGAAGGCTTTGGGTGTGCATCCTTAACAGCTTTGATTGCTGCTTGGAACTCATCACCGCCTTGACCAGCGTGGTAGATCATGTCTAGCTGGTCGCCAATTGGAGGATAATCTTCACGCCGTTTATCCGCATATGTTTCCCTAAAAGAATCAAGCCTCTTATCGTGTTCATCTTGGTTGTAAGTTAATGTTTCGTCTGCATTAACCGTGATTAAGTCGAACTGGATATTATCAACTTCTCCGGTATAGGTAAGGGTAGAGATAAAGGATTCATCGCTATTTTCATTAGCTAACACCTCTTCTATACCCGGACCTTTTACAAAACTCCATTCATCTCCGACCTTATAGACGCCGAGCGTTTCTGTACTCATTACTTGACTCCTATAACGTAGAATGTAGTGAAACTCATATGGGGTTTAATATATCTTAATGAGCTGGAGGCAGTTTTCCCGGTCCAGTGTCCTATCATAGTACCGGCTGATTTAACCCAGGCCGTATTGTGAAACGTCTGGGTTGAAGTGCCTAAACCGAACACTTCAGCGGTGGTAAGTACATAATCGGCAGTCGAGTTGTGCCCGAAATAACCCTGCCCAGAAGAGGGACTGTACGAACCATATGTAACACCATTAGTATTGCCCCCTTGAATTCGATACCAATATCCTTGAGACGAAGATACTGTGCCACCAGAGGTGTTTGTATATACACCTACTCCCGAGTTTGAAGCGTTACTGGTTATAAACCCAATACACTTGATATACTTATATCCGTTACAATCAATATAAGTAGACGTAGAAGGCGTCGTTCCTGCATAGATTACGTCGTATGTGGCTCCACCTCCACCACCACCGCTTGCGTCTTCCCATGCAACTCCAGAACCCGTGGACGTTAGCACCTGCCCATCGCTGCCTTGCGCGCCGTTGATTTTAAAATTGGCAGCGGACAACGCCCCTTGGACCGTAACTGCGCCAGCGGAGTTGATCGACATGCGCTCTGCCGCAGCAGAACCGGCACCGGCGTTAGTGTAGAACCTGAGTTGAGTGCCTCCGCCCCCGCTGTACGACATCAAATTGACGTTACCGCCGCTATCTGGCTGGATATAAAATCCGTATTGACCGCCGGGAGTCGTATCCACACCAGCACCAGTGTTGCGTACAATGACTTGACCATTAACGTCGAGTTTTGAGTTAGCATCTGGCGAACTTGTCCCAATCCCAACCCGGCCCGAGTCGTCAATCCTGATGCGTTCCTGACCCGTAGATTTTATCGCCGTCTGTGTGCTACCAGCATCGCTGCCGAGCGTAAGAACTTTACC